TTATAATTTATTACAAATAGGAGAAATACAAAAAGTAGATGAATATATTAAAGATATAAATAATCCAATATGGAAAGATATTTATATAGATGGAAAGAAAACTGGATATATGATATCTAATGTAGGATTTATAAAAAGGCCAAATGGTATTATAAAAGAATCTTATTTATTCCCAAATGGTCATTATTCAACATTTAAATTGGTATTTAAAAAGAAAGAATATTTGAAATATGCTCACAGATTAGTTGCTGAAGCATTTATTCCAAATCCGGAAAATAAAAGAGAAGTAAATCATATCAATGGAAATAGGTATTGTAACTGGTATAAAAATCTTGAATGGGCAACCCGCTATGAAAATGCACAGCATGCTTCAAGAGAAAATTTAATGCTAAAAGGATCAGCTCAACCAGTATCGAAATATACTGAAAAGCAAATTCATGAAGTTTGTAAACTATTGGAAAAAGGAGAGACTTTAAATAAAATTGTGAACATTACAGGTATTCCATATCACACAATAAGAGGGATAATATATTATAATGAATGGAAACACGTATCTTCACAATACAATATACCTATAAGAAAAATAATATATAAAAATCCTAATACCAAAAGTTACAAAATACAAAATCTTCTAAGAAATAATATTATTGATACTAATGTAATTATCGATAAATTAAATTTAGAAAATAATAAAAGTAATAAAAAGCTTATTTCCAGATTGAGAAGTTTAAATAATAATTAATATTCAAACAATAAACGTTCAACGACTATCGAACCATCTGTATTATACAGACTAGTAGAGTACAGCTCAAGTAGAGTTCATCAATAACGGAATAATGATGACGTGAGTGGAAATGCCTGATATTACAATAATATGAAATTATTGTAATAATGATATAGTCTCATCTATACAGTAATGTATAGCAGTTCATAAAAGAACGGTATACGTGTTGCGAACGTATATGAAGATAAATGGAAAGTCCGAATTTCCTTATAATATTGGACCCTGAAGAATTTGCATTAATAACAGCATTATACAGATCTTCAGTAGATGGAAGAAAATATATGTATGAAGCAATAATTTCAGATGATTCAGAATATAATTTACCTGATTCATTTACATCTAGAACATCTGAAATATTACAAACATATCTAAAATCATTAGGTATAAAAATGGAAACTATTATAGATGAATCTGAATTCATAGGAGAACCAGAACATCTAAATGAAACTATTGCATATGAAATAGGTAATGCAACTCTATTCTGTACAAGAGAAGAAATGTATTATCTAAATAAAATGCATAAAGTATATAAAAAGTATTTGAAAAATAATCCTAATAGTATTGATGATATTGATGAAGTATGGGATTATATAATAGAAAATTTACCATTTAAAAAGAAACATCTTACAGAGAATATCGTTAAATTATTTAAAGATAATATAGAAAATTTTACTAATGCAAGATAATATTAAAGGGTGATTAAAATGGAATTTGATAATTTATTTTATAGATTTCCATCGATATTATTTAAAAAGCCATCTTTCATGACGGATGAACAATGGAAAGAATATAATAATAAATGGAAAATGTGTGATGAATCAGATAAATCAGATGAATCATTTGATAATAATGAAATATCTGGATATTTAGCATTAATTGATTTGGATGGATCATTGGAAAAAATAGAAAAAATTAAAATAATATTAGAGGAAAATGATAATGAGTAAAGAAAAATTTACTGAAAATGAACCGTGTAAAATTTTATTCTCTGTCAAATATGAATCAGATGATAATGAAGATCTAATAGATGGACCATATGTTTATGATGGTCAAAATCTAATTAAGGCTACTCCAAAATATATTCCTGAATATAATGGAAAAGTAACAGAACCATTTATAATTGAAGCGAAAAAATTAGGAGATAATCCTGATATCAAAGCTATTGCTGATCAACTATTGTATATGTCAAGATATAATCTTGAAAAATATTTATATGAAGGAGATAAAGAAGATGGAAGAAATGAAAAATAATGTTGAAGAAATTAAAACTGAAAATGTTTCAGAAGAAGTAAAAGAAGAAACTGTTGAAGAACAAAAAGATGCTATAGAAGATAGTGAAAATCCTCTCAACAAAGAATCTTTGAAAAATCTTACTTCTATGATGCGTCAAGCAGCAGAAGCTGTGAAAATGATGAGAAGTGTATGGGAATCAGATGTGAATGAATATGATGTATCTGAAAACCATATTAAAGAGCTTTATCAATTTAATGTACAACATAGAACATTGAAAGAAGATTTTGTTGCTACTAAAGAAGGAGAAGAATATGATGAATTCAATGGTCTAAATGAAATACCAATGGAAGAGGTTGTACGTATATTTGGTGAAGGTCATAAAATTATAGGAGTTGATATTAGTCAAACTATCGATAGAATAAAAACTGTGGCTGGAGATTTCTTTGCATGGGTAACTATGATGAGAGATTATCAACAAATCAATGATGCTTATATGATGCTGCTTGATCTTGAAGAAGAGAAGAGAATTATGGAATTGCAAAAAATAGCTAATGGAGAAGAAAATCCGGAACAAAAAGAAAAGATGCAGAATAGTCTTAATATTTATTATAGAAATAAATACCTTGATTTTCTTACAGATGAAATTAGTGAAAGAAATTTTAAAAGTATTATAGATGCTTTCAGTAATGAAAGAAAGGTAGAATATTGGATAAAACGTACAAGAGATAAATTAAAACAATTAAAATTATCTGATAAATTCATACTTGAAATTAGCCAATTTGAAAAACGTTTCTTAGAAGAAAAATATCATAAAGCTTCTAATATACTATTATTATATTTCATGAATAAAATAATATACACTGATCTTTATGATAAATCTAATATTGTAAAAGCTGAATGTGTATCAATGGTATTAATGTTAGATAAATTGGTACGTAATAAAGTTAATGAACAAGATAAAGAAAGAATGTTGAATAACATAAAAACATTACTTGATAAATTTATTGATCATCTACCTGAAAAGAAAGAAGAAAAATAATATGTAGAGAAGGGGATTATCCCCTTCTCTACATTTTTTGTACATAACGACACTTTATTAAATTGATTAATGAATAGAAAGGAGAGTCAGTATAATGAGTGGTTTAATTTTTGATGAAAAAACACTTTATGACAATAACATATTTAAATTTGAACAACGTCTACAGACGAGTATGAATAAATATATTGAAGGCGGAGCTTTACTTACAATATATTTTTCCCAAGATGAAATAAATTCTACTGTTGATCGTGGAACTAAAACTATTGATCAATTATTTGGGAATCATTCACCATTAAGATTCCATCAAATAAATGATCTTCCATTATATGGAATGACACAAACTAATCCGGAGAATACTGAAGATTTACAAATAGAAGATATTGATGTTGAAGGAAGTTTACAAATACTTCCAGCTACAATAGTACCAAAACCTTTTGATTTTTTTATAATTAAACATATGAAGATGAATGCTCTGTTTGAAGTAAAATCCGTAACATATGATAGTATGAAGGTAAATGGTTTTTATAAAATTGATTATAGATTACATTCTACATCAAAAGAGACTATTGATCAATTGTATAAACAAGTACTAGATGTTTCCATTACTGATCTTAATATGATAGGAACTAAAATAAATCCTATAATAAGAGAAGATGATCATGTATTACTTGGTAAAATTAATAAGATGATGAATCATATGATAAAATCGTATATAGGATTATTTTATAATGAAAGACATAATTGTTTTTTGTATAAAAATCTTAATAGACAAGAAGTTTGGTTTGATGTTTGTGCAAATCATTTTATGATGGAATATGCGATAATGAATTATCAAAACTCAGCAAAATGTATTGTATTGGGAGATAAATTAAATTATTCTGGATTTTTATTGGATTATAATAATTCTATATTTAATTGGGTTGAGTTACATTCTCCTTCCAGAATGGTTTCTAAATTTGATTATTATTTAAAATCATCCAATCTATTTCCATACTCCTCATTCTATAGATGGAATGAAGAAATACAAATAATAACTCCAGTAAATCCAAATGATCATATGACATATTTAGAAACTTTCTCATACTTAGATGATATTCAATTTAATTGCATATTGGAAGATAAAGAACCTTTGTATGATTATGAAAAATTAATATGGAAATTTATCATGAGAAAGAATTTAACTTATCAAGATATTCCTCTTACTATTGGAGATAGTTTATTTTCAGCATCTAAACACATTAATGTTTATCTATATACTCCAATAATTATTTATATAATTCGCAAGATCCTTAAATTTTACTAAGAAAACACCTTAATAATGTTCATGTTTACAAATATATTGAAAGGAGATTAAGATATGAATAATTTTATTCCTATAAATTCTGATGAACACGTTAATGGATTTATAGATATAAATGGTTTTCCTTATCTAATGGCAGAATATTTTGATAGGAGAACTTTTAGACAAATCGATAGATCTATGATTCAATCATATGTTAATACTGATCAGACAGAAGAGATGAGAGCAATTATAGATATATCAATAAATGATATAATAAAAAAAGCAGATGGAACTATATCTACTCTTGGTAATGGAACTAAACAAATCAATTTACTTCAGATGATAGAAAGAAATTTCCAAAAATTACAAAACAAATTACCAGTAATAAAACCTGGAATTATTGTACGTATATCTTATAGATTAGAAAATAATACTACTGGAGAAGTTATACGTTCTTCTGTTGAAGATTTTAGAATAAGTAAAGCTCAATATTATGTAGATATCAATAGTAAAAATATAAATGATAATGCAATAATAAATCATTTTATGGGATCTCAAATATCTACAATGAATTTCTTTACTTCTGGTAGAGATCCAATGATATTAAGAATAATGAATGTTGATTATTTTTATGAAGTATTAGTAAATGGAATAGCTACTGAAGATAAAGAAGTTCCAATGTTTGGAAATGATATAGATATTTATGAATATCATAAATTAATGAAGGATAAATATCATATTCCATCTTATAATATAGCTACTACTGAAACTATTATACCACCTCAATGGATAATGTTTAATAAGTTTTATCATTTTGATAATGCTGGAAAAGATATAATATTACATGGAGATGAAATTAATAGTCCTAATACTAAAACAGGATTAATACCAGTTGGCTCAATAATAGTAAATAGAGCTATAGTAATTAATCCAGCTCATCGTATAATATTTAAATTTAATATATGGAGGAATGATTTTACTATGTTTAATGATACTACACCTGTTGCTGAAGCTTTAAGAGCGTCTGTATATCCTAACCCATATGCCGATTGGTCATCACGTTATTATACTAAACCACCTGTAATTTATCCTGATGGAAGAGGTGGAGAATATTTTATACCACAACCATCTGTTGTTCCAACTTATTCTAATGAAGAATTGTTAGCTTTATTAAATAGAAATAAAATGGATGATTTTAAACAAAATGAAGTTATCAATAAGATGAATGATACTTTGGCAATAATAATGAAAATGGTTAAAGAACTTAAAGGTGATAATTCAAAGACTGAAGAAATACCTAAGCTTCCGGAATCACCTAAATATTTTGATAGAGATGAGGCTATAGCTAAATTATTGGAATTGATAGATGGATTAAATCAACAAATATCAGAAAATAATAAATTAATAGCTGATCTTAAAAAACAAAATGAAGAGTTAAAAAAGAAGATATATGAAAAAGATAAAACTCCTAAAGAAGGTGGTGGGGAGCACATTGGTTAAAAAGAAAGGAATGTATATAAATGGCTAATGAATATAGATTTCTGGATGAAGCGGGTTTACTCGCTTTATCCAAAGAAATATTTAAAAATGTAAAAACTAACTCAAGTCAGAATCCTCAAGTTAATCCATCTGATTTTATAGTAACTGAAGTAAATGATTCATCGGATGATCAACATGTTGCTTCAGCAAAGAAACTTAATTCTCTATTAAAGGAAAATAAAACATATGTAGATGGAATAAAAACTAATTTAGAAACATTGATAAATCAGAAAGTAAATAAAAATGAAGTTTATACAAAACAAGAAACAGATGATCGAATACAAAAAGTAATTAATTCTGCTCCTGAAGCATTAGACACATTAAAAGAATTGGCCGATGCTTTGGGTAATGATGCTAATTTTGCTGGAACAATGGCTACTGAATTAGCTAAAAAGATGGATAAAAATAGTGGAATAACTAAAATATACTATGAGACGGATAAACTCAGATTGAAATCCACATTAGATACTATAGAATTCAATGTAAATAAGAAAGTGAATAAATCTGATTATGATAGTAATAAAACAAATACAGATGCCAAAATATCCGAACATGAAAGAAAAATAAATACTGCATCATCACAACTTGATGAGAGCCTCATTGCTTTAGTTGATTTACAAAATAAAATTAAAAATAAAGCTGATAAAAATGGATTTGATTTTACAAAAAATTTTAGTTTATATGGTACAGGTCATACTGTATTAACTAAAGAAATTATAGATAAAGCTGACTATCCTCAATCATATATGGGATCAACTTCAATTGGAACACAGGTTGGTTTACCTGGAAATTTTGCAAAAATACTTTATATTCCTCATGCATCTGATGGATATGGGACTCAAATAGCTATATGTTATGATAGTGGAATAATATATGGAATCCATTATAGAAATGCATTTCAAAAAGAATGGAGAGATTGGATCGAAATATTAGATTCAAGAAGAGCTAATGGTCATGAAAATTATATTGGAACAACTGCTCCTGATAATGATGCAGATAAATGTTTAACATCCGGAAGACCTGTTTACTGTCATTATAATGTAACTCAGCATTTGCCTCTGGGTGTAGTAGATGATGGAATAATTATTCCGTTCATACATCGCACAGATGTATTATATGGATTTCAATTATTCATGAGCTGGAATACGTATGCAATATATTGGAGAGTTGCTTCTAATAATAGTTGGGGAAAATGGTTCTGTATTGGTGGTGGAAGTTGGGATCAACAAGTTGAAAAAGATTCTCCACAAGTAATGAAATATATGAGATGGGAAAATTATGGTAAAAATCATATCATATTTGATGCTTCTAAATCTATAAGACCCGATGGACAACCTTGTGACAGAATAAATTCTAATCAACCTTGGCACAATGCCAATTGTCCAACACTTATGGCATTTAATGGTGGTCAAACTTGGGGAGTTAGAGTAGATTCCGCTAGAACAACTGACCAAGTTTTAGGTTTCCCTTTTAGAAATACTGGTGGTGTGTTAGAAGTATTAATGAATAATGTATGGGTTAAAGTTGGAGGAGGTGGAGGTGGTATGCAATATACTGTCACTCGAAAAGGAACTGTCGGACCGAATAATGAAACATACACATATAATCAAGGACCAGGGATACTAAGAGCTTTATGGGGAACATATAAATCAAAATCTGTTCGAATAACAATAGATGGTGTTGATTTGGGATACAGTTCACTATCTGCCACATTTTATCCAACAGATCCAAATTATTCTACAGATCGTGAACGTAATTATTATGCATCGACTTGTAATCTGGAATTTAAAAATTCAATAAGCATAAACAACACTTCCTGGTCATCAGAGGGAGCTATCGATTTTATTATTCAAACAGCTAATTAGTATAAGTGGGGTTTAACCCCACTTATACGATCTTTCTCATTTTCATTTATATATTATCATAATATGAATAATTAATAAATAATAATTTTATAGGAGGAAATTATAATGAAAACAAAGAAAGAAATAACAAATGAATGTTCAAAAGAAACTGTTGAAAGAATTAAGTCAGAATTGGATTGGATTATATCAATCCATAAATCAAGAAATACTGGTAGAGGTTTTGATAGATTTGTAAAATTCTTTAAAACTAAAATAAATTTAATTGGTTCATATGCATTAAAATTCAAAACGAATACACCTAAAATGAGTTTAGATGTTTCTGTTGATCCTGATAGAATAAGGATAGATTATGATGATATGAATATATTAAACTACGATGAATCAAAACTATATGAAAATCAATTAACAGAAAAAACTTGTGAATTCATAGATGCATTATATGAAGAAATCAAATATGCATATGATGAATATCAAAAACAAAAGAAAGAAATATTAGATAAAGTATTAGAAAGTGCTATTAAGAATATTAAATAAATTTAAGGAAGGGTATTACCCTTCCTTTTATTTTTTTATCCATTTCTTTAATTACTACGAATATATTAATGACTCAATATATTTAGGAGGTAATAATGAAAACTTATAAATTGGAAAAAGAAATTAAATTATATAAGATGCAATTTGACGATATGTGTCAACAGCTATTTCAATCATATATAATAGATAGATTAGGTATAGAAATAGATGGAATATTATTTAAAGTAAGATATATGTTAAAAAATAATCTTGATATTCATAAACTTTCAAAGTTGCAAAAGAAATTTAATACTAAGGGATTAGAATTAAGAAAACATTTTGCATTATTTTTATATCATTTTCTCATAGATATAATTCAAATTGATGAACCATTTCATTTAGAAGATATTAAAGATGTATTAGCAATGAATGTTACTATGGATGCTTCATATATAAATTTTACTATGGTATTGATATCTGAATCAAAAGAGTATCTGGAATATGTAGATAATAAAATAGAGGAAGGAAAAGTATTTAATATGTTTCCTGATCAATATATGAGATTTTATACTGATTCATATAATGATGGAATAGCAAAAGCGTTCCCGGAGCTTTTCGAAAACAAACATCAATCTGTTGTTGGTACAGGGAATGATTCAGATGTGTTTGTGCATAACTTTACTTTCCAAGTCACTGAAGCCTGCAATTTATCGTGCTTTACAGAAGATACTAAAGTATTTATGGCTGATACAACATGGAAAAATATATCTGATGTCAATGTAGGAGATATTGTAATGGGCTTTACTGAAAATCCTAAAGATAATAATGGCAGATATATAATTCCATCTAAAGTTGAAAGAATATACATGAATAGAACAAATGAAATATTTTCCGTAAGAAGTAAAGATAATAAGAATGATGTATTAGTAACAGGGGAGCATCCATTCTTAACTGATAAAGGATGGAAAGAAGTTAGATATTTAACAATAGATGATGAAGTACGTAGATTTGAATCCGAAGAACATACAAAAGTTGATATATCTCAATATAAACAAGAATTGATAGTTTATAATTTAGAAACATCTACTCACACATATATGGCAAATGGCTACATGGTACACAACTGCACATATTGTTTATTGGGTGATAGTAAAATATTAATGAGTAATTTTACCGAAAAGGATATATCTGATATTAAAATTGGGGATGAAATATTAGCATTTGATGAATTCCCTGAAGAAAAAGGTAGATTTCGAAAATTAAAAACAGCTAAAGTTACTCATCTTTTTGAAAATGAATCAGAAGATATTTATAAATTAAAATCAATGGCTGGTGGAAGAGATTTATTTATCACTGGCAATCATCCTGTATTAACTGATAATGGATGGAAAAATGTTAATAATATAGATAATGATAAAATAATGAAATTTTTACATTCTGATACAGATTTTTATGATACTGATATAAATGATATTGAATATATAAAGGGATATTTTCTAGGAGCATTTATTGGAGATGGAACTGTTAGATTGTATCATGATGACGATGGTTTTATAAGATACTTTTCAAGATTTATAGTAAAAGATGATGAAATGAACGAAAGAATGAGAGAATATGCTAAAATTTTAGGATTTGATTTTTATGATATACCATTTAAAATTTCTTCAAAATATTCAATGGTAAAAGAGGCTATGTTATCAAGAAGAGAATTTGAATATTATAAATTTAATGAAATATATTATGAAAATCTCACACCAACTAGATTGAATGAATCTATGGAATTTATAATGGGTTTGATTGCAGGTATATATGATGCTGAGGGAACATATGATGGTTATATTTTAAGAATAATAAATTCAAATCCATATGTAATGTATTTATTGGAGCAAGGATTTAAAAAGCTCAATATAAAATGGGTTTATAATACAATGAGTCTCACAAAAAACCTGGTAAGAATGAGTATACGTTTATCTAGTTCTGAAAATATTATAAAATTTTTAAAATCGGCTAAACCTGTAATAAAAAGAAAAGGTTTGAGTAATTTAATCAATCATTCATTATTCAAATCATATGATATGATATTAGAGAAGACTAATTTAAAATCAAAGGTGTATAATATTGAAACTACAACTGGGACATATATAGCAAATGGATATATGGTTCATAATTGCTATCAGGCAAATAAAACTCCTCAAAAGATGACATTTTCTACAGCTAAAAAATTTATAGATAATTTATTAGAAGATAAATATGGATATATAAATAAATATAATTCTCCTGCAATAATATTAGAATTCATTGGAGGAGAACCTTTAATGGAAATAGATCTTATTAGAGAATCATATGAATATTTTTTGAAACGTTGTTATGAATTAGATCATCCATGGTTTACTATGCATAGAATTAGTATATGTAGTAATGGATTAGCATATTTCAATGATAACGTACAGGATTTTTTCAAAGAGTATAGTCATCAAGTATCATTCAATATTTCAATAGATGGTAATAGAGAATTACATGATTCTTGTAGAATTCAACCAAATAAAGAAGGGTCATATGATATCGATATGGCGGCATTAAATCATTATAATAAACACTATAATTCAGAAAGAAATAGTAAAATGACTTTAGCTCCATCTAATATAAAATATTTATATGATTCTACTATTGATTTTATTAAAAATGGAATGACTGTAATAAATATGAATTGTGTATTTGAAGAAGGATGGACTATTAAATCAGCTAGGGAAGAATATTTCCAATTAAAAAAATTAGCTGATTATATAATAGATAATGATTTGGAATATTTATTCGTTTCTATATTTGGTGATAGACAAGAAGATATGAATAGTAAAGATTCTGATAGCAATAAATGCGGGGGTTCGGGTAGTATGCTGAGTTTAAGACCTAATGGAGAATTTTATCCATGTATCAGATATATGCCATCTTCAATTGGATGTAATGTGGAATCTGTTTCTTTAGGAACATTGCAAGATGGAATGATTGGTAGAGAAGAGAATAGTAAAGTATTATATAAGATGGATAGAAATACTAGACGTGCTCAATCAAATGATTTATGTTTTGAATGCCCTATTGGAAATAATTGTCCAGGATGTATTGCATTGGGATATCAAACATTTGGAGTATTAAATAAAGCAACGACATTTCATTGTATAATACATTTTTCTGAAACATTAGCTAACGTATATTATTGGAATAGAATAAATCTTAAACATCCTGAATATGATTTGGGTGTTAGAAAAAATATGGTTCCAAATGAATTAGCTAAAAAGATTATTGGAGAAGAAGAATTGTATGAATTAAAAATGTTGGAAATAAAAAGTATAATAAATACCATACAAAAATAAAAAAATATATAGAGGGGATTTCTCCCCTCTATATTTATTTCATCGTATTTTTCATATTTTCTATAGCTGAATTTACTATTACTCTATATTTATCTTCTCTATCTTTTATATATTCATTATAAGCAAATTTTAACATTTTATCGAGAGTAATAATAAATTCTTCTACATGTGAATATACTGATATTTCATCAAATAACATATCTTGATCATAAACAAATTGTTCATCTTTATCGATCCTAAATGTTATTGAATTTCCTATAATAGTTGTATATAGTTTAGTATCAGTATTATTAAATCCCATTGATATTGTCTCACCATTCATACTTACTAAATTAGGAAAATATGGTTCCAATTTATGGAATTCACGTGTACCTATTTTATCATGGATTTCTATAATATTATCTAACGCTTCAATAAATTTATGCATCTTTTATATCTCCTTTTTTAATCTTGAATAATTTTTTCAAATAAATCTTCAACTGTTGATAATTCTTTATCAAACAATAAAGATGTACTAAAGAATTCTTCGAATTCAGATTCTTTAGAATCTTCTTTTAAAGAATTGAATTTATCAATCATACTTTTTTGTGTTTTATTATATGATGCAAACAGAATATCAAATTCTTCAATTATATCAGCATCATGTAATATATCATCGATATATTCAGTTCTCTTATCAAAAGATGATTTAATCATTTTTGATGTTTCATATAATAATTTAATATCCATTTTTATTCTCCTCCTTTTATTTTTAATTTACTTATAGCTTTATTCAATATCTTTTCATGACTTTTTGAAATATCACTTGATCTATTTTCATATTGTTCATATACATTTGATAACATACCTGAAATCTCTTGTATGAAATCAAATAATACTTTATCACAAGCATTCATACCATCTGACATTTGATCATAATCATAAACAGATTCATTATTGATATAAATAGACAATCTGCTATTTGTTACTTCAATATATATTGAATCGGTTGGAGAATCTGTTATTATACATATTCGATTACCAAATTCTTGATAAACACCATTAGGTAGGAAATCTTTTAATAATTGAAATTTACGACCATTCAAACTGTAATAAATTTTAAAGATATTATCTAAAGATTCTCTAAGTATTTTAATTTCATTTTCTGTCATTAATACTTCCTCCTTTCAATAATTTAATTTTTATATTCATCCATAATTATAATATACATGTAAAATATGGAGAGATACCACATCTATATTATTTTACTATATCAAAATTTAAGTTCTGATAATCTTTGTAACATTTTTATCCATCCTAATCTATCATCTTCCATACAAGTGAATGAAAATATTCTTAATTGAGATATAAGATATTCATACCACTCTGCTCCATATTCATATGCATTTTCCAATATAGTATTTAAATTTATCAATGCTTTTGTATAATCTAAACTAATAAAACGGTATAGATCACTTAATTCAATTGATAAATATTTAATTGGAAAGAATGAATATATTCCTCCCAATTTTTCACTGTATTCAATTGTACCAATCATATTATCATCAATATCAAATATTCCAATATGATATTTATTAATTTTAAATACAAATTTAGATTCTCCTTCATAATTACAGAAGAATATATTATTTGATAAATTAGAATTCTCAATATCAACAGCTCCAAAGGAATATTCAACTATTTTATCTGAATCATCATGAATATATTTCATGAGCTCTTTAATATTATTATTTATTTCACATATCAATGCCATATTATTTGTATTTTTTGATATTAGAGGTGGCTTGAAATATTCTATTTTTCCACCAAATAATCGTATGAAATTAATAGCACAAGCTTCATATAAATCATTCTCAGACGGTTTTGTTTTTCCATAATAGAAATCATTTATTTTAAAATATTTTTCCACTACATCAATATCATTATTTATATCAATAAATATATCTCTTAATTTAATTAATACATCCGATGATTTATCTTTTATTTGATCTATGAATTTATACATAAGATGATCTTTATAATCTGAATATACTTGTATTGATATTAAACCTTTTTGAGGATGCGAAATTAATAATGCAAATTCAGTTTCTGGAATATAGGTGTCATATCGCAAATATTTAATAGAAATCTTAATACAATCATTTTTAAAATCTAATAAGAAAATGATAGATATACTTTTATCATTTATAGGGTATACTATAAATTTCCAACGTCTATTTTTTCCTTTAATTATTTCATATAAATATTTTTTATTATTATTTATTTTAAATTCTTCCAATAATTTTTCCAATGAAATAAATGATACACCTTTATTAATTTCATTTATACAATTATTTATTTTATCAATTGTATTAGTAAAACTACTATCTACTTCATGAAGTTTATCCCGTATATGATAATATCTTTCTGGAATAGTTTCTGATAATACTTCTCCAATATTTTCCAATGATCCATTATACTGTTCTCTCAATCCATTTAGATCATCTTTAAATGTATTTAATTTTTTAACAACCTCATCTTTATTTAGCATCATTAATATCAATCCTTTCTTTAAAATAATTTAAATATCTATATTAATATAATATATAAATTCATAATTATGAAAAAAATATGTATAAGGAGGCATATGCCTCCTTATAATTTATTTAATTAATCCTTTTTTCTCTTCAACAAGTTTAGCCAATTTTTTAGGAAATGAACAATATGGAATTATTCTACATGGTCTACAATGAGTTGCATGTTCACAAGTTAAACATTCATCAGGAGGCATCGGTCTAATATTCTGGGAACATCTATTAATCATAGTACCATCCGGAAATAATGTATACGTTTCATTACAATTATACATCCAGTATTCTAGACCATCGACAATAGATAATTTTGCTTCCATATTCCAATTCTCATATATACCACACAACCATTCATCGACTTTTTCATAATGCTCTCGATTAACATCGGGACCAACATATTGTTCAAATTTTATAATATGATGATCTGAATCAAAATCTTTTGATATTTTTAAGAATTCTTTAGGATCTAATTGAATAAGATCTTTTGTTAATGTAATTAATATTGTTGAATATAAATCATTATCTATCAAAACTTGTAAATTTCTAAGCCATTGTTTATATATTGCATTGCTACCGAATCTATCATAATTCCAAGAAGTTCCAACTCCACCAAGTCTATTGTAGAATGTTAATAATTCATCATTCAATATAACCAGATTGGTAGATGCTGAACTAAATTTGGATATACCATTTTCATCATTCGATTTTAAAATTTTTCTAAACCTTTCCATATTTGAGCTAAATTCTCCACCAAACATAGTAAGATCACCCTCAAAAGAATTTAGTTTTTCTAAAAATAATTCTTCATTAAATACTTCTTCAAATTCGCCTATATAACAATGAGCACATTTTAAATTACATTTCTGAGTTGGTACAACATACAAGTGCTTATTCATTATATCAATCCTTTCTTATCAACCCATTCATATTCTATAATTTTATCTTTCAATTTTAACATTTCTTCACAATGTTCTTTTGGATATGTCATTCTTGCAGATTTACACCCATTGCATAATTCAAATAATTCACATTGCCAGCAATTTGAATTGACATGTTCAGATAGTTTAGGATATGTTGATATTAATCCAATTTTATCAGTTTTATAATCTAACTGTACTTCATATTCTCCATCCATATTATCGCAATGAAAATAGTGCAATTCTCCATTATTATCTATATAACAAGCTCTGATCATACTATCACATGTAAAATTTTTATTAAATGGACAGCCATGAAAATATGGTTTACTACAATATGCTTCGTAATCACCAAGACCTGATTCAATAATGTTTATATAATGCTGAAACATCTTGTATCTTGGGTAAGTTAAATCTGAATAACCTAATGCAAGCATATTATTTATTTTTACTTTACTATTCAATGATTTAGCAAGTTTACATAAATCCAAAACAGTATGTTCATTATTGTAATCTATAACGGAGATAAATGGTAAATCCTTTCCTATTAATTCAGTGAATTTATTATGAACATCCCTAAACATTTCTTCTGTATAAATTGTATTTATATCCCATTTTCTTCCCTCTCCATATTGAAAAGAAGTTGTTATATCAAACCAATCTTCTTTAAATAATTTGATCCATTTATCTGGATGAATATAAAAATCTTTCAAATTACTAGTTATTGAGATATGGACTGGTCTTATATTATGCAAATGATAATAATATTCAGGATCCACCATAAGTGGATCCCCTCCAGTAACAATTAATTCATCAGGTTTTACATAATCTATCAAATCTTTAAGTTTATCTGGAACCTTTTTAAGAGGTTTTCCTAATATTGGGAGAGTTGCAGAAGAACAGAATGAGCATGCAAAATTGCATAATCCAGTCGGTTTTATAATCAATTCCATAATTATCACTCTTCTCCAAATTTTTTCATTAAATCTTTTTCTATATTATTTAAAGTTGCTTCATCTACAGTATAAGTTTCTTCTGTATGCTCCTTAAAATTTTCATCAAGAAAGAATACATTTTCATATTTCTCTATATACTTTTCATTTTCTATTTTATTATTAAATAAAATATAAGGTTTGATATCATCTTGCAAATACATAAAACAAGATTTTGTTAATCCTTCTTCATATAATTTATATTTTTCCATAAACTCATCTTTTGTATTTATATCTGGAGAAGAATATAAAATAACTGGAATTGTTTTCAATCTAAATAATTTAGCAATAAATAAAACAATACTATCATTGATATTCAATGGGTATAAATATCCATTATCAAAATTTAATAATATTGGATTAACTATTCCTTCTTTAGATATTTCATCTGATAATTCTTTAAATTTATCAAAATCAATATCTCCGAATTTAAATGATTTTGAATCATAATCCCAATAAAAAGTATTTGGAGAAAGTATTTGATTGCTATAAGAAGAGTAACTTATATTAGTACATAATGCTTGAATTGGATTTTCTAAATCATCTAATTTCAAATTTGAATTATAGTATATATCTTCAAATGAAGTAATGATATCTGATGAATTTTCAAAATTAATATTTTCTGTAGATTTTACTATTTCACATTCTTTTATTTTTGGAAGAATTATTTTTCTAAATATTTCTCCGGTGAATGAGAATTCAGAATCACTATATTTTCGAATTTCATCATACTCATATATATCTAAAATTATTGCATATTCATTATCCATACATTGCTTAATATACGAAACATCAAAGTAGAATTTTTCAGATATACAGAATAAACACGATATTTCATTTAATGAAGATACATCTCTATCCTCAGAATATTTACCATCTATCAAATCTTTCAATTTGTTAAAATTTTCTTCTATATAAGAATTTTCCGGATTAGATATAATTTCTTTTAACTCATCTAATGTTATTTCTATACTTATTTTTGTTTGATAAGTATTCAATATATCTAAATTGGGAAAATTGATGTTTTTAATTTTATTTAATTTAGGTAAATCTATTTTTGATAAAATTAAACTTTTTAAATTATCAATTAACATTCTTTCACCTTCTCTCTATTATCCAAAATACTATTAAACACAACGGAGAATAATTCATTAAACATAGTCATATTATTTATAAAATTCATTAAGAACCATGAATCTTTTCCGTTAAATAATTTATCAAAATAAATCATTGGATATTCCCCTATTACTTTCATAAATATATATGAATTTTGTGTTAATATATCACAAATATTGACTATTGAAATTTTATCATATTCAGTATGATAAAAATCTTGTTCAGCATCTGTATGAAAAAATCCATCATCCATATCTTTGATTTTAAAAAGTATTAAAGAATTTATAAATGTTTTTATTAATATTAAATAATCTTCATTTCTTTCTTTGAATTTTTCAATTTCTTCTTTATTGAGAATTGAATTATCTTTTAATTCATCACATAATATAGAAACCCACGTATCATAAATATCATCACATTTTACTTCTATGCTATTCTGCATGAATGTTAAAAGATATTCTTCTTTATCTATATAATTGCAATTAGAAAAATCCAATTTACTCTTTATTCCACAATTTCTAATATATATGAATGCAGCCAGTTTTTCTTTTTCTAATCCAAAACTTGTATTACTCATATCTATAGAATATTCTTTATCCATATCATCAAAATTTATTTCATTATTTGGTATTGATACTAACATTTTACACCTCCTTAAAATTTTAATTTTTAGGTTTTTTTATTCTACATTTACAATTGCCTCCTATATTTTGAGCATGACAATCCCTATCTATAACTTTACAATCTATTTTACAATTTCTATCTTTGAGTCTACATTCCCAATTACAACGATTTGTGTAGCAAGTAACAGTTACATTACATTTATAACATTCATCTCTTTCTCTGCATTGACTTGCCTTACAGTTAGAATGACAATCTGAGTGACAATTTGTATGACAATCATTTGCGTTAATTGGATGAATTATTTTTGATTTACCTAATGCAATTCTTATCGTTTCATTTATAAATTCATTTATTGTAGCATCAGTTACATCTTTATCTTTAAAACGAGAAAAATCAATTTGATTCTGTTCATTAAATATCTGATTATATACTGGATATGTTGCAGCCAAAAAATCATGTTTGAAAACAACTGCATTATCTTCTTGATGTCTTACTTCCTGATTATTGTTATTATTGAAATAACGAGTATATCGGATAGTACCAAATCTAATTATTATTTTATATATTTCTCTACAAGCTTGTGTAATATCACTGATATTAATATTTTTATTTCTATTTAAAGTAGATATTATTTCTGAAATTTTATCATTAGTGAAATTTATATCATCTCTTAATGTTAAAGGATTCTTAATAACATGAGATCCGTTATTAAGATGATCTACATATTCTTGATTCAGTTTATAAAATAAACTCATATTTTTAGAGGTATCAAAAACTTTATTTTTATAAAATTCAACTATTTCTTTTTCCGTGATAACATTATTTTTTGCAATCATTTCATTTCCTCCATTCAGTTAATGAAATATCGTGGAGTATTACTCCACGATATCATTTATATTATTTTTATAGATAAACAGCTCCAAGAGCTTGCCAATAATTGTCTTTGAATATATAAGAAACTCTAGTAGCACTATTTATCCAGAGTTCTTTCATATTTTGAGGATTGGATGGTGCACTATCTTGTATAGAAACTCTTATACCATTCACTGTATCAGAATTACCACCACCAGCTTTAAATGTTTCAGGTATATTTAAAAGATCTGAATAATTTCCAGTATGTCCAACTTGACTAAGTCCTTCAATCATTGTATATGGGTGAGTTGGGGGATGTGGATTATTTAATGCACCTTCTTGTATTCCAGCTAATTTTGTTTTTTCTTGATTTGTATAATCATTAGTAGAGAATCCTGCTATAGTTCCATTTCCAAGTGCATGATTGGCTACCCCACCTGCACCTAGATGAGCAGCAAAGTCTACTACAACCTTATCCCATTTATTTCTTTCAGCAATACTAATATGATATTTTATATCTTTATTATCAGCCATTTCTTAAAATCTCCTTTCCTACGGTTTGAGTTTTAAATTTCTTAATGGTAATTCACCATCCAATTTATTTTCCATTATTGTCAATAAATTATTAGCCTTTGATCCAGTTAATTTGATTCCTTGTGAAATCATCTCTGTATCTCTTACATATGTCGAAAATGATAATGAGTTAAAACTTATTTTTCCATAATCATGAGATATTTGAATTTCAGATACATATCTTACACAATTAAACATGAAATTATTAAATTCATAATTTTTTACTTCAGTTAATCTAGGAAGAATAATATTTTTATTAAATTCAACGCAATAAAAGAGAGCTGAATCCATAGCATGATATCCTTTTATTGTAGATGGAAATTTGATATTTGAATTAAAAGCATAATTGAATTCAAGTAATCTATAAAAAACAAATTGTCCTTCTGCTTCATCCGGCAAAATGAGTTCTTTGTTAAATGATTGACAACCTGATAGGAATTTAGCCATTGTCCAAGATCCTTGAATTTTATTTCCCTCAAATGAAATATTTGAATTAAAGTTTTTGCAATCTTGAAGGAAACAACATAATGCCTTATCACCTTTCAATACATTTTCAGGTATTATCAATGGTTGATTGAAATTTTCACAAGCACCAAGAAAATACATTAAACATTCATCACCTGTGATAGATTTTGGTATTGGAGATATCTTTCTCAATGAAGTAAAAGCATATCCAAATAATTTTAAACTAGTAGGAACTGTCAAATCTGTATAATCATCCCAAAATTCTACTTCTAACACATCTTTCTTTTTAAATGTTTTACTACCGATAGTAATTTCAGAATTCTCATCAGTGTAAGTAGAAAGTAATGATATTTCATGGAACCATTTAACTTTAACGATTTCATTATTTTTTAATGTAAGTTTTATTAAGAAATCATTTCTGTTTGGATTTGTTTTTTCCATATCTTCTTTATTAATCCATCCATTAACATTACTTCCACCTGTAATACCTTTTACTTTATATAAATGCTTTCCTGTCTCAGCGACTTCTTTTACGATAGCTTTGCCAATTGTGCATGCTGATGATGTATCAGAATCTTTTCCATCAAATTGTAAAGTTCCAACCACTTTAACAGTTTCACCAACTCTAAATTGTATCGGAGGTTCAGTCTTATATATTTCTATATTAGGATCTTTTTTGATATTTAATACAACGACATTTGTATAGTGTTCAGCAGGAATTTTGTCTCTACTCTTAAATTTAACTTCTTCCATTATACCATTTGGAACCGATATAAATGATTTGAAATTATTACCAATATCATCTTTCTTCACTAGAATTGTATTATGAGATTTTATGATAGATTTTATGACATCCGGTTTTCCTTCTACTTCTCCTAAAGAGTATCCAAGATACGTAGGAGTTGATATATCTGCAACAGTTGTAATATTATTTCTTATAAGATAATTATCATCCGAGAAATAATTGAATAGATAATCAAATGCATATAGTACAGAATCTTCTTCTGTAGAATAAAGATCAACTTCCAATTTTTGATCTATATTAATTGGGATGAAAGGTGATCTTACTTCTATATCAAATTCTTTTTCAAAATCTTTTAAAGTTCCTCCAGCTTCACTAACCCCATCTTTTACTTTCATATTTGCTTTAATATCGAAATTTTCAAATAGAATCATATATAAACCATTATCCAGATTTTTTGGATATTTTTCATATATCGGATAAGGTGATTTTCCACCATTTGTTATTTTAAATACAGCTCCATTATGTTTTGATTTTTTTGGATCATCTTTCATATACATTGAAATCTCAACATCTCTCTTTGTAGAGTTAGCAGGATAAAATTGCAATTCAGTTAGTGGAATTGGTACAAATGCTCTATTTAAATTTGTATCAGTTAGGTCAAATTTAATATCTTTCATTGAAACAAATTCATTTGGTTTATTTGGATAAACATATCCTATTTGAAAATCTTTAACAAAATCAACACCACTCTTCAATCCATTTTTAATTCTTGCTTCTATTATTATAGGATCTTCAAATAGTTTGATATATTGATCAGATAAATCTGGTTTAGGATTTTCATTAAGTTTCCACCATTCAATTTCAGTATCAATTTTTAATTTATTATCTTCAACTCGTGCATTGAATTTCGAGTATGCTTTTTTAACACTGAATTGTATTGATGAAAAAGATGCATCTGCTGGCAATACTGTCCCAAACAATGAATGTGGATTTTTAACATTCTCTATCGTAAGCGGGACATTGATTATATCTGTTACCGGTACAAAATTCTTGTTTATTGTATATGATTGTCTTAATACATAATCTTGATCTTTACTTATACCATCTTTGATAGTAAGTATTAATTCAACATTTCCTTCTTTGGAAAAATTGAATATAAATCCTTCGCTATCTCTAGCTGATGTAGCAGTTACACCTGATGCTGATTGAATCTCATATCCAATCAATTTATTAGTAGCATTAGACGGATTTATACTTACTTTAAATTTCATATCTTTATTGGCTTCTATATAAGCTGGAGGTTCAATATTTATATTTTGAACAGGTATGAACTTTTCCGATACTTTAACAGAAAAATCTTTTATGAAATCAGCTTTAGATGAATATCCTTTCTTTATTACACATCTTAATCTGATTATCCCTTCTTTTCTACAACGTATATTATTTCCATTGAGAACAGCTTCTGTAGTTCCTCTATCAAGTAATACCCATTGTACTTCTCTTCCAGCTGCTTCAGTTGGCACAATTGTACAAGTCAATCTTATATCTGTATCTATTTCCATTTCTGAAATAAGATTTTGAATCTCCGTTACAGTAACATATGGTTTCACAGTTATAGTATGAGAAACTGTTTTAGTATATCCTCTTCCATTATAAGTCGCAGTAACTATTGTTTCACCTAATCCGAATACTTTAATTTTACCATTTTTATCTATAGAAGATATATTTGGATTTGATACAGTATAAATCAATCTATCTCTTTCAGCATCATCTGGTAATACTTTGAATTGATATTCATCATCCAATCTTAATTCAGCTGGAGGCGTTTGGAATGTTATTGCAGATATTTCAGCAAATACATTTACAGTACAAACATTAGATTCCAATGGATCAGCATATTGTGTTTTTATTCTACATTTGTATTTGAATGTTCCTATTATATCATTTGGAACATCGTATGTGAATTTATTTGCTCCAGCTATTTCTGAAAATGCTCCACCTCTACTTATTAACCATTGATATGTTATAGGCAGATCTCTATCTGATACAGCAAAAGAACTCAATGTAATTTGAGTTTGTCCTTTTATTATATCAATATTTTCTTGTAATTCTCCAGTAAAAGATACTCTATCTTTTCTTGCATATATAGAAAATACTTTTACAAATACTTCTTCTGTATCATTCATTATAGCAGCTTTTATTTTTATATCTCCTTCTGAAGATGCTACTAATATATTTTCATTTATATTAGCATTACCACTTAGAACAGTCCATGTGATATGTTGGTTTGTTGCATTTGTTGGTTCTATGATAGCTTGTTTCAAATCAAAACGTTCACTCACGAATATTTTATCCGGAATATTCCTTATATTTGTAACTGGAATATTTTCTATCTCTTCATCTTTAGGAGATACTTTTACATATGCATCTTTATTTCTATAAACAAGTACAACCGGTGAATTAGATGGATAAGGTTGAGACATTGTAAATTTAACTACACCATTATCCCTATTACTGAATAATACTTGAGGAGTATGAACTGGAATTATTGATCCATCTCCTACTCTGATTCCCCAATGTGATGGATCTTCAGATATAAAAAATTCAACTGATGATTTTTGCAATGGGAATGGAATTGTAACTTGTACTTCATTTGTCAAACCATTTTCCATATTATTATTTCCATTATCAGAAGTAAATCCAAAATGACCAGACAACATATTAGGTTCAAAAGGTCGTTTCTCTAATCTCTCATTAGTATGAATATACGCAGTATCAGATCTAAATACTAAGAAGCATGGGGAGTTGGAAGGATATCTTTTATTAAGAGTAAATTGGACTATACAATTTGATTTATTTGTAAATATCACTTCTGGGTTAGAAACGGGGATAGTTTCACCATCCCCAGTTAATATAGCCCAATCATCTGATCCATTAGATACTTCAACGTCTATGTCTGTTGTCTGAGTATTATAAGAAACAACTATGATGCATTTATCAGTTGTACCATTAATATCTGATAAATCCCCAGTAGTATCTATAGTATATCCATAGAAACCAGATTTCTTATTTATTTCCATAGATTTATCATCCTTTCTCTAATCTTGAGTTATATTTATATAAGCTTTATTTGTCAAGAACATAAGTTGACACGGTGAGTTAGAAGGATAGAATTCATCCATCTTAAATTGTATAACTACATTCGATGTTGTCTTAGATACAATCTTAAATTCATTAACAGTCATTATCCTACCATCACCAACTCTAATTCCATATGATGTTATATCTGCAGATAATTCTACATTATAATCTTCATCTCTACGTATTGCAAATGGAAGAGTTATCCACGCATATTGAACAGCACCATTACTATCTTGACTATTATCAACATTTACTGTCACACCAGAGTATCCTGAATCTCTATTAATAGTAATCTTTCTATTTGGATCCGGTCCTTGTGTAGGAGGTTTACCTGGTCCAATAGTAATATCTGTTTGAGAACTTCCTGTAACTGGATTTATCAATCTCCAATTTAATCCATCAAATACAAACATATGTTCATGATCTTTACCAAGCATTCCATTTACAAGAGCTTTCCCTCCATATAATATCTTAGCATTTCCAGTATTATTTACATTCATATGAGTAGGATTTTTTCTACCACCTGATCTATCTTCATTAGTAAATAATACAGATACAGTTGATCCTATTTGTCTCATAAATACAACTGGATCCATATATGTTGATCTTAGTGTAACTACTTTATTTGCTGAAGTGGATGATGTATGACAATCACCCTTCATTACACCTATAGCATTTCTTCTAACCCATTCACTGTTTACTATTCTATGATCGTTACTATCATCAGGTGGAGATACAGTTTTAGGTTCTCCAGTAAATTCTATTTGATTGTGAGCATCATCTGGCCAATTGATAGGAGCTCTAGTAGTATCCGTTGGATGTCTATGATCAGATCTTGAAACAAATCCATCATCCGTTCCAATGAATGGAATTCCATCCATCAATGGATCAGTATTAGATATTCTAACGTGACCAAATAGATCTATAGTAGCTTTACCAAAAGTAGCTCCAGATGGAGAAGTGTGAACTTTCGGAGCTTTAGTAAGATTAAGATGTCTACCCATATTAGCTGATAATGCTGCAACTTCATTTGTAGATTCGAGATTATCTATTATATCCACTCCATGATGTTCTTTTATTAATTTTAATACATCTTCTACATCAGCCTTTTTTTGATTTAATATTCTACCCATATTTGCAGATAAAGGTCTATCTGTTTCATATGATATTAAATTATCTATTACTATTGATTTAGCAAATTCAGTAGTAGCAATCTTAGTAGATTTATCTCCTACTGGCTGAGTAGTAGTGGTTGGATTTTCTCTTAATTTAATAGATGGAACCAATTCATTCCCTGTAACAGAATCAGGTTTAATTGTAGCTTTTATATTTCCACTATTATCTATTTCAACTCTAATATTTTCACTACTTACACCAACATAGTGAGTTATCATTCTTTTTATATCGATTCTGTGTTCTGAACCATCTGGAAGAACTAACACCAATTCATTATTGTCATCGTCAAAATATAGAGTTTTAAATATTTTTATAACCGGTATTTCTATTTCAACTTGTTGTCTATCTTTGAATGTAAATGTCATTGTACATGTTTGATCTTTCCATGTAACTGCCGTAACAAAATTTACATTTCCGTAGTCATCTGTAATAGCTTTTAATTTCGTTTTTAACTCATTAACAGCTTCTCTTGTTTCATCAGACATTGGTTTATCTTTATCTGATGTATTATCTACATTACCTAAACCAATCTGTTCTTTAGTAACATTATGTGGATTATTATGATTCGTAATATGTTCCAAATATGTTTCATTAGTAACAGCACCTATTTGTTCAGGAGTCACACGATGCGGATTATTATAATTAGTAACGTGAGCGTTACTCACATCACCAATTTTTTCTAATAGTAATTGTTTAAGTTTTTCCATCTCTACGGTAACAGTATTTTGTACCACATATCCATCTGTGTTATTTCCTAATTCTGTATAAGCTTTTGGAATTCCTTCAATATCTTCATATCTAACAAGACCTTTAGGTATTCCACCTTTAGCTTTTATATATTCTTCAAATGCATCTCCAACAGATTTCCATTTAGAATCAAAATCAGTATCTGATGATTTTACCAATATATCATTTGCATTACCGCCTTTAGGTACTCCTTGACCATCAGCTCCATCAAAATAATCAACTCCCTTAACAGGAGTCTTTCCAGCCGGTCCTTTAATAGTAACAGGATCAGGTGCTAGTGATTCTGTGCTTCTACTCCATGTTAGAACACCATCTGATGATACCACTGGACGCCACATTAAATCAGATGATCCACCTGAACCGCCTGATGAATTGAATAAGTTTACAAATCTTCCTTGCATCCAAACATACATTGTAGTATCTTTGAATCTTATAACCATATCACCAGGTTCCATATTAGCTGTTCCAATATTAGTCCAAACTACACCAGGCTTCTTTATATAAATATTTGCAACTTGAGTTTCATTAGTCGAGTAGTCGGTCGCAGGTTTAAGTGCAAAATAAGTTAAAGTTTCATCTGTTACTGTAGGTAATTCTTCTCCAAATTGTAACACATAATTTGGATTCCAATTCCTTTCATTATAATCAGTAAGCTCAGCTGTATTCGTTCTATCATTATAAGAAATATTTTTATAATTGAAGAATGAATCCCTGATCTTTCTGATCATATCATCAATTTCATTTCTAGAATAAGTTCCAACTTGATGTGCTGTAACAGCATGTGGATTATTTCTGTTTAATAAAAATTCATTGAATACTGTAAGATCAACTTTATTATTCCATTTTGCTTTTTCTTCTACAGTAGTGTGGACATCTTTATTATTGATATGATCATTAAGTAAAGAATTGGATGCTGCATTATTCCATCTATCTCTTTCTTCTTCACTAATATGAATATTACTATTATTCACATGCTTTAGGAATTCCAATTTATCCAATTTTGTATCAAATAGTTGTCCAACCGCTCTCTCAGATGGTACTTTAGTATGAGATCTATTTACAGCTTCTTTAGCAATAGATTTAACAATCTGAGTAGAACCAACCTCTCCTTCTCGATTAGTCCAAGTCATTAATGAACCTGGAACTCCACCGGAAAGTATAGGTTGTTTTTGTGAGATTAATCTGTAAATGGAATTTATTTCTTCATTCAATGTTATTGCATCATCATCAAATGTTTTAGTAATAGCATCATAAACGGTTTTAGGATATATATAATCATAATCCCAATCAGGTACAGGAGCATTATTAGGATCATGATAAGCTCGAGTCTGAATTATTCTTTTATCCTTTATTTTGCCCATAAATTTGTTTCACTCCTTTACTTCATATTAACTTTAATAAATTTATTAGGAGGTGGTTCTGTGTGAGTGTAAATGTAGGAGATAGAGTCCAAATTAAATCTGGTGCTAAAGATGTTACAAATGGTAAAGCTGCTACTAAAGGATTCTTATACGGAGAGGGTGGATCAAAAACATGTGTAGTAGAAGCCATCGTGAAGGATTGGTATACAGAAGGAAAATTTGGATTACCTAAAAAAGTAACTAAAGTAAGATGTTCAGATAACGGAGTTGTAGTATGGCAGGTTCAACCAAATGATGTCATAGTTAAAATAGATAGCAAAAAACAAGTTCCAAAAAAGAAGCAACCAACAAAACCAAAGATAGCTCAAATTCCATCAATAAAAAAGAAGCCATCAGAAGCTGTTAAAGAAACAATCAATCAAAAGAATTCTGAATATATAGGAGCTTCAAATTCTCCATATGCAATAGTAAGGGGATCAGAAACTTGGGCTACTGGTACAACTTCATCCCAGAATAATAATTTATATGGATTCAATTATAACAATGATCAAAATACTGGAACACGTGATACTCATTTCAATAATGCTAATCTCAATTCAACCTTTCTTGGATCTTTTAAATCATTAAATCAAAAACAATTAGAAAGTATTGGAAGTAAAAGAGTATTTATAGATACTAGCATTCAATATAGGAAAACAGCTAACTCATGGATGGATAAAAATAAAAGAGAGCAGATGCTAAATCTTAAAAAAGATATAATACAAAATCCAAATGGGTTTCCTTATTTTAAAGGACAAAAATCATCTATGTTAGCTGCTCAATATGATTATCAAATTATATTGGATGATAGTAGATATAGTAAAATGACATTTGCTAATAGATTAATGGAAGTAAGAGCTGAGTTAGGAATACCTGTTCATGGAAATAATCAGATAGCAAAAAGTATGAAATATTATATGTATAATAGATTTCATGGATTGGATCTAAATTTAAATCATAATAAATCTGTAACATATGTATTCTTTACAAGACCTGATTTAAATTTATTGGAAAAAACTTCTCAAGGATATAAAGCTGTAGAAATGATAGAGAATCATACAGAAGCAGCTATGGTTTGGAGAAGACATCCTGCTATATTTAAATTATTGACTGATAGAAAAAGATGTGATGATTCTAATAATTTTAATATGCTTCTATCTAATCAAGTACAAACATTTGATATACAAGATGAGAATTTATCTACTGATAATGTTGGAAAAACTTGGAATGAATATGAAATGCAATACGGAAATTCATATAGTGGAAGAACAGCAGGATCTTTTTCATGTGAGTTTACTGAAACTTCAGAATATGAAGTAATTAATTTATTAAAATTATGGATTACTTATATTGACAATGTAAGTCGTGGTGCATGGAGTCCATCATATAATTTATATGGTGCAGGAAGAAATGATATAAGTTCATCTCATGTCCATACCAAGACTATAGATTATGCTGCATCTGCATATGTATTTAAATGTGGTCCAGATGGTGAAGATGTATTATATTGGTCAAAATATTATGGAGTATTTCCAACTAATACAGGTTCAAATGCATTATCATGGAATAATTCAAATCCAATTGGAGATAGTTTAAAATTAAATATTAATTTTGCTTATTCGTATAAAAGAGATTTGAGTCCAATATCTTTAATAGAATTTAATAATATATCTGGAGTAGATAATGTTAATGGTATATTTGAGCCATCATATAATCCTAATACTGGACATTCATCAAGACCTTATGTTGGTGCCCCATATATAGAAATGGATCTTGGTGTTCCTCAACTTCAACCTAATGATGTAGATAGAGTTAATAAGAAAACACAAATAAGATTGAAATTCCGTGCAGATACTAAAGACTCAAGATCAGATAGCGTATTGTTTAAATCTCACTAAAAATAATTATATATTTTAATTATAATAAGGAATTATTTTATGATTAATTTATAGAAAGGAGGAATAATGAAATGTCTACAAAAAATAATAAACCAAAAGAAGATTTTTCTAAATATGAAAAAGAATTGATAGATAAAAAATGTAAAGAGATTTTATCTAAAGATAGAGAAGTCGCAGTTCAGGAAGCTATTAATAGACAGGTAGCTGAATCTAGAGGTTACACTATAAAATGAGGTCCTTGAAATGATGCAAACATAATTTGGGAGATACAATAATATCTCCATTTTATTTTTTTATATTAGAAAGGAAATTTTAAAATGAAAATTGATAAAGCTATACAAAATTTTGTAGAATCATATAATGAAGATATGATATCATATATAGATAATTTATCTAATGATAGATCATTAATACTTACTGAATCTAAAATAAGTTTAGTTGATATAAAAGATTCATTTGATAAATTTAATAATTATCTTGAAGGATATAAATCATATATGAAAGATAGCCCAGCTGAAAAAATACCTTCAAAGGATAGTATATATGAATCAGTAAAAACTTTTATAAATGAAGAATTAATGAAAGAAACAAACATACTATATGAAAATGTAGATGAATATGTAAAATCATATATAGAAGAAATTAATACTACAATAAATCATGTTGATGAATTAAAATCTCAAATGATGTTAGATAATATTAATTTGGAATATGTTGGGAATGTAAATGATTTTGTTGATATATTTATAGAAAAAATGGAAGATAAGTTTAATGAAAGTATGGATAAACTTAATACTGCTTCTGGATATAAAACAAGACAAATGTTAAATGGTAATTATGAGAAAAAAGAAAAAGAAAAAATAATATTCGTATAGGAGTTGAATTATAATGAATTTATCTAAAGCAATATCAGCTTTGAAAATGAGTTTAGGTCTATATGGTATAGCTCTTCCATTTAAAGATGAAAATAATAATACAATTCCTACAGAGAAAGTATTATCTGATGTAATATCAACAGTTACCATTCCAATATATTCTGAATTTGTTCCATGGATAAGAGAATATGATGAGCATAAGAGTAAACTTACTGTAGTTGATAAAAAGAAAGGTATCTATATGATACCGGAATTTCTTACAATGACTCCAATAAAATATGTATTGAAGGTTGAGCTTCCAACATATAGAGTTGATTCATACGGTGGAATATATCCTTCAGTATATGGATCAGATAGATCAGCCCAAGCAGTTATAAATTCTCAAGCTCAATTAATGTTACATGGAGAAATGAGAAACGAGCCAACATTTAAATATTTAGGAGAAAATAAAATACAACTATTAGGATATCCAGATAGTTATATAACATTTAAAGTTGGTGCGGAACACATGGATAGTGGAGAAACAATAAAAGAATCTTGTTATGATTCATTTATGGAATTAGCTACACTTGATGTAAAAATGTTTCTATATAATAATCTAAAATTGTATGATGGAATGCCAACTGCATTTGGACAAATAAATTTTAAAATAGAAGAATATCAATCTGCAGATAGTGATCGAACATCATTGTTGAATGAATGGAGAGATAGATATCATCTTGATTTAGACTTTGAGCAATTTATGTAAAAAAATAATATAGGAGGGGTTCTTCCCCTCCTATATATTTGCGTCTTTTAATAATTGATTTACAATATACATAGAATGGGCTATTATGAATGATTCATAATATTCTTTTGAATATATCAATTTTTCAAAATTTATTACTTCCAATCTAAATCCATCATGAACGGCATTAGATATTTCACCTATTAACTTTTTAACCTGTGATTCAGTTAATTTTTTAATATCAATCCCTTCCATAAATTGATTAAACTGTCTAACAGATTCCTGATTGATAATCTCCGTAGTATAATCCAATAGATCTTTAGAATATTTAATAATCTTTTCTTCATTATGTTGATCTTCATGAATAATTTGTTCTAAATTCATTATTTGAATTTTATATTCATCGATATCATTATACATGATATCAAGTAATTGTTTATACGATGATATTCTTCCTAAAGCATTGAATAATAACAATGTCATTATTATAGCAAATGCTATTATACATGTATTAAAAAACATATAAACCCTCCTTAATTGAATAAAAAAATAATAGGAGCGTTTAGCTCCTATTATTAAAAGAAATTATTTTACTATATTTCCATTCTTATCTTTTCTAACTTTTTCTGTTAGGAATTTAGGAACTGGTGATTTAGCTTTTACTTGTATACTATCTTTAGTAGTAACAGTAGAAGTTCCAAGATTTTCTTGAGTCTTAGGATCTCTTATCTTTATATCTCTAACCTTACCTTTTACATCAGCTAGATATATTGATCCACTAAATTTTTCACCTTGTGGAAGATCAAATTTCTTACCAGCTCTGATTTGTTCAGATACTATATAAGGTATTGCTTCTGCTAAACCTTTAGTTGATATTTCACAAGTATCAAGAACAGATGCTTCTGATCTTTGAGGATATTTAGCTTTTTCAAGAGTCTTCTTAAAATCAGATCTTATTAGTTCAGATATGTTTATTTCACCTTCTGCTTTACCAGTTACTTTATCATATACTGGTATTTTGAATGATGTATCATTAGCAGCTGCTGATACCATATCTTCAAAAGTTGATTTAGAGAAAGATCCTTTTCCTGTAAGAGTTTCAGTTTCTTTTCCAGTTCCTTTCATTTTACCCAATACTTCTTTCATTGTTTTCATGGTGAAAACCCTCCTTAAAATTTTAATTTTTTAATTTTTATTTAATGTATTAAACATTTACGATATTAGTATATTTATTGTAAATAATTAATATGCGTGAATGTGTACATTTATACTGATATAATATATCATCGAAAACATCCTAATATTATTCACCCTTCTTATTTTGTGCTATTTGTGTTTTAAGTCTATCATTATACTTTAATAACATTTCATATTCTTTAAGATATCCATTAAACTCTTCATTTTGACTTGCGTATAGTTCTTTCAATTCTTCAGATCTATTATTTAATGAAGCAATTCTTCCTGGTTCATGATTATCAGAAATCATATACATATTAGTATCAACTATTAATATTTGTATCTGGTATAATGTATCTTCCATAGCTCTTTTTGTCTTTTCAATATTCTTCTTTAATTCATTTTCTTCCTCTATCATAGATGTTGTGTCATTCATTCTTTTCAACATTTCTTCACTGTTTCTACGCATTCTCGTTGTTAGTACTGTGACTACTGCAGATATTAACGCAATTAATACTGTTGCAAAGTGTTGATCCATTGCTATCATAAGACCCTCTCCTTTCATTAGTTAATAATTGTACAAAAATAGCATTAATATGTAGTAAAGTATTATTAAGGGAGAAGTGGGGATTTTACCCCACTTCTTTATCTTGCATAAACTCTATATATACCTTCAAGTGTATCATTCTCTGCTAATACTATAGATGGTCTTGTATAATGCGAAAATAATCTGATCTGTTCAAAATCATTCTTAGCTGGATTATACCATCCAGATACTAATCCGATTTCATTCAGTCTTGGAGTTGAATCAGTGGATGTAAAATAGTTTCTCAAATCATACTCTGTTAATGAGAAATTAATTTCAATATATGATTCTATCGGTGTAGAAGATGTAGAAAAGAAAACGGAATCATCTACTATTTGTAATTCATTTGGATTATCTGAAACATATGAATGTATTATATGAGGCTTTGGATCATCAAATCTTTTTATATAATAAGAAGTAATTTTTTCACCATTATTATTTGGAGCTGAAACAGCTTTACCGAAATATTTTCCTTCCGGTAATGGATGATTATCATTACTCATTCTAAAAGGTATTGGTCTAAATAAAACTCTATCTTTATAATTAGGAGCTATTGATGTAACGTTATCTTCTTTAGAAGCTCCATCACCAACCATGAATCCAAATATAAAATGATTAGCTGAAATATTAATTCCAGACATTGGATTTAATCCAGCAACTCCTGTACTCATTTCAGCATTATAATGAATTGACTTATACTCTGCTCTTGGTACTCCTATTTTCATTAATGGTGCTTCATCATTAAGATCTCCAACTCTTAAAGTTGTTTCTTGATCCAATCCAATATTAAAAAGTTTATTGAAAATATACTGATATGCACCTATAGGAATTATGTTTTCATCTCTATCTATTACTTCTTCGAATTCAGATTTATATCCAACTATTATTCCATTTTTATTATACATTGGAATTCGTTTTCTACCTTTACCAAATATTATTTCTCCCTTTAAACCACCTAATGATTTATCATGTGATTTTATTTTATCTCTGAAAATTATTTTTCTGCTCATTCTTATCTATCCTTTCTTTGACCTATTAAATAAAATTTTAAATTATATTAACGTATTCAAGGGGGTTTTACAATGGAACTTGATAAAACATATTTATGTCGTTATAAAGTACCTATGATGATTTTCATGTTAAAAAATATAAAAATTGAAATGGACCCATCTAATATTATATCTATAGAAAAAATTGATGATTATGAACAAAATATTCGTTCAATAATAAAAGTACGTCTTCGCATAGATATGAATAAAAAGATTTGGTTATTAAAAAATAAACGAGATGTAAGATGTAAATTTGAATTAGATAAATTCGGTATGGATACTGAAGTTGAAAAAAATATATTGGGTGATGAAATTATATGGAATAATGAATTTGCAATTTATTTTTCAGATGAGGATGAAGCAATAGATATTAAATCATTAGAAAGTAGAGAAAAAGTAAATCTTGATAAGACTAATGAAAAATTATCAACGGAAGATTATTTTGAATCTGAAAATATGCTTGATATTTATTTATTTGAACCCAGTTTATTAGAATCATCCAATAAAATTTTTAACGAAATATTTTCTAATACCATATTACAAAATGCAATAGCCCGTATGCTTACTGCTACTAAACATAAAAAAGTATTAATGAGTAAAATAGAAAATGATACTCAATATAATGAATTATTAATACCCGCTAATCCTCTATATAAATGTCTGATATACTTAGATCAGTATTATGGATTCTACAGAAAAGGTGCTATAATATATTATGACGTTGACACTCTTTATATTATAAATCCTAATGGTAAAAATACTGCTAAAAGAAAAAAAGAATTCCCAGAAGTAAATTTTCTAATCAATAGAACAGATGAAGCACATCCTGGGAATGGTTTAACTATAAAACAGAAAGAAAAAAAGTATTATGTCAATTTATCTGAATTGGATATAATACCTAAAAAGTTTTCTGAATTAAAAAATGAAACTCAAGGTTCTAAAGTAAAAGTAGTACTTATAGATGATATTAAAATTAAAGAGAAAGAAGCTAAACAATCAAGATCAACACAGTCTAATGAAATGATAAAATATTTATCATCAGCTAATAGTAAATATACAGATACAATCATCACTGCACGTATGGAAGAAAATGAATGTATAATGTATATAAGTGCTGATAATTTAGATCTATCTATTTTTACTCCTAATAAAGAATTTAAATTAATATTTACGGAAACTTTGAAACAGCAAAAATATGGTAAAGATAGATATAGATTAGCTTACGCATATCATTTTATACAAAAGGAAAGTACTAATTATATGATATCTTCACATCGTATAGTATTGAAAAAATGTGCTAAATAATTATTAAACAATTTTTCTTAGCTCTTGTAATTCCTGTATATAATAATCTTCTTTGTAATTCTTGATCATTTAGATCATTAAACTCAGTAGTCATTATTATTGAATCCCAATGATTAATTCTTGCTGCATATGGAGTTAACGCATATGCATATTGAAAATAATTTACTTTATCCGGAATCTCTTGTTTTGAATTATAATGTATATTATTTAGGAAATGTCTATCTAACATTAATTCTTCAAACGGTTTATGATAAAAATCTGGTTGGAAATCCATATTCAAATATTTTGTAACTTCTCTATGTTTATAACATCTTGATATTTTTCCAACCAGTCCTTTGTGAAGATATATTTTTATATTTTCTTCATCTTCGTTTACTATCTCTTCTCTATAATCATTCTTATATACTATCAATCTTTCTCCAGGTATATTTATATTAGATTCCAATTTCAATATTCTTCTTCTATATAATTTATTTACTTCTTTTCTCATTCCTTCAGTCATAGTAATAATCATATTTGTATATTGTAAATTATATAAATTCATCTGTTTACGTTGTATTATAGATACTTTATCATAGTTTCCAGGAACTAATTTTTCATCCCTGATAATTTTATTAGCAAAATATACTAAAGGATTTTTCATTAAATCTGGATGAAGTTCTCTTAATTTTATATTTGAATCTCTTGTATATAAATATGAATCATTTGCTGGAAGTAATAAAGGATCTTTCATAAGTATTATAGGTAATCCAAAAGAACATAGATCCGTTATAGTCTTTTCATTTAATAATAATGAATCAAATACTATTATAATTTTATAATACGGATTAATCTTTTTTCTCACTGTTTGTTCCCATATATATTCTATATGTGAAGATCTACTATTCAATACTGGTAGTGAATCAAAATTCACTATTCGATTATATTTATAAATAAATCTATCAATGAAAAATGTGTGATATCTATTAGCACCCATTTCAACAACTTGTTTTTGATCATATGATAGATATAAAATTTCACGATTATCAAATCCTATATTATCCAAAAATTCTTTAACTACATCAAATACACCAGTACCAATTATACCACTTATTTCTATAATTTGATGTGTGTATTTTCTGTACCATTTTTCTAATTTGGATAATGCGATATACTGATCATTCGTTAAAACCATTTATGTTCACCTTCTTTATATTTAATTTTATATTTGGAGAAAATTATGAATACTTATATTAATGCTGATTGGGACGAAATATTAGAGAAAGAGTTCAAAAAAGATTATTTTAAAAAATTATCCGACTTTATTGATATCTCGTATGAGATAGATAAAATATATCCAGAAAAGAAAGATATATTCAATGCTTTATCAACAACTTCATATGAAGATACTAAAGTAGTTATACTTGGACAAGATCCATATATACGAAGTAATCAAGCTCATGGATTTGCTTTTTCTGTTTTACCATATAATGATATTCCACCTTCTTTAATGAATATTTTTAAAGAGTTGGAAAATGAATTGAATTTGTATGTTCCAAATAATGGATGCTTATTAAAATGGGCTAAACAAGGAGTTCTATTACTTAATTCTATATTAACAGTAAAAGAAGGAATGTCTAATTCTCATAAGAAAAAGGGTTGGGAAGAATTTACTGATTTTATTATTCAAGAATTAAATAAGAAAGATAATTTAGTATTTCTATTATGGGGTAATTATGCTCAGAAAAAAGGAGAGTATATAGATAGAAATAAACACCTTGTATTAGAAGCTGCTCATCCATCTCCATTAGCAGGAGGAAGATTTTTTGGATGTGATCATTTTAAGCTTACAAATGAATATTTAAAAAATCATAATAAAAAAGAAATAGATTGGCAAATTGAAAATATAAAAAGATTATAGAGGGGAATATTCCCCTCTATATATTTTAACTTATTTTCTTCATCTTTTTTTGTATTGTATTTGTGTCTTGAATTACATGTTTTACAATTGATCCAGTTAATGCTACTACTTTAGATATCATTCTAATTCCTTTGACGATAGTTTCTTGATCCATTTTATTTAGTTTAGCAAATGTTTGATTAGCTTGAGTTTGATCATATTTCTCACCTATAGAAGTTGCCAATTCTGATAGATCAGATTTCCTCTCATTAAGATCTTTGACCAATTTACTTAATGCTTCAAGATAAGATCCTTGAAATAGTTTACCCTCTAAAGTTTTAAATTTAATTGCTTTCTTATTACGGAAATATATGTCTAAATTTGTTTTATCTTTCATATTAATTGTAGTAGGAATAAATTGAACAGATTTTAATCTATCATATATCTTATCCAATTTTTTAAATAATTTAATATCATTATTGGATGAAGATAATGTTATAGATCCTTTCTTTTCTTTCTTCTTGAACATAGTTCCCCATAAATCACCTTCTGACAATGCTGAAGTAGTAGATATAAAAGTATCTATGTTGTATATAATCATTTGATTATATATAGCTTCTATGTCATTAATAGTGATATATAGTTGAATATCTCCTCTTATTTTAGCCATTACCTTTTCTGGAATTCTTCCAGCAGCAATAATTAAATTATTTAAAGCTGCTGGTATATTAGCCAATTTAGATATTATAAATGATATTGATTTTGTAATTAATTTTAATGCTGATGCAAATACATCCCAAAAACTTTTTATTAATTTAGCATTTGCAGATGTAATATCATCATAAGCAACAGCCAAGTCACCAGTAGTATCAATAGTGTTTCTGATTGTTCCTTTAACTGTATTTTTTGTTCTAGCTCCTCTATCATTAACAGCTTCACTAAATGGGGATCCAATATAATCAAGATAATCTATATCATCACTAAATTCATTAAAAGCTGGACCCATAATAAATGGATCTATACCTATATCAATCGTATAAATTTCCATACTATCATTCCTTTCTTTGTATAGTTTTCGAATTACAAACAAGTTCTAGATTATATATTATATGAATATAGGGAGGTGTCAAAATAATGAATGGAATTGAAAGATACAAAAAATATGAAGATGAAACATTTGATAGGATTATTGGTTGTATAAAAGCAGGTATTATTAAATGTGGAAAATATAGTAAACTTGTAAAGATTAAAAAAGATATTATTGAAAAAGATCAAAAAGAATTTTTTGATACTGAAAGGAGATAAAGATATTATGCAAACTATAAAAGCAAATGAAGATAATAATAAAAAATTATTTACTACTATTGAAGAAGAAAATAAAAAGAAGAAAAAGAAAGATGATATTGATTACAATGAATCAACCGAGAATGAAGCACCTTTAGAATATTTTACTGAGTAAAGGAGAGTGGATTTTATAATATGAATGAGAAAAGTTTAGATAAGAAATTAATTATAAATAATTTCATATCACATATAATCCAAAAATATGTATCCTATATTAGAAATGAATTCAGTAATGAATTTAATGTAAATAATGGGTGTTTTAAAAATTATCGTGGATTATCATATGATATGTCAGAAGAGTTTATTAATAAAATTAAATCATATATTAAAGAAAGTAATCTTTCGGAAGATTTAGAATTCTCTATTAAAAGAATCGAAGGATATCCTAAATTAATTAAGAAACGTGAATCAAATAGTACTATATTCCATCATCATTGGGTAGAAATATCCATATTTAATAAAATGATATATGTTGATTTATGTTCTCAGGAATTTAAAGATCTTTATAAAGATATTCCTGATTATTATGTAGGATTCAAAAAACCTAAATGGTATTTCAAATATCATTCTAATGATAAATTGGATAATTTCATTCTAAAAGTTTATAGACCTATTTTGAATAAAATAATAAAATAATATAGGAGGGGAAGAACCCCTCCTATATATTTTTTACGGTTTTGATGGTATATGATCTTTCCATCCATCCATATCGATTTTATTTTTTGTAATATTTGCATTACCTCTTCTTATTTTCATAAGATAATTCATCTCATCATCCCATCTTCCTGTTCCAGGTTCTCCTGAAGTCCATGTAGATGGTTGAGAATCAGGATCTATTTCTTTACCATTTTTAAACCATTTACATTCATCTACTAATCGTATTGATCCCATGGTAGTTTCTCTTGTTTCAGCTAAGAAACCTTCACCTATTACCATCTTTAATATTTCTGATCTTTCTTTTATCAATATTTTAAAATTCATCTTATGTTCCACATCATATAATCCTAATATCGCATCATGACCTCTTTGTTCTTTATTAGATATAAAGAATTTTATTTTCATTTCATCAAATAGTTTAATTGCATTAGAACCAGATGAATCTATTTTATCATCAAATATATATTTGTAATCAACTGTAGAGAAATCCACTAAGTTAGATTTAAATCTATTAATAAGATCTATCAACGGTTTAAAGAATATTAAATCACCCAAAATAAATTTTTCAAAATATTTTAAATGAATATTCATTACTGTTTCAATTTTATTTATTATTATAGATATTAATTGCATTTGATCTTCATTAGATAATGATGATTTAAATATTAAATTGTATAATGATTGATTTTCTCTTTTGAGATGATCAAAATATGTTTTAGGTAATTCAGAAAATCCATTTAAATCATAATAAAGTTTATCTTTAAGAATAGTCTTATACATACCTGATCTTATTTTACTTGGCAATAAAGTATTCTTATCATACAATTTTCCTGTTTTACTTACAGTAGATATTTGAAAATATGCTTTGTTTAATACATTTATATCAAGTTTATTAATTATTTCTAAAGCTTTATCAACAGCTTGTTGATTTATTTTCCATCCAATATCATCATCTATATAATCCATGAATATTCTTGTATTATCCGGATTAGTAATAGTAAGACAATTATCTGAATTTAGTATATCATAAAAATATAAATTTCCTCTATCTTCTTCTCCATATTGGGTATTTATTTTTATATTAATATACCAATCAATTATATTATCTCTTGATAAGAATGGAAAAGAATATCTTATTTTACTTTCTTTATTATATTCTTTTACTGTTAAACTTTTATGATCTTCTGTATGAGGATAAAAATTCATCAATGTTTGTATTTCTTCTTCAGTGATATTATTTAATTTCTTTATTGTCTCTAAAGGTTTTTCAAAATCATCTAAAAATTTATTTCTAATTATATCATAAGAAAAAAATGATCTATAAATATTTATATACTCATTATATTCTCTTCTATTAATAGAATAAAGAATCTTCTTTTCAAACCATTCTCTCAATGATACTATATTATTGAATACTCTATAAATATCTTCTAATGAGTTTATATATAAACCATTGATAAATTTATTAATTTTAGTCTTATCTATATATTTACACTTATCAATATACTGAGTTAATTCATCTAAATTTAGATCAAAATTAAATCCATATATAGCGTATAGTCCATCATGGTATGTTATACTTCCATTCATACCAGAAGCTTTACAATTTACACATATTATTGCAAGCATTAATTCGTATAAACTAACTTCTTCAGATAGATATGGAGATAAACTAATCTTAATATTATCCGTAATTTGTTTATTATCTAAAATCATTCTTGGAAATAAAACAGTTTCTACCATATATTTATTTTGATGAATTTCAACATCAAGTGCAATATATTTTGAATCCGTTATAGAATATTCTGATTTCATTATCTTTTCTTTAACATCATTAGTATTTAACCACATTGGATCATTTTCAGTAATTGATTTATATGGATATTTTTTATAATTTCCACTCATTATTGTTTTATATGGATATTTGTCTTTTAAATCTATCTTAGCAAAATAAGGAATACCATCAGTATGATTATTAGAATCAAGTCCTATATAGTCATTATTAACTTCTCCTTTATTTAAAACTTTTTCATTTTTTATAAGGTATAATTTACTAACTTTAACTTCATCGTATCCAAGTATATCTATAATATCATAATAAATATCATCCGTTGCTTTACGTTGAATTAGTTTAGGTATATTTTTAACTAATAAACGTCTAACCTCTTTAGTCATATGAATATCAGTAGGCATATTATATAGAGTCATTATTGAATATAATGTCGAATCATCAAAGAAATTCAATTCTTTCATATTTTCTAAATTCTTATTAGTGATCTGCATTATTGTATATGATAGTATTAATAAACCCATAAATTCTCTATATCCTTTATATAGATCTTCAAATTGATCATTATATAAAGCTACCATTACATATTCTCTGCAATCATTATAAACTTTTAAAAATGTATTTAATAATGATGGATTTATATTAAGTATATCATAAGAATATCGAATTATTTCAAAATCTTTTGCTTTACGTGCAGTATATAAATTTATCTTATTAATACCGATATATTTTAGATATTCTTTATCCGGATTATCTTTTAATATTTTTTTATATTCATCAGTAACGATTAATCGATTCTGCCAATAGAAAGAAAGTTCATGTATTGGCTTATTAGGAGCTTTCATTTTTTCACGAGCTTCTTTACCAATATAAACAAAATCTTTTTCATTTAAATTAGGTAATCCAATTAGTTTACGATAATAATTATTCTCTTCTACATACTTAGATAGAAATAATTCTCTACTTATTTTCAATATACTTTCTTGATATTTTTGAGGTAATGAGAATGGATTCTTTTTCCATTTTTCAATATCAATTAATCTTGTATTTTGGAAGATTTGTTGAAACATATACGTATCCCACCAGTGGGAATACGTAATATAATTATCATCTTTAACCATAGCTTTCATCCATAATTCTGATAATTCTGCACTATTATTCGTTTCATATTTCTTTGCTTCATTAGAGTTTTTGAATTCAATATGATTTAAAATAGTTTTTATATCATTAAATAAATTTTGGATAGGATTTAATCTTTTTGACATTTGCACACATCCTTTCTAAACTATTTCAAGTTTATAAGTTTCATCAAATGTTCCCTTTACTATTTTATCTTTTTCATTAATCTTCAATGTCGATGGATTAACAGTAGGCAATCCTGGGAATCCAACAATTTCTTCTCCATTATCATTTCTTATAGCTTTGAATCTCATATCTCCTGTAGATGTATTCTTTTCTACCACTATTGATTTTGGAATATTTTCATATAATACTTGATTATCAGGTAATGATATATTAGAATTCCATGTAGATGGATCAAACTCCTGTATATTAGGAGCTGTTGGTACTGCATTTGGAACAGGTTCATATCCATAAGTATTATTTTGGAATATAACTGGAGATGGTTGATTTACTGGAGGTGCCATTCCTGCAGATGGAGTTATTGTTTGATTCATATTAGGTAAACCTGGATCAAGATTATTCATCAATGTAGATCCTAATAACATTAAATCATTGCTGTCATGATTGCTCATCTCACCTTGTAAATCATAAAGTAATTTCTTTTGCTTCATAGAAAGATCAGCTATAGTTTTCTTTACTGAACCTAATTCTCTTAATAAACCCAGTGCATTACTTCTGGAAGCGTTTATTACAGATGCCAATTCTACCATTGTTTTATTCGGAGGTATAGCATCTTTATTAGCCGGACCCATTGCATTAGCAAATCTTTTTTGGATATCGTCAGTAAATTTATTTTGTTCAGTAAGTAATTTTCTTAAAGTATTTAATTCCGGTTCAAATTCTTTATGATAATTTCTTTTCTTCTTTTTCTTTTGCTTTACTTCTATTACTTTATTATCATCTTCTTCATCAATCCATTTTCTGTATTTCTTTTTCTTTTCTTTCTTTTCTTCGAATGCAAAATCATCTCCAACAAGTTCACTGATTACAGATTTCCAATTATCAATCTCAGCTGCTCTTTTCTCTTTCTTAGACATTTTTATCATATCATTTTTTTGTTCAACAATTTCTTCTGAATCATTATTAACTTCTTCAGCTTTTTGTTGAATTTTTAATTCTCTTTCATTAGCTCTTTTATTTAATAATTGACTATATATTGAAGAAATAGAATTTCGTATTTCTGTTTTATCATTAGCCATTTTACTAGCTCCTTTCTTTTATATATTCTTAAATTAATAAGCTTGTTTAGAAAACTGCTCTATTAATCACAACATTATTGCAATATTTTAAATGGAGGAAATTTTAAAAATGTTAACAAAAAATTCTTATCTTCATTCTTATGTCATCACCGAACATGGTATGAAGGAAATTAATGAAATCGAAATCGGTGACAAAATATATGAATATGGAACAGGAAAGCTTATAGAAGTGCAGAATATTATAGAAACTCTCCTCCCAATTAAAAAATTAACATTTTCAGATGGACGAGTAGACTATCGAGGTATTGATGAAAAGGATCCAAAAGATTTTAAAATATCTGCTCTAGAATTTATCGGAATTAAAAAACCATTATATCCGGATCCCAATTTAGCTGGAGCAATATTTACTTATGCTGATCATTCGGATAAATATGTTAATCTTCCAATGGATATGGATAATGTCAATAATCTTTTCTCACATAAATACCATGTTAAATATGCTGATAAAATAGATAAGAATAAAGTGTACTTCTCAAATACGTGTAGTACAGATGAAGTATTGACATGGGAACAAATGTTTCCAGATTATGATTTTTATGCAAAATATAAAAATGAATGGGATAGAATAATTCCAGAAGATTACGTATATTCTTCTATTAAAGATAGAATACAATTCATAATTGGAGTCTTTGATATGGGTTATAACTTTAGAAGATTTCCTAATAATGTTGCTATAGCTCATAGTAATGAAGATATGTTAAAAGTAATACAAAAAATATTATGGAGTTTAGGAATATTATCAAAAATTTCATATGCACCAGGATGGACTGATGAAGAGAATCAATTTCATTATCATCCATATAAAAGATTTTATCAATTAAAATTATTGGGTAATAATAAAACATATGCTGGATTATTTTATGAGAGGGAATACATTGAAAAATTTATTAAACGTGAAGATATTTTAGATAATATAAATAAAAAATATATTCTAAAATTAGTAAAGATAAAAGAATATCCACAAATGTTTGTAAAAAATTTAGTATTAGATAAAGAAAGATGGTTCTATACTGAAGACTACTTACCAAGGTTAAGTAAATAATTTTATATAAATTTAGGAGGAATTTTATAATGGCAAAAAAATCAATTGAAGATAAGATGGTAGATCAAATGATTCAATCTCAAACATTTAATCCATTATTGAAAGCATTACAAGAGAATGATAAAAAGAATCTATTTCATACTAATGTAATTACAGCTTTTCATAAAACTGGATTTCCTGTATTTGATTATTATTTTGGATCAGTTGTAAATGTTCATGATGATTTAGGAGCAGTAGTAAAACAAGAACCAAGAATAGGTCAAGCTGCCGGTACATTCAATCTTATAGTTGGAGGTTCCGGGTCAGGCAAATCAGAACCGGGAAGAACACGTATTCCAACACCACATGGAAACACAACAATGTTTGAAATCCAACCAGGAGATTACGTATTTGATAGAAATGGTAAACCGACTAAAGTACTTGGTAAATATCCACAAGGAGAAATAGAAGTATTTAAATTAGTATTTAATAATTTTAAAAGAGCTTATTGTTCCAGAGAACATTTATGGGAAGTAATCATAGATGATGAAACAAAGGTAATGAGTTTAGATGAAATTCTAAAAGTATATAAAGAAAAATTGGTTTATATTCCAACTCTATCCAATCCAGTTGAATATGTAGAAAGAAATGTTACAATTGATCCATATATACTTGGATTGGTAATAGGGTTTAATCTTCCGAGTAATCCGGAAACAGAAGAATATATTGTAAAGATATTAAATAATTATTTTAAAATTTATTCTAAAGAAGAAATATATTCATGCATAAATTTATACTATGAAAAAGAAGAGATTCCTGAAGATTGTTTATTTAATAAATATGAAGTGAGATATAAATTACTAAAAGGAATAGTATCAACATGTGGAAGAATAACTCATGAGGGAGATAAATTAAAATGCAGATTATTCAATGAAAATGTAATACAACAATTACAACATCTCGTTAGAGGTTTTGGATATAATGCATGGAGTGATGACTATCATCTATATATCAATGCTCCAGAAGAATGGTTGGCTAATTTAGTAAATGAAAAACATACTATTCCTGATTATATTCCATTCGATTACAAAGTTTGCATTAATTATATTGAATATGCCGGAAATCATGAATGCTTCTGTATCAAAGTAGAACATCCTGATGAATTATATGTAACTGAACAATTCGTAATTACTCATAATACAACTCTATCTGCACAGATAGCTGGAAATATAATTAGACAATATCCATTTTCTAATATAATACATTATGATTGTGAAAATAGAATGGATGTTTCTCGTTGTGAAAATATAACTAAATTACCTTCTTCATATTTTGATCCTAAAGTAGGAGAGCGTTATATGATTAAATCCGGAATGGTTGGTTTAGATACTATTCAAGAAATGGTAGTAAAAACATATGTAAACAAAATGAAACTTAAAAAGGAATTAGAGTTCAATTCAGGAGTTATTGATGAATTTGGTAAACCGGTTATAATATTACAACCTACAGTAATTATTATAGATTCTATTACTACTGTAATGAATGAAACATTTAATCCTGATAATGCTAAAGAAGCTAAGGATGCTGAAAATCTTAGAGGTAATACTGAAGGTGCAAGAGATGCAAAAACAATGAAAGGATTTCTAAAAGAAGTTCTTCCTATGTGCAAAGAAGCTAATATAATTCTATACGGTATAAATCATATTAATACTAATATGAGTATGAATGCATTCATACCTGTAGCAAAGAGTCAAATAAATCTTAATCAGGATGAAATTATACCAGGTGGAAAGAGTCTGATATATTATAGCTTTAATATAATAAAATTGAATCCTAAACCATCAGACAATTTTACTGAAGAAGCAGATGGTTTCTTTGGACACATAGTTGGAGTTGAACCTATAAAATCATCTACCAATTTATCCGGTAATAGTCGTAAAGGTGTATCATTTGAAATGGTATTTGATTTCAAAAAGGGATTTGATGCATTACGTTCTACTATTTTATATGGTAGAGATAAAGGATTGATAGAAGGAAATAAATCAAGAATGAAATTTAAGGATGATGATTCTTTTACATTTGCTTGGAAGAATATTTATCAAGAAGCAAAAGAAAAACCAATATGGGAAAATATCAAAAAATATATTATACCTGAATTGGAAACACATTTATCATTCATTGAATTAGGTGAAACTTTTGATGAAAGAAGTTTGGATTATTAAAAAAGAAATTATATAGAGGGGAGAAATCCCCTCTATATTTTTTATTCATATATATTTACAGTATTTTTTGCAACTTCATATCCATCATAATTCCATACATATTTAGCATCATTGAATTGAGATGGTACAAATTCTTCAGTTATTTTTTGTTTTAATGCTTCTATTCTAGATCTGACTGGAATAAGCATTTTTTCTATAGTTTCATATTTTGCCGGATCATCTATTACATTTGCCAACATATCCATTCTTATTGATTGTTTTATCAAAAGTTCAGAAAGTTCCTTAGCTATTTCTTCAGGTATTTCAAAACTTCCAACAAGTATTTGTTTCTCGTTCATTATAATTTTCTCCTTTTAAATTAATTTTAATAATTCTCCTCTGAAATCTTTAATCCCTTTAGTTTCTTTTACTATATCAGAAGCATTAATGTTTATTATATTATTTCCATTTAGTAAGCATATTATCATGAATATTAAATACTCGATATTATCTATAGCCAACATAGATGGAATAAAATAATAATTAATCCATGATGTTAATATACTACTCATATTTATATTCTTTAATCTTGGGCTAAGAGTAGATATAAGTTGTATTAATTCAGATATTTTTTTCGGATTAATAGATTCATAATTATGATTTAACGCATCTGCTTGCATTTCATCAATATATCTGAAATGTTTGCTTGCAACAGCAATTACATTATTTTCATTCTCTACCATATCAAATATATTTTCAAGGAAGAATCTATTGATATAATATTGTAAAGAATCAAATAAAACTTTATCAACTGCTATAGAATAATTTTTATTTATTATTCTACATAAAAAATCAGTATATATTGACATTAAAGTTTTTGCAAGATATTGATTAGATGCTAATAATCCGTAATTACGTTTTAATCCATTTGCAATCACAGCCCCAGTTAATAGATCTCTTAAATTAGTAGATTGAAGATTGTATCTACCATCTCTTCCTATACTTATAAATCTATCCATGAATACATATGTGATAAATTTTTCTTGTCTTTTAAATGTAATAAATGGAAGTGTTTGTGACATAGATAATTTTGGATTATCATTAAATATTAAAACTGTATCTCCATTCTCATATGCTTTTAATGCAGCTACTGTTAATGATTCAGAAATTTGTTTTAAACTTATATAAGCAGCTTCTATATCAGATATTTCTAAATGCTTTGCAGTTTTAATAAGATTGATTGCGGTATCTGAAAGTTTTCTATCTGGATTTTGTTCATTTATTCCTTTAAAGACTTCAGAATTACCTAATGAAGATTCCATATATCCTGTTATCATTTATTTTCTCTCCTTTCAAATGAATAATTTATTCAATGGTCTTTCCATTATATGGAATTAGATCATAATTGAAAATATTTATTAATGAATACAATTCCAATTCATTTAATATCAATAGAATTTCTGATGCTATAGGATCTTTCATTTTCAACATATCTAGATTTAAATCTAATAATTTATAATCAGTCACTATGGTAACTAATTTTCTCATTAAATCCAAATCATCTTTATGTCTTATTAATAGATCACTTATTTTTGGTTTCACTTGATTAAGATGTTTATAAACATTTTCTATATCATTATATTCAGTAATCAATCTTAATGCTGAAACTTCACCAATACCAGGTATCCCAGGAATATTATCTCCTCTATCACCTTGTAACATTTTTAATTCTATCCATTGATCTGGAGTTAATTTATAATTATCTTCGAGCCAATATGAATCTATTATTTCTCCATTCTTTGGATTCATTATAAATGTATGGTCGTCTATTAGCTGATATAAGTCTCTATCTGATGATACTATGACTGTATCTGTATCTTCCATATTTTCACTAACTAATCTTGAAATCATTCCTAATAAATCATCAGCTTCATATAATTCATTATTTATTATAGGAATTCCTAATAATGAAATTAATCGTGATACGTATTCCATTTGTAAAACAATATCTGGATCACTTTCTTTACGTTGTGATTTATAAGCTTTATACATTTTTCTTCTAAATGTTTTTGATCTTGATATATCATTACATACCACTATATGTGTAGGATTAAAAGTTTCAATATATGATTTAAGTTTATAAAAGAAACCTTTAATGGCATTAACATTCATATTTTTACTATTCAACAAAGGTTGGCTATAATAAGACATAAATACGACGTTATTAAAATCAATACATAAAACAATTTTATTCATAAATCCTCCCAATTAAAAATATTTAAAAAATAATATATAATAGATAGAGGGGAATTCCCCTCTATCTATAAATTTCAATCATAAATGGTTTTTTCACACCATTAACAAAAACGTCATTAATTGTATGATCTAAGATACCTTTTGATCCTACCATATTTTTATCTACAGTAGTTTCATCTCTGGCTATACCAATAGTTGCAATATTAGAATAATTTTTATCTCTATTCTCTGAAGGCAACATTATAAAATCTTTTATATCATAGCTAAATCTTCCACCAGGAGTTATTGGTAAATCTGTCAACTTATTATGAAATTCAAATTTTTTATTATTGAAAAAATTATTCCATCCATATAGATGATATCCAAATAACTCCCATCTATATTTCGCATTAATCTTAATAGTAAGATTTTTAAAAAGATTATATTGATTCATTTTATTAAAATTATTAGGTATATGAGATATACCAGAAATATCATACATTTTATTATTTCTATCTATGCCAAACATTTGTCCTTCATAGCAAACTATTCCTTCTTCTTTATATTCATCTCTATTAAATTCAAATATAATACTTTTATCTGACTCATTCATACTTTTCCAATCTTCTCCAGTTATAGATATATTGTATGGAACTTTTTTATTATATTTAAGATTAGGAAAATCTTGATGTTTTTTATTTTTATTTAATCTATAAATAAATTTGAATCCTACTATATCTTCTTCTCTCAATGGTTTAGAAGATGTTACTTCCCTAAATACACCATTTACTTTTACATACTGATTAGTAGCCTCTCTGAATATTCCATTTATTTTTACTAGAGAAGGATTTACGGTTCTGAATGATCCGTTGACCCGTGTATATATCGCCATATCCTAACCTCCTCTTCAATGGAAGATGATTTATATCCATTCAACATTGATTCCCATTCTTCAAATGTCATTTGATTTAATACTACTAATATTACTTCTTCATATTGTTTAGGAATCATTTTTCCTTGTGTAATAGGATTTTTTATTTCTCTTCTTACTTTCTGTATATCAGATACAATAGTATAGCCTTCTCCGATAACATAAAGAGGGCTCATAGTTTTATTAGTTCCACCTTCAGGAATATATCCTGGATCATGTGGTGGTGAACCAGGATCTTGAGGAGCACTACCATTATTCGATTTATTCACATCTACGTATTCGTCATAAGCATATAATTTTATCAATACATATTTTTTATTAAACATCTTTTTGATTTCTTCTAAATCATATATTCCGGCATTAATTTCAATTCTCAGAGTATCTCTTTCTATTCCATTTACTATTGATGGATATCCAAATATTGCTCTTACATTAATATTATCATTTGGATCATTTAATATAGTAGAATCAGCAAAAAATTTTAATATCATATAAATCACCTCCTATTGATATTGCATCCATATAACCCCATTACCAGGATCAACATATGTTCCATTAATATATATCATTCCTGGATCATTGGCACTAATAACAGTATTACGTATCCATGATGATTCATAATTAACATTATTATTGAATGGATCATTTACTCTGATATTTTGTGGTAATGCCGATCCATCTTTAATTCTATTACCTACTAAAGATCCTTCTTGCACTTTATCATTATCTACTGCATCCGGTCCAATTTGATAATTCGTTATTGCATAATCATAAATATGTTTTGTTTCTATTAATTTTTCATCTGCAATATGTTGTGATTTTATTGTTTTATTAGCTATCTTTATATCTGTAACAGATTCATCTTCTAATTTTTCAGTAGTAATAGATTTATTTATGATATTATCTTTAGATACTGAATTAGATGATAATTTACTATTGGTAACAGCTTTATCTCTAATATTTTGTGTATCTATTATTAAATCATCTGGAATATGAACTGGATGATCTCTAAGATATTTTTCTACTATTTGAGTTATAGTATTTTTGATATTACTATTATCATCAAGATTATCTAAGTCTTCTAAAGCTTCAGCTACTCTTATACGTATTCTATCTTTATCTATAGATGAAACATTATTGGCTTCTCCAGTAACATTTTCTAATTTTTTATCAATAAAAGCATTAACCCATTTTGTGTCTGGTATTTGATTATTATTAGCATCCTTTTCTGGTCTATTTTCTATTATAGGAGATCCTTTTAAAAGTATATTGGAATTTAATTTGGATGATGATATAGTAGAATCTAATATCATATCATTTATTATTTTCATAAATTCTATTTCATCATTATCAATAGCCAGTACTGTTTTTGGATTATCGATATCTCTCTTTTTTAGTTTTGATATAGGAATATTTTTATCTATTAAATATTCAGATGTTAGTTTAGTCCATTTAGCTCCATCCAATGGATGATTATCAGCAGCCAATACAGAATATGGAACATCTGTTTTCATTATATGTTTTCCAGTTATACTATCAGCTTGAATACTATTAGAATCGAATACGATATTATTCAATTTATCCATAGTAATAGAATTATCTTTAATCTTTTCTGTTGTAATAGATTGATTTTTGATATGTTTAGTATCTACTATATTATCTTCAAACATATCTCCATTTATTTTAATATAATAAGCTGGTGTATCTTTTTCTCGTACTCCTAATATCATATTCTTTTCAGGAGATTTAAATAATCTACTACTAGTAATAGAAAAAGGTTCAATCATATCTGTAGTAATTTTTGTCCATACCGGATCATGATCAGATAACTTAGTTGCCAATACAGTATTAGAATCTGCTATACGTGCAAATTTGGATGGTGTAATTGATTCATCGGCTATAGCATTTGTAGTTACAGAATCTTTAGCCATCATTTTATCAATTACTTTTGTATATACGGGATGCCTATTATTATAAGCTGCAGCCAATACCATATTATCATCTTCAGATTGGAATATCTTTTCTGATGTTATTGCATCATCAGATATATGTCTATTCTGTATAGCTCTATCTTTAATATGAGAAGAAATAATATTATTCTCTTTTATCTTTTCTGATAAAATTGAATTATCTTTTATTTTAACTCCATCTATACCTTGATCAGCTATCATATCTTCAACTATCTGACCCCAGAAAGGTTCTCCATTTACTTTATCTACAACAAGTACTCTATTCTTTACTCTAGATGAAAATAAATGTCTACCTGCTATTGAATGAGGTTCTATATTAGCATCTGTTATTTTATAAGATGATAATTTATTTATCACCCATTGAGTGGAAGAAATTGTACCATCATTAGAATCTACAGATGGAAGATTTGTTAATGCTGGATATCCGTTAAATTTAATAGAAGGAGATATATTATCTCCAGTGATAGTTCCATTTTGTATTTTATCTCCAGTAATAGCTTTATCGAATATTTTTCTATTAGTAATTATTTTATCCAATAGATGATCAGATGTAATAGTATATTCAGCTATTTTGGATCCATTCACAGTACCATCTTTCAAATGTTTTGATTCTATCATACCATCCGGTATTAATGCAGGAAATACTTTAGACCATACAGGTGTGGAATTTGGAGCTTTGGTAATAAGAATCATATTCTTTTGATTAGCACCTAATATCTTTTCTACAGTAATAGATCCATTCTTGAGATGTTCATTTGTAATAATATTATCTGCTAATTTATTTCCTTTAATAGATTTATCAGCAAAATGATCTGATGTAATTGCTCCATCCTTAATCTTACTGCTTGTAATAGATCCATCTTCTATAAATTTACCAGTAATTATTTTATCAGCCAATTCATCAGCTGTAATTGATTTAGGATTGATAGTAGCAGATATTACATTATTTTCCAATAATATATTTACATGTTTTCCATCAGATCCTGTATATTTATTATGAATGGCCGCTAATGATACTTTCTTTATTATGCCGGATAATTCTTTCACTATTAAAGTAGCATCATCTTCATTAAATTCTATTTCATCTACTAATCCATTTGTAATGATATTAACACCTTTACGTGTTCCATCATTATATACAGCATCAAGTCTACCTGTTACTTGATTATATTCTAATTTAGTAATGAAATTCAATAAACCTGTATTCTCATCAAGAACTTTAAGCTTTTGATTTAATTTATCCAATTCAGCTTGAGTTAATAATGATATAGGTTTATCTTTATCAGAAGTATTATCTACATTACCTAAACCAATCTGTTCTTTAGTAACATTATGTGGATTATTATGATTATCTCTGTGAGCTTTAAAATCGTCTTTACTTACTGCACCTATTTGACCAAGTGTAACATTATGAGGATTATTAGTATCATTTTTATGATCTAAGAATGATTGTTTAATATTATCTAAATCTTCACTTAGAGTCATATCCATTAATTGTAATTCTTCAGTGAATTTTGTAATGATTTGATTTAATCCTTTTTGAGATATTAAACCATCTTGGTCATCACCAAGTTCATCATATATTTTTGGCTTACCTATAATGGATGCCCAAGTAACATTATTTGGATTTGGAGTACCACCTGGATTATTTTCCAATCCATATTTTACTAATAATTCTCCTACAGCTTTTTCGGTAGGAATTTTATCATTGGTCCATTTATCTGGATCCCATGATATGGATTCAACCATTTTAACTGCACCAACATTACCTGCTATACCTCCATATGTTACTAAATAATTAGCAGGTTTAGCTGGTATTAATTTTTGTCTATTATCTAACATTTCATAAATTTTATCTATATCTTTATCCAATGTAATACTATCTGGATCTTCCATACTTCGTCTTACGGCTTCATATACAGTAATCGGAAATGTTAGTTTATAATTAGCATTAGGAGGTGCTATTGGTTTTTCATTTACATATAATCTAGATTGAATAATCTCTGAACCTAAATACGCCATTCTCTACCATCCCTTTTCTTATCTTTATAATTCAAATATTCTAAATACTTTTTCATATCAATATTTATCCATTCTTCATATGGATAACTTTCCGGATAACCAGGACTATAGAATGTTCTACTAGTCCAATTTTTAATAGTATAGATTTTTTTAGTAATATCCGCATCAATACGATTAAACCATATTTTTGTAGTAGGGCTATTATCTAATAATTTAAAATTTTCATTTGTTATTTTATCATCTGTCAATTTGCTAAAACATATACTACTTAAATCTATTTCATTAGCAGCCGGTATATTATCGATACCAGAAATAATACCAAATTTAGAGATAAAACTTTTTAAAAATTTTCCACTTCTTAATTTTGGACAATTTGATACAAGTTTTTTAGTATTACCTAATTTTGAAAAATCTTCTTGAACAAATATTTTTGTTTTATCACTCATTGAAACATATTCAAGATTAGGACAATTTGCAATAAATATGTCAGGAGTTTTGTCATATTCTTTATGCAATATATTTCTTAAATCCAAATCTTTAAGATTGGGAAAATTATTAATAAATTCTGAATCATCTCCAGCCGGCCATTTCGGACATAAATCCCAACTATCAGATTTATCATAAGCAAAACTAATTTTACGTGCAGTTTTATTTGGTGCTGGTGCAATACCACCGCCTCCCGGTAAAGATGGTTCAGCCATTACAAATAATTTATCTAATGCATAAATTGTATCACTGCCAAATTTCTTTTTTAATTCAGATATTTTTGGCACCAATATATTTTCATCATTTCCCATATATTTTAAAATTTTAGAACTTCCAAAAGTATTAACAGTGAAATGATCTAACGATGTTACATCAGTTTCTTCTTCAACTTTATGAAATTTAAAATTTGTACCAAAATATTCTCCTCTTGCAGTAAAATAATGGATTTCTAATAAATGCTCTGATCCAGGATAAATATTAGGAATTGTTGCAAGTGGATCACAATCGCTATATTTAGATTGAATCGAAGGATTATGTTTGTCAATCGCCTTTATTATAAAGGAATACTTATTTTCCATATCCGAAATGTTTAAATCTTTTGATGTTTCATCATAATAAAAGTCTAATTCAGGAAATGCTTTTGGAGTACCACCAGCAAGTTTTTCATTTACATAAGTTAAATCAGCCTTTCCGGCTAAACCATCAGCAATCTTTTTAACTAAATCAGCTTTTAAATCCACTACATTTTTATCTGTAGCTAATTTTATTTTTTCTATTACAGGCATTTTTCTTTCTCTCCTTTATATTAATTACCTACTGTCATTATTTGTAAATATGGAACATCATCTTCCATTACTATTCTACTTATACAATCTTTATCTTTATATCTAAATCTGACTTGTTCTAAACCTAATTTTCCATCTATTCTTTCTTGAGTGTAAGTTTTATAAAGATCAAATCCATTTGAATCAACTTTACTATTCAAAGCTGTTTGAGTTGTACCTTTAAATGTATTAAATTCATCTTTGTTTAATTTAGTTTCCAATTTTGTATCAGTCTCTTGTTTAGTATATGCATCAACAGGAGTACCAGATCCTCCTCCACCAGGCTTATTTTCTAATGCTTTAATTTTTTCTTCTATCTTTTTAACAGCTTCTTCAAGTTTTTCAAGTTTAGTTTTATTTTCAGGAGTATTACCCTGTACCTCATCAATAGCTTTTTTAATTAATTCAGAAACTTTTTCTAAAGTAATTGGAGAAACTTTATCCAATTCTAAAGCTGTTTTCAATGCTTCTATTTCATCCTTTTTCCAGAAGTTAGTAAAATCCGGTAATGATAGAAGATTCTTAATTTGATCAATCTCACTCTTTTTAAAGAATGTAGAAAAATCTGGTAAACCTAATTCTGTTTTCAATTCATTGGTTTCTGTCTTTTTCCATACTCCAGATAAATTTACTGGTAAACCTAATGCTGCTTTAAGATTAGATATATCTGACTTAGCCCAATAATTTGATAAATCTGCATTAGTACCACCTACAGTAATCCATTGTTTAGTACCTTTAAATTCTTCATATATAGATACATTCCAACTATCTTCTGATTCAGTATCTTTATGAAAATATAATGTATTTGATTTAGGTGATGATATATCTTGTAATCTGGATATAGCTACCACTACTTCAAATGATTTTATTCCATCTACTTTATTAGTCAAATTTGTTACATCTGTAACCAGTTTATTTATTTTAGCTAAAGTATCCGGTGGTAATGTTCCACCACTACCTGAAGCTGCTTTTAATTCTTGATATATTTCATATATCTTTTTTGCTGATACTACATGTTTATCATCTGAAGATGAATTAATATCATTTACAATTATTCCTGATATTTTTAAATTCAAACGCTTATACAATTCTTTTGCTAATGTAACGATACCAAGTTCATCCAAAAATTTAAATTGAGACATAAATTTCTCTCCTTTCACATAATTAATATATTCATTTAGTAATAGAGTTCCGGAACAATCTGTGTAAACGTTTAATAATTTTTATAGGAGGTGAATTTTTGATGGATAAAAGATTATGGAGTAATAAAGAATTTAATGAAATAAAAGAAAGAATAAATAAAGAAATTTTAAGAAGAGGATCATTTAGATGGAATGATCCATTAACATATCCATCGGTAGGACAAGATAAAAGTCCAGCTATAGAAATTCCTAGAGATGGGAATAATAAATTGATTACAGATAAATCTTATACTATTAATAATCCATCTAGTGGTGCTATTATAGAAACAAGAAATAGATATACAGATGAGGGTTCTTCATTAGCTAATAAAGAACATAAAGATGGTGGAAGTGGACCAGATACATCAGCAGCAATAGTAAATGTTGATGAGATGAGAAATTACTTAATAGGATTAGCTAAGATTCAAGATATTAAATTATTCTATGGAAGAGATGAAGAATATGGAACAGCTTTTAGGGATCCAAATGGAATAGAAGATGTTTTAATATCAGCTGAATCAGATGAACTCAATCGAGATTACCATGGATATGGATTTAAAATGGATCCTAATAATGGATTCAATTACAAGCATTATACTTATCCTGATTTAAAAACATCAATGGCTGCTGGATATAAAAAAGAAGATGGTAAATGGGTAATGCCTTCAGGTGAGTATGATGGAGAAGAAATATTAGATGGGAAATTAAATGAAAATAATTTCTTTGATGATTATGGAGCTGAACCTGGGGATGGAGATTTTCATCCATATAATCCCGCTATATCCAAAATAGTAAATAGAGATTGGAATGAACAAGGAGTATCAGGTAATAGAGAAAGGGGACCGGAGGTAATAAAAAATACTTATGGTGGAATTAAATCATCTGAATATGGTCCAAATCCACGTAATCCGGAAAAAGGAAAACCATTTAAAGGAAGACCTGTAAAAGAAGGAGTTCCTGGAACTTGTCAAAATTTATGTACAGGGCTTTGTTTTCAATCGTGCCACAATGAATGTTCAGAAAGCTGCTCGTCAACATGTTTTTCTCGATGCGGTAATCAATGTACTTCAAGTTGTGGAAATTTATGTACTGGCTGTAGTGGGCAATGTTATTCAAGTTGCAAAAGCAAATGTGAAAATACAGCTGGATACGCTTGTTTAAAAGCTGGAGCTAAAGCTGTTAAAATATATACTACTGGTGGAAGAAATGGAGAACCTGCACAAAATCATTTAGATGCTGAATTTTATACATGCTCAGGTTGTTCGTATAGTTGTCAATTTTATCCTAATAAGAAAACTACTTGTTGGGATGCTGGTTGTATTGGAAAATGTTTTACAGCTTGCACGAATAGTTGTTCCACTTCTTGTTATGGTGGATGCATTGATAATGCTTCTGAAAATAAGGGAGATTATAAATCAGGACAAGGTAGAGGCTGTTCAGGTGGTTGTACTGTAAATTGTATTGGAGATTGTACTGGAACATGCCAAGGAGATTGCGTACAAACATGCTATTCATCTTGTGTAGACCAATGCACCGATAACTGCGATAGAAAATGTTCAACTCATTGTGGATCGGGTTGTGAAAATACTTGTTTGAATGGTTGCAAAGATGAATGTAGTGGAATGAGTACTAGTAGAAATTGTAGAACAGGTTGTACTTCAAATTGCCAAAATGATTGTATATCAAATTGCGTAGGAAATAATTGTAAATCGAGCTGTGGGACAGGTAATTCAGAAGCTTGTTTTGCTTCTGGAACTTTAATTGAAACAATAAATGGACCAGTACCTATAGAAGAAATTAAAGTAGGAGATTTAGTTTTAACACAATCAGGAGAATATCATAAAGTATATAATACAATGAAAAGATCTCCAGAATTAAATGAATTAATGTTAATACATCCTTTAGGAGCTCCTATTTTATATACTACAAAAAATCATCCATTTTGGATAAAAAAATACAAAACTGAAGGAAAATTAAATGGTAAACGTCAACAATTATATTATGAACCAAATTGGATCAATGTTGAAGATATATCTCACAGAGATAAAGTTTGTTTATATACTCCAAAATTTGGGAATAAACATATTAATGAAGGTGTCGCGTATATGGTAGGACGCTGGCTTGGGGATGGATGGATAGAAAAAATTAAAGAAAAAAAATCTAAATCTGTTTATTTAAGGTATATAATATGCTGTGGTTTTCATAAAGTTAATAAATTTGATGAATTATTATACAAATATCGTATATCACATCATAAGGAAAAAGTATATGAATATACTACTTGCCAGAAATATCGTATAAAAGCTGATAGTAAAGAAAGTATAGAATTTATGAATATTGTATCCAAATGTGGTAAATATGCATATGGTAAATTTATACCTCAAGAAATATTTGATTGGGATGAATCTTCATTATATTATTTATTACAAGGATATTTAGATTCAGATGGAAATATAGTAGAAAATAAATTTAAACATATTAATTTTGTAACTATTAGCAAAAAATTAGCATATGGAATATCGACAATTCTCAGAATGTTCAAGAAAAATCCTTCAGTTTATACTACTAATAAAAATGTCAATTCAGGTTTTATAATGGGAAGACAAGTTAATCTTAGAACAAAATATACAGTTAGAACACAACTCGAAGATTTTACAAGACACCATTCATTCTATGATGACAATTTTACATGGGCAACAACTAGAATAGCTTATAAATCTGAAGAAAAATATGATGTATATAATATTTCAGTAGAAGGAGATCCAACCTATTATGCAGATGGTATTTTGGTTCATAATTGTGATAGTAATTGTAGATTATCTTGTATGAGTTCTTCTTGTACATCATTATGTTCTAATGCGTGTTCATCAACTTGTTCTTCTTGTGTAAACACTTGCGGATTTCAATGTGGTGCATGCTCCAGCAGTTGCTCAACTGATTGTGGTGCTTTATGTAATATAAATTGTACTGGAGATTGTGAAAATAGTTGTTCAAAGAATTGTGTTCAATCTTGTTCTGAACAGTGTGGTGCCTGCAGTTCATTATGCTATTCTTGTGTGGGAATGTGCATTGGTATATGTTCATTCAAATGTGAAAGTACTTGTACAAGTTGTGCTAATCAATGTTCTTATTGGTGCGATAATAGTTGTGTGAAAGAATGTTTCGCAAATTGTTCTATTTATTGTATATCAACATGCTCAAACAGTTGTATCGGATCAGTTTCTTCTAATAGTAATAAATTAACTCAACCATATACGAATAGAGAAGAGGAAAGAAAATCATATAAAATATTTGAAGATATTCCTCCATATAAATATAAAGAAGTAGAAAAGAAAAAATATAAAGTTATTATAAAATTTGATGATACTAATAAATTCGTTGTTGATAATGAATTAGATCTAAAATGGTTAGCTTACTCTACTACAAATATAGCTGGTGTATTTATTGTAAATAAAGATACTGGTGAAATTTCATTTAATGAAGATTTCTTTAATGATAAATTAAATCAACTTGGAGATGTTTATCTTACTGAAGAATTATCTATGTTTATAATTAAATTTATTAAACCTGAAATAGAATTAAATATGAATAATTTAGGAATAAAACTTCCATGGGGATTTGATTATATTGGACCATTGAGATATAAAGATGATGTTGCCTTTATTATTAAAAGAAGGAAAGTTAAAATAAGAAAGGAATTGGGTGGAGATGAGTAAGATCAAAGAAGTTTTATATGAAGAGATTGATGATTCTATATATACAAAAAATGATGTGGCTAATTTTTATTGGTATTATAATATAATGCCATTAGATACAAATTTACAATTTATGGAAGAACATGAAAAGTATAGAACTCATCATATCAATACAAGAAATAAAATAATATCTGATAATATAGAATATAATAAAACTCCTGTAATCAATTCTGCAGTATTCGGAATATCAGTTATTACAGATAAACCAGTATTAATAGTCGAAGTAAAATAAAAAAATATAAGGAGGGGATAATCCCCTCCTTATTATTTATTCTCTATTTGATATAGAATCAGATTTCAATGCAAGCTTCACCGGAATAGATGGCATAAAGTCAACTATTTCTTGTTCTCCATCCTCATGATTTTCTGAATAATATGTGTCGAATAATCCAAACACATTACAAGAGAATTCTGAAATATCTGTTCCTTCAGCTGCACGATACATTGATTTCAATACTCCTACTATATTATCCATGAATATACAAAATAGTGGAATAACTGCTTCTGATGTTCTTAAACTAGTTTTATATTCTGATTTAAGTTTCTCATAAGCTTTTTCTTGTATATCTTTATAATATTCAACATTCTTTTTGATATTCAATTCTTTCCATCTTATATAACAAATATTTGATTTATCATCTTCATCTATATTTATCATATTACCAATCTTTCTTGATGATCCTATGAATTCCATTATTGGCATGAAATTACCAACCTTTTCATTTTCTTCATCATCATTATTAGTATATCCAATATTCAATGATTGACAAATTTCTATTGTTAATTCATTATAATCCTTTTGCTTAGATTTCAAGAAATCTAATATGCTCATGAATGTTGCATAGAATATCATACCGAATATTTCAGTATTACCAGATTTCACATACAATGAAAATTGGTGTTCTGCTTCCAATGCGGTTAAATCACAAATCTTCTTTAATAATTCATGATCATTAACAGCTGTTTCATTAAACCAACGAGTTACAAAAGTATCCTTTTTCTTTTTAGGAATTTCTTGTACTTCTTCTTGAACTTTTTCTTTTTTGCTCATTATAACATTACCTCCATTAATATTTATTATTTATAATCTGATAATATATATTTTTTATTAATATTTTATGTGTCTATATCAGATTTATCAATATGGAATGATCTAACAAGTTCCTTTCTTGATAATGCATCCTGAGGAGATGTTCCTCTTAGTATTTGAAATATCTTCATATCGTTCTCAATGTCTCCAATATTAACTTTAATAAGAGTCCTTGTATTAGGATCCATTATTGTAGTCTTTATATCTTCTGCGTCGTTCTCTCCAAGCCCTTTGAAACGATGTACTATTTTAGGTTGATATTTCTTTAATATTTTTAATATTCCTAAGATTGATAATTTGTACTCAGTTCCGTTTTTATTATTTCTTAATAGTAACGATTCATTTTCTTTTGGAGCCCATTTTTCAATTACTTTTATTAATGGGATTGATTTACGAACTAATTGAGAAGTTATTTCCAATAATTGATGCTTTCCATCTAATGCACCTTTGATAAGTTTAGTTTCTTCGTCATAATATAATTCTGAAAATTCTTCACCTATTCTATTCATTAAATGTTGTATATTCAATTTATTTAAACTTTCTTCAATATTCGAATATCCGATTAATGCAAATTCTTCTAATATGATTTCTAATAGTCTATCATTAATATTATAATGATTTACTAATATCATCATATCATCTACATATGAACTACTTTCATTTAGAAAATCATATAAATCATTATTTTCTAAATATTCTATTTCAAGATTATTTTTTGTATTTATATATCCAATCTTATAATCTTTTGATATTGCTTTAATATATCTTTTAATATAATCATCTTTGTTTATTACAAACGGATCCTTTTTATCATCCACTCTGTATAGTGGTGGTTCTGCTATATAAAGTCTTCCATCTAAAATTATCTCCGGAAATAATTTAAAGAAGAAAGCCATTAATAGAGATCTTATAAAGTATCCATCAACCGTATATCTTCATATACATTCGTTAAACGTATATCTGTTTAATACAGCTACTATTCTCATAGCAGACGAGACTATATCTTTCATACACAATATTTAGTGTACAGAGCTCTCCATTTCCGTTACACTTGTAACGTACTCCCAATAACGGGATAGTCGTTGAACTAGTATTTGTTATTACAAATACTTAGCTGCTGATTGACCTAAATCAGGTGTTTCCAGCAGTTAAAAGAGTTTTATGCCAACATAGAAATATTTATCGGCATCGCTAGCTACCACTAGCTTATTGTACTGAAGTTTCTCTAGATCAAACTTCAATCCAATATTACAACCTAATATTGTTATTAGATCATTAAATTCTTTATTTGCTTTAGGGCCAACTATTTGATCCATAGATAATTTAAATATATTGGCACTGACGCCACGAATTGCAAAGAGAGCTTGAAATTTTGGATCTCTTGCTTGTTTTAATGAGCCTTTTGCTGACAAATATCTTCAAACAGTATCGCAACTACTGTTCCGAATCTTAATTCCGCTCTACCTCTCGGTATACGTTGAGACTATATCTTCATACTTACGTATGCTCTCCATTTCCTATTATAACATACTATTCCGTTTGTATGTTGCCCACTTGGGAGTACTCTACTAGTCTGTATAATACAGATGGTTCGATAGTCGTTGAAGTTTATATCATATAATTTTCTTACATTTTCTATATTTCAATATAGCCACTAAATAATCTCTACTTGTCTTATTATATATTTTATAAATTTCATCGACAGATTTACCTTCTTTATACATTTCTCTCATATTTCTTATATCTGTAGATCTATATTTTGAAGATGGTCTAATGTCGCCTGTATAATCTTTAAAATTGTATTGAGATGTAATATCTACCCAAGATCTCTGATGTAATCTAAAATAATATAATTGATTTCTAAAATTTTTGTATTTCTTTATATCTTTAAAATCAATATTATACAATTTTGCTATATCTGGGACTGATACATTTTCTTCCATCAATTTACAAACATCGTGAACTATTTCTGAATTCCATTCAAAAGTTCGTTTAAATAATCCATCTTCCGCTGCATATCGTATATTTAGAGATGGTGTAATTGCTTCAAGGTTATCTATTCTATTATCCCATTTCAAATTATTCATATGATGAATAACAAATCCTTCCGGAATATCACCTTTCCAAGTTATATATACTAATCGATGAATTGGCATATTAGTAAATCCATTATGTGGATACAAAGTAATTCGATGATATCCATCCCTATCTATTTTGTGTTTTAAAATTATTTTTCTTAATAATGAGAATACAGCCCCATTATTGGATATAAAATAATCATTGATATTGTCAATTGGAATATGTTTAAATATAATTCCATTTATTTCAATTTCATTATCAGATTTTATTTTATATTCTTTAAAATAATACTTATTATCAACACCATAAAATGTTAAATGTGCAATATTAAAAGAATAATAATTTTTATCATTATATTTAAATTTTCCATCTTCATATGGAATAATATTTTTAATTAAATCATTTTCCATTATATAAATATTAAAATTTTTATCAATCCGGAAATTTTCATGATTAGGAACTTCACATAATTCAATATTATTTATCATGGCTTCACCCCCTTTCTTTTAATATTATATGATATATTACTTGCGGATTATCCAATACTAAACGTTATTACCATCCATATGCCATTACGTATATTACTGCAATATATCTTACGATATATCCGTGGTAGTTTAGTCTCTAAGGAACTTCCCGCAGTTAAGAGAGTTAGGAAACTCAACATGGTTAATTTCCTTCGATTATAAATAGCTCTTTATATTCTTTTCCTTTATTAGTACAAGGATCATAGTTTTCCATTTTATATGCTGTCCAAATATTCAAATTTGATTTAACTACAGCATTCTTTACTTTATCTCCTTCTCTACGTGCCCTTGCATTAATTTTTATTATATTAATAAGCTCCTTCAATTGTGATGTATTCTTTTCAAAATATTTTGAAAGTTCATCCATACATAATTGGACGATTATTCTTTTTAATTCTGGAGCTACTACTTTATGTTTCGTTTGCCCAGTGTATAGTCTTTCAAAGTTAGATCTCATAGCAACACAAATTGAGAGTCCTGTTTTAACATCATCCCATTTTATATCCAATTTTTCTCTTTCTTTTTCAGACATACTATTTTTAGTTTGATTTTGTAAATATCTACATAATGCTTCTAATGCACCATCCAAATGATCACCATTATCAACAGTATTATTTGAATTTGAAAATGAATCGATATATGGAGATAATGAATCAACATATGCGAATGCTAAATCTAAAGATAAAAATCTTTTAATATTTACTCCATTTATTTCTTCATTGATATCATCAGCATTTATAGTAATACAAAATTTATTAGATAATAATTTATCTTTATCATTTCTTAATAAGATATTTTCAAATGCCATTTGTTTGTATTCTTCTTTAAACACATTACCATTCTTATCAATATATACTGAAGATATTTTTATCTTCTGCTTATTAAGATATTGAAGATTTAATAATTCTTTTCTAAAATCTTCCCATACAATACGAGTATTTTTACCCAAAACTTTAGATGGTTTATATCTAATACTCATACCATGTTCTTTAGTATTGGTAAAATTCTCTTCTGATACTTTCTTTCCTTCTTCATATACAAGTCTTTTACTTTTACCTTCAGACGGACCTCTATTAGAAATTATTTCTATAAATTCCGCAAGAGAAATCGCTGCTAAAGTTCCTACCCCATTTTGTCCAAGGAGTTCCACGTTTTCTTTAGCCTTTTTAGAAGTATCTATATTAGATCCCATATTTAGAGATGTAAATACTTTCTCTAAAATATTTGTAGGTATTCCTCTACCATTATCTTTTATCATTAGAATACCATCTCGTTCATCGAAATGAATATCTATTTTATCAGCTGGAGATTTAGGACTTTTACATTCATCCAATGCATTATATAGAATTTCTAATGCAACAGCTAATGCACCAGCTTCATTAGTATAACTGATATACTGACGTGGTCTCATACGAATTTTATCAATATCCGATTCGAGATGGGTGAATATATCATCTTGGTATTTAGCCATAATTTTATCTTTCCTTTCTTATAAATTTTTTATTAATTAATTCAATATTGAAACATTCAATTTTATCACATCCTTTCATAAAATTTCTACGATGGACTACTCGCAGGTATATAAAGATAATATATAGTTTATAAAAATATAAAAAATAAAGAAAAAATATAGGAGGGGATGTCCCCTCCTATAACTATTTATTTCTTTAATTTCTTTTGAACCGGTTTTGTTAGACATATTCCTATTGCTTTAGTCTTTGTGTGGTCAGGTTCTATAACTTCTTGAACAAATTCCACTTCATCACCTTCTAGAAGATATTTTGTTACTCTACCTTCAGATATTCCAGATTTATGCATGAAGACTTCTGTTCCATCTTCTCTTGTTATAAATCCAAAACCTTTTTTTGCATCATACCATTTAACTATGCCTTTCATTGATATATACCTCTCTTATATAAATTATTTATTTTCACCAGTTAATATTTGTCTTACATAAGTATTTTCAGATAGATTCATAGCTTGTGGATATAAATATACTATAAACTCAACAAGATCTTGAGATATTTGTATAATATCCATAATTTGCATCTTTCCTGGTACTGTATTTGTAGATACATCTGTTACCATATCTTCTATTATAGCTTCTGCACGTGCAGCAAATATAATCCATTTTCTACCTGTACTATCAGGAACTGCTTTTGGTACAGCAAATTCTCTTATATCAGAAATAAATTTTTCATTCATTCCAAATTTATTTTCTAACATTTCAAGTATCTTATAATCTTTAGCCCATTTACTTACCAATTCTGGATTATATTTATAAAGATTTATTATATTTGCAAATACTGATGGTTGGAATCTTAAATGTTCTTGAATATTTGCAATTCTTTCATAGAAGTTATCTTCATTCTTATTTTCCAATACATTATCACTCATAGCTATTTTTAAGAATGCATATGACTTTCTTTGCTCATTTTGATGCCTTCTCTTCTTTTCAGTATAACTCGGAATTATCTCCAAAGAAGCTTCAGGAACATACATTCTTGTCTTTTGTGTGACGAATTGTTTTATATCCTCACTTGTAATTCTATACACATCCAAACTTCCAATAGGATCCATTTTGCATCTAAGGTTATTAGGCGAAATCATAGATCTTGTTACTTCAGCTGATAATGAAATATCAGAGTTACAATTAGGGCATTGAGAATTTAATTTTATTTCCATTAGGTATTTCCTCCCTTAAAATTTTGAATTATTTTATGAAATATAATAAATGTTATTTTCTGATAACATTTAATCTATTTTGATAATATATATTTGTATATTACTAAAAATTTATATATTATTGTATCCATTTACATATTATATTACTAGATCAAATACAGTTACCCCAATTAAGGGGTAACTGTTTAAATTATTATTTTTTATAAATCTTTTATTATATTATCAGGATCGAAGTTATAAAGTTCTACGATTGAGTTATGTTTTGATTTGAGTGCCAGATTTAGTGACGAATGTGAAAGTTGTGTTGAAAATAATCCAGCATTAACAATACCAAGCAAGTAGAATAATCTGCCAGCACATTTAGAACATATTTTATCATTTAAACAAGTCATCGGTGATCTCATCCAAATTTGTTTTCCCATATATTTATTTATGTCATCTTCATTAAATATTCTTTCTTTTCCATTTTCAATGAAATAAGAATATAATAGATTTGATCCATTTGATTTAGTAACCGTTACTGGTATAAGATGTTTAGTTCCACAATCTGTTCCTTCAGCATCTATTTGCATCATCTGTAATAATGCAAGAAGTTGTTTACCCATATAACCAGATTTAGCAGTAGCTATAGATGCAGGATATTGAGCAGATAGAACTGAATTGGCATGAGCTGGAATATCTTTTATTTTAATACCATCTGCAAATGAAGTATCAACAAAGTCATATTCTCCAGTTATTTCATTCTTAACAGCACCTTTGATAATATTATTATTTCTATAATTATTACCAAAATCAAGATCCCCTGATAAGTATAAATTCATACCTGGATCATCTTTTAATAATTCTTTTGCATAAGCTGTTAATTCATCAGCAATTTTAGTCATCACATCAAGATTACCAGCGTTAATTTCTTTTTCATATTTTTTAATCAATTCAGCTTTTCTTTTTTCTATTTCAGGTAGTGGTTTTAACATTTTTTCTGAAATAGTATGTGCCAACATTGAATTTAGCCAAAATCCCAATGTATCTCTAAGATCAGTATATTTATTAAATTGATCTCTTGTTATTTTATTTTCCAATAGCATATGAGATACATCATCATCCAATTTTGATAAAGCGGATTTATTAATTAATACATTTTTTATTTTAGTAATACTTATTACATTACTTCCTTGAAGTACAAATTTATTGAATATAAATCTTCCTAAAGTTATATCCATTGCTGGATGTGTTAAATAAAAATAATTACTAGGAATATGGATAATATCCCAAGTATTATATTTAGATGGTACTATTTTATTCTTTTTACCATTTACAATATTTGCAGTATCTGCAAATAAATATGTTAATAAAGCAAGATCGATATTAGTAGGATTTATTTTTAATAATTTTTCAGTATCTTCTTTATCAACCTTTTTTGATTTTTGTTCAGTACGTGTTAATTCATATATAGAATTAAACACTTCTTTTGCAACTCCTTTAGAGTTGACTCCTGTTATATTAAGAGCAGTAGTTTTCTTCTTCATCATTTCTTCTGCTTCAGCATTAGCTTCATCAGAATATAAAGCTCTTAATGACAAAACGTCCCCGTCATCCGGCTTTCAGGATAACTTTTTATATTTAAAATATATTTCTTCTTTACTATAATATTAATATTATGGAAATAATATTATTTTATTTTATCTTATAATTTATTAAAGGAGACCGAAATGTTAAAAGAATCAATTTTAGAAAAAAACAAACAGATGCTTCAATCATTCCTTATCGATAAGAAAATTGACAAGTCTTACAAATTGGATGACCAAGCCATTCCATTTGGATTTATTTATTGTATTGAAAATATAAATAATAAAAAGAAGTACATCGGTTCTGTATATTCAGTATGGGTAGCAAATCAGAGACCATTAGCTTATACTCAACTTCGTAAAAGAGCATCAAATTATTTATATGAATATAATTGTGCAATGGATACAACTAAAAATACTGCAACAAAACAAAATCGTCCAGTTATACAAGCTATGGTAGACGATGGTTTTGAAAATTTTATAATGTATCCTATAGCTGAAACTACTAGAGATACTCATATAGCTGCAGAGAATTATTTTATCAATACTTTAGATACAATAGCTTCTGGCTATAATGTTATAAAAGCATCTTCTAGTTTTAGAAAGGACAATAACCCAATTGGAAAGAAATTATCAGCTGAAGACAAGAAAGCAAGATCAGAAGCTATCTTATGCATTAATATGAACGATAAGAAATTATTAATGTCTGATTCAATGAAACTATTCGGAGATTATATGGGATCTAGTAAAGATATGATTAAGAATTGTAATCGTATGGGTCGTCCATACAAAGGATGGTTCATATTCTATATAGATCCCGATAAAAGAGCTTATATTCTAGATAATAATGTTTTAGGTGATAAGATGCTCAATGTTAAAAGATCTGATAAATCTAAAAACTTTTATAAAACATTATATGGAATCGTAACTCTATATCTCCGTAGTAATGCTAATAAAGAATTCTTTCCTGAGTTTGAAATTCTTACTCCTTTAGAGTATAAAGAAAAGCTTTAATATTTTTATTTATCTAATATGGACTATATCTTCATATATGGAGTATTAAGGGTACTCCATATATGCTTCCTTTTTCCATTATAATATTTATAATGTACTCCCATATAGGGATAGTCTCTGAACTAATATCCTTATATAAGGATACTTTGCTGCATCGATTGTCTTTATAGATATTGACGTTGTTACTATACCATTGGAGTTACCCGTTGCCATTAATATATTACTATATTAATATAGTATTCAATATCAAAGAGTTTCCTGCAGTTAGGGAAGTTTATTAAGCTGATCTCGACATTAGTGTTAAATCAGCGTTTAGGCCTGGCAGTATTGCACTTGGAATTGATCATTTATCTTACATTTATATTCGTTAAATATAAATACGTAACTTAATACGTCTATACATTACTGTATAGATGTGACTATATCTTCATACTTACGTATGCTCTCCATTTCCGTTCTACTTAGAACGTACTCTACTCACTTATTTACGTTTTCGATAGTCGATGAAGTTTGTTCTAATTTATTTCTTCTAAATTTTATGAAAGATAAATTTTTATTATCTTTTTCTTTATAAATTAATTTAAAAATTTCTCTATCAGAATATTTATTTCTTATAAATTCATCGATAATTTTATTCTCATCAGATGAACGTCTTGGTTTTTGGTTATGTTTTATTTTATATTTAGAGGAAATATGTTTCCATCTCCTACCAATTTGAATCATATTTATCGTAGACTCTGTAATATTTGTAATTTTAGATATTTCTTTTTGCAACATTCCTTTTTCTAATAATTTACAAACCTCATGAATTTGTTCTTCAGTATATTTACTTAATGGATTATCAGATCCTTTTAATGAATAAGATAAACCTGTTTCCCAAGCATGTTTAGAATTTTCTTTAGGAGTAACCCATTCTAAATTCCCAACCCAGTTACAATCTTTAATACCATTAATATGATTCACTTGTGGTTTATTTTCCGGATTAGGAATGAATGCTTCTGCAACTAAACGATGAGTTAAAAATGTATAAGTCTTTGAATAACCACTTTCAATTCGTCTTAAATCAATATGCATATATCCTGTTTTACTTTTAGATTGGGCTAAAATATTATAATATAAACTATTTCTCACTTCTCCAATATTAGATACTTCATATATTGAATCTTCACCTCGTATCAATACTTTTTTCCATATTGGATTATTTATATCTTTAATATATTCATCTACTTTTTGTATTTCTCCTATTTGTAATAAATTATAATCTTTATTAAATAAAATATTACTATATTTATTATTCATATTATTATATAATTTAATAATATCTTTATCTTTCATTATTAATCACCTCCTTTCTATTATATTTTTAAATAATATTCAATACAATACTTCGCTGCTGATTGTCTTAAGCAGATATCCCAGCAGTTAACCCATTTTTATGAGTACAATATACTATTTCATACTCCATATATCTTCAAACATATTCGTTATATATGATTCTGTTTTAATACAGCTACACATTTCTGTATAGATGAGATCATATCTTCATACTTTCGTATGCTATGCATTTCCGGTATACTTATACCGTACTCCCATAACGGGATGATCGTTGAACTCTTATCCATTATTATAGATTATAAGCTGCTGATTGTCCATTTAGGATATTCCAGCAGTTAACATAGTTTAATCTCGGCAAATATTTCACCGAAACGAATGGGCGTAGAAGAATACCAACTCTTACCTTGTTTCTTTTTATGATTCTTTTCTGGCAAAGATTCATCATTAATAGATCCAGATGATCTTACACTGAAACCTTTTTCGCCACTTTGTTTAAGCAACATTGTATATTGATATCCTATACAATCATCACCTATATAAATATCTCTTCCCCATTTAGGTTTAGGCATAAATATATGATAAGGTTTTATTATATCTCCATACTTTTCATATACTTCTATTATAGCATCTCTTAATGAATATTCATCATTAAATGCTTCCCATTTAGTATATAACCCATTCTTTGTTATTAGTAGACCCTGATTATCTACACTTATACAATCCTTGATAAAATATTTCTTCTCTATCTTAGATAATGAATCATATATCTTTTCAAATTTATGTGTTTCATTCGGATTTAATATTCTTAAAACATCAAACATGAATTTCATTGCTTCTTCTTGATCTTCCATTTGAGAAGCATGTTTTCTTACTTTGTCTAATATGAAAGTAATAGAGCCTTCTATTATTACCATTGGAATAGTTCTATTAACTATTGCTAATGGATTAGATATCATATCTATTCTTTCACGTTTTCCTTTTGGATGTTCTACACCATATTCATCTTTTACGAATTCTTCAGTTAAATATGGCATCTCGTCGTCTGGTAATACTTTACAAACGACCGTTTTATTACCATGTCTCGATATGTTCACATATATTCGTTAGATATATGCAGTTTCTTATAAACTTCTAATATTTACATATTAGACCAGATCATATCTTTAATACGTTTTTAAACGTACAGAGCTATGCATTTCCGGTATACTTATACCGTACTCCCATAACGGGATGATCGTTGAACTCTTATCCATTATTATAGATTATAAGCTGCTGATTGTCCATTTAGGATATTCCAGCAGTTAACATAGTTTAACGTAGGCTAAAGTTCACCAACAATTTTTTTTCCAACATTGATATGTTCTTCTTTACATAATAGAATTTCTATCATGAAATTATTAAATACATTATCATTGAAAGCCCAAACGGCTTCTGTATCTAAATAATTCATTGCTAATCTTTTCCATCTGTAAATTTCTTTATCAATATTTTTAGATCCAGATTTAATAATCTTATTAGTAATCTTGAATACTTCTGTATAGAACCATCTAGCATCATTGTAATATTGCATAATTTGTTTATTAATTTTATTAATTTGGGTATTGGGTCTATTACAATAAACATTGATGTCAATAACTTTTCCAGATCCATAATAAACTTGATCAAGCTGTTCATTAATATGGGATAAGGATTGATCTCTTAAATCAGAAAATATTCTATTCTCTTTTATTGGTCTTACTGCACATAAAATATTATCTGTAATATAATCTCCTATATTAGGTAATCCTTGATAATAATCTTCAGTACCATACTTGTTTAATAGAATCATATTATCATCCAATGGAATAGTAATACTATTAACATTATTAGATATCATACGTTTAGCAAATGATTCTGATATCAGTATAGCATCATCTTGTACAGCTGGGTGTATTGCATGAATCAATCTTCCATTCACACCTATACCAGTATTATTAGATTCATCATAAGATGTAGATGCATTTAATCTAGTACCTTTTTCTACGGTATCACCAATATCAAGATTATCGATATAATCATTATTATACAGAAATCCAAAATTTTCAGTAAGATCTTCTACCTCTTTTCTCTCATATACCTTATATCTATCTTCTTTCTCATTATATAGAAAATATAAAGCAAAATGAGGTTTACCTTTCATCAATTGATTATATTTTTTACATATACCTATTACTTTATAATCCATATCAGTAATATTAATATATGAAGAATATAATCCAGTAACATTTTCTTTTCCATCATATAGAAATGGAAATTCAGGTTCATTGATAGTAAGATGTTGAGTATGATGTTTGATATTCATAGTACCACGCATAACATTATTACCACCAGTGAAATCACCCTGTCCTATCAATGCTAACTTCTTTCGAGAATTCATTTCTTGATTTTTCTTTTGAAGCTCATTGATAAGATTATATTTTTCTCTCATTACACATTACCCTCCTTATTTGAATTTAAAAAACTTATAAATATTTAGTTACAAAGAAAGAATATATAAATATTAAAAATAGAATTGGAAGAGAGGGGATTTACCCCTCTCAACCAATTCCAATTTTGTATCAGAGTCAATTAATGAATCATACTATCAATTTTAGTTTCCGAAGTTCAACCAAGATGGATTACCTTTGTATCCTTCTTGACCTGATAACTTAGCTGTATTCATATCAGCATCTGCTGCAGTAACAGTAGTAGGTTCAGTAGAAGTATAGAATACTGGAAGGTTACCAATGTTAGTACCTGTAGCTGAATCTGTAGGAACTGGACCAAGAGTCTTATTGAATCTTGATGGATCTCCTTTAGAGTAAACAGCGTCACCCAATTCAGGATTGAAGTTAAGTGAGTTAGATACTATTCTATATTGTTTTAGCAAGTCATTTGCGATAGCATTTATTATAGGTGATCTATAAACAACGCAGTTGAATTGTACGTTGTAAGTTACGTTATCATGAGTTCCGCCTTCATTCATATCCAATATAGGAGCTTGTTCAATTCCTTTTGGATAGCAGTCAGCCAATAGTACAGCTCTTTCAACTTGAGCACCTGATCTATCATGAACAACATAAATGAATTCCGCTGTATGATTTGCTTCATTAAAATCTATACCTTCATCTGGTTCTCCAGCTCTCTTGAATAGACGTTTACCTTTACCATCAGCTCCAACTCCACCATTTATCCAGCCACCATAAGTAGCAAGCCCAGAGTTTTCATCACCGATAGCATTCATCCATCCATCAATAGTTGTGAATACAGGAGCACCATCTAATTCATATAGACCTATAGTAATTTCAGTTGTAGATTCTTTAGTAACAGTTGGAGTATTAAATTGTCTTCCTGCAAATCCACCTTGTATAGGAGTACCTGCAACATCAAGAGTCTTAGCTCCAAATCCTGTTACTGATCTATTCATATATTCAAGCATATGTTTAAATTGAACGAATAATGAATCAGAAGAATACATACCAGCAGCTCCACCACCAAACATAGTGGAAATAGCTATTGGAGATCTTACCATAAATAGTCTTCCAAATCCATTAAGCATTGGAGAATAGTTTCTCAATGCATGGTGGGTAGCATTTGTACCACCCACGAACATACTGTATTTAGTCAAATCTGGAGCATCAAATTGTCTACTACCAGTTTGAGAAGTTATAACACCTTTGATAGCCATTGTTAGTTACCTCCGTTTCCAGAATAATCAGGACGTTCTATACCTATTTCAAGTATGATTCTCTTGATTATATCTCTGAATTTAACTGTGCAGTAGCAATGCATTATCATTCTTTCTTGTTCCCATTCATTTGCATCAAAGTGAATGTCAATATCTTGAACCATAGTTCCTATCCATGGTCTATATATTTCCATTTGAGTATCAGTAAAGCCTTTTCTGATTTCAGGTTCATTCCAGTTATATAGATAACCTTGACAAGCTTTATCCAATCCCTTCTTCAATGTATTAAGAACACGAACGTTATTTTCTTCAAGCAATGCAGACGCATCCAGTTGTCTTGTATTTTGAACAGCTCTTTTTACTATTCTTCCTTCATCAGAAGTAATATAGTAATTTATTCTTGCTTTGTATAATCTTTCTTTGACATCCCAGTCTATGAGATCTATATTAGGTTTAAATGAATCTCTTATCATATCACCAGACTTAGTCCATACAGTTGAATTTTGTATAGCATTAAGTTGAGCATATGAATAAGTGAATGGTTTATTTAGACCTTCTCTCATTATATGTGGAACAAGGTTCTTTGCAATAAAGTATGTTGCAGTAACTTGTATTTTCTTTCTTGATATAGGATCAAATATAGAATAATATCCAAGATCTATTGATGTTGCTCTACCTTGGAATTCTTCCATCATATCCAATACAGAAAGTAATTCATAGTTAACTCCAACTGTCTTAATTCCAAGAAGACCGCAGTCAAGATAAATTGAGCCACCAGCTCCAAGAGATTTATCTACTGTCATACCATTCTTATTTCTGAATTGATTCAAATCATATATAGCAGCTTTAACGTTAAGATCATTGAATAGTAGAGTTTGTTTTTTCTTAACGAGAATAGTCAATGCTTGATAATCTTCTGTAGTAAGTACAGTTGAATTACCATACATTTGAGCAACTTCATCAGTTACATTAAGATTTGAATCTGAAGTCATATTGTAGTTAGCATCGAATATGAAATCTATATCAACTCTTGCCGGAGAAAGTATTTTTCTATCCTTCATACCACGGAATGCTTTAACATATTCTCTAGAGAGAAGTAGTTTAAGTTCAGCTGCAGTTGGAGGTCTTGTTACACTATTTACAGTAATTTCTTCAAAATCCCCATCGTGCCCACCGTCAAAATACATACCGTAGTTCTTAGTAACATCTACACCATCATATTGATCAGCATCTATAGCTTCTTCAACACCTTCATCATATGTGATATCACCAGTATTAGTATCAACAGCTGTTACAGTATATCTCCACCTCTTTCCATCATGAAGAGCATCTGCCATTACTAAACATTGGAATCCAACAGCTACTGTATTCCAATCTGATTTATTAGTTGGCTTAACAGATCCTGGAGTTGTAGGAACTGTAAATTCTGGTGATTTATATCTTCCTTCAGGTTTTATAGTATAATTTCTGTAATAAGGAATTAATTCTCCTGAACGAGTATTCAGTCTTTGTCCATAGAGTGGATCAAAGCCGTCTTCATTCATAGCTTGAGCAAATTCAAGATCTTCTACATCTTTTTTAGTAGAATTATTTGCTCTTATATAAGCATCATTTTCTTTTACTATTGATTTGTAGAAATCATAAATCTTTTGGAAATTATCTTCCAATGGCATTATATGAACTGGGCATGATCCAGTTGTATATTGATCCAAAACATCTGATATTAGAGTAGACATTTCAAATCTTGTAGTTTGATATATTGAACCAGAAAATACATTTGTTATTTTGGAAACGTTTGTGTTGTCAAGTAAAGAGAAGTTATACATCTTTAGATTGTATTCTCTCTCGGATTCAGCATCTCTAGATATAAACATAGAGTAATTGTTTCCATATTTTCCTCTACCTATTGATCTTATATACATTAGAGGAAGTTTCATATATCCTGTAGATACATCAGGTTTATCAACTGTTAGATGTTCACACATAGTTGTTATATCAACATCATCTTTTGCACCCTGTGTTACAGTTGGTTTCTTAGCATATTCCAATGTGTATTTTATTTCAAGTCTATGCTTACCTGTCTCTTGATTTTTATCATCAAGAATTTTTCCTTTTCTATAATGAGCTACAAGTATTAGATTGGCATAAGTAGCATTATCTGGTAATACTCTACAAAACCAAACATTTGTGTTGCCGTTAAACAATACATCGGCTTGAAGAGAAGATTGACCATATTTTTTGAAATTAGGTTTTCCGAATATTTTAGTCTTTACCTTCTTATCAGTTAATCTTACGAATGTATTGTCAATACCTTTATCGGCAGCAGTAACTATAGCTGTAGAATAAGGTAGCATATCCGAAGGTGGGCTAGCCACTGTCTCATCATAGAATGTTCTATCTTCTATGACGGTATGCACATGTGGATGTGCGTAGTATGGTATGATCTGCAATGTAAAATTGTCTGCCATATTATTACACTCCTTTTCTATTATTTTTAAATAATGAATTACTATAGCAAATTGACTATAATTAATATCATGTTGCGAAATTTCCATTAGTAGTGTATGATTTTTTCCAATGGAGATTCAGGTTCCTTAACGTTTTTAAGATTATTATTAACACCATTTGAAATCATGGCTGCTATATCTTCATATACCATTCCAGAAAATGTTGAAAGATTTTTAACTACTTCACGAACATTTGCAGTATAATAATCATAACCATCTGGATCAGTTTGTTTACCATAATATTGACCATAACGTTGATTATGATTATGAGGATTTCTATATATAGTAGCTAAAATCATTTCATATATCTTAGATGGTACTTTATATGATATTCCAGAAATATCTAGATTCTTCCACCATACATCCAATACTTGTTCATAGTTTAATGTTTTAGGAACTTTTCCTGAAAGCACAGTATATAAAAATTTATTTGCTATATCTCTTCCTTTAGTAACAGATTGATGCATTATATATGAGCCATCTAAATATTGGAGAGTCAATACTTTTAATCTCTTACCTTTTACATCAATTTCTTCTTTCTTGGTCGAGTAGACCATCAGGGTTATACCAGTAGGAATATTCAATAATTTCACTGGATTAGGAGTTCCATCCTTTTTAAAATTTCTGATATATAATAATCCAATTGTATCTATAGTAGCTCCTTTATTTTCAGCTATTGGATCTTTATCATCAAAATAATATTCTGGAATATAAATTTCAAGATATTCATTAGCATATAATTTACTATTTTCTGCTCTTATCATTCCCATTATATCACCTCTTTCAATAATTATTCAATTGATCAAAAAATGATGATTCTATATTCACAGTATTATCGAATGGATTAGTATTGGAATTTTTATGTTTCGAATATAGACCATCTTCAATAAAATCAAACCTATTTACAAGTTGTCGTATTTTAGATTCTTCTAATCTAGCATTTTCAAAAACTTCTTGTTCATATGATTGATGATTAGAATTTAGTGTATTAACATATACTGCATTTCTATGATCTGACAGGTCTGGATGATCTTCTACTGTAGAATCAGATAATAGTGGATTATAAATACGAGTAATTCCAAAACGTTCTAAATTGTCGCCATTATGATAAATATAAATAGCATGAAGATATGACATCAAACAGTCGTCATGTTGTCCTTTATCAGCTTCAATTCTACCAGTAGATGTACGTATAAGTTTACAAATATCATCTACTAAATATTCGCTATTTATAAGATCTTTTGCTTCAGCTATATATTGGAAGAATAATTCAAACATAGCTTTTCTTACTTTAGCATTTAGATAAGTACCATATTTTTTATAATCCGGATTAAGTTCTTTTAAAGATTGATCACTTTCTTCTACAGTCATTTCATCTATTTGTTTGTCAGTTTCACTCCAATACAAATTACTTCTGATATCAGATTCTAATATCATTTGTATTAAGTAAATACCCATGCTATTTCGTTCAGGTATTAATACACATTTAGGTATATGAACAGTTACTAATTCTATTAGCATATCCATTGCACGTGGTCCACTTATATATGGAGATTTAAATTCAGCCGCTATTTTTAAATTATATGGATTTACTATAGTGACAGAAAAGTTATCTCCGCCACCACCACCAGCTGGGTCAATACCAACTAAATATGGAATATCTTCATTAAGATCTTTTTTAATTCCCATATATTCACCAGCACCATGTTCATACAATAATAATTTCCATTTATTGCATAGGATAATATCATTAGTAGATTTTTTCATATTAGAAATTAAATATTCTAAATCTTCTGGAGATATTGGAGAATTATTAGATCCTCTAAGTCTTTGTAATAAGATTTCTCTTCTTATTGCCATCTTATCACCAGAAAGTTTATATTGATCTAATACCCAATCGTATGATTTTCGTATTTGATAATATTGATATTCTATATAGAATACATTCATTACTTCTCTTTCTTTTTTATCTTGAGAATTATTATATGCTTCCTTATATGTGGATTTATAATCTTCCAATTGTTCAGGAGTCATATCATATATTTTTTCACTCCATGGTATCATAGATTGAATAAGAGGTAAAGCATCTCTACCTACTTTTGTATCAAGGTTTCCCAGTTTGTTCAAACAATATCGCAACTATTGTTTCTGTTTAATACAGCTGACATTCACATGCCAGTTCAGACTATATCTTCATCCAATAAAATGATATTATATTGGAGCAACGCACTTCCATTCAAAGGATTTTCACCTACTGTCGATTAGCATTACAGCCGTACTCCTGAAGACGAATCTCACGTCCAAAAGGGATAGTCGTTGAAGTTTTATCTATTAATATAGATAATTACTTGCATGGCTTTCTCCATTTAATATATTTTCACATTACATCATATTACTATGATGGATAGTAATATTAAATTTTGGAGCCTTCCCAGCAGTTCACGTTGTAGTTGTTGATAGATGTTACCATCTACCCGCCCATTCATTTATCATTAAATTTTGTAATTCTTCAAATGTCAATTCTGAAACACATTTTAGAGTTTTAAATTTCTTCATTTGTTTTATTATAGCTGAATATAGATTTGGATTTTCAATTTTTGTTTTTATTCCATATACTCTACAGATGTCTTTTATAGAATAATTTTGAGCAACCATTTCCCCAATTATATATTTATTCAATTTATGATCTTGACGATTTGAAAGATGGAATGGTTCAAAATAATTTTTACTTACATCGAGCCATACATTCCCATTTGCAATTCGTCTGATTATTTCATATAATTTTCCATAATCAGAATCTGTTATTAAATATCCCATTAGTTCTAATATTTTATGAGGATTCTCTCCAGCGGCTAAATATTTACAAATCTCATGAACTTGATCTTCTGAAAATCTACTTGAATTATATTTTTCCCTTTCAATATTTTCAGGAGCATTTTCAAATATTTTATCCGTAATATGAGTCCAAGCTTTACGATGCACAATACGAAATATAGATGAATAATATTTATTATAATCAACATCATTTGTTTTAATTCCAAGAACGTGCATTATTTGAGTAATATTTTTTCCCGTAGTATATAATATAGCAGCTGCTTCTATTTGGTCTTTATTCAATAAAGAAAGATTAGCTGTAGATCGTTTCATATCAAATACATAATCAGGATCATAATCATATAATTTCACTATATCTAATCTAGTCTCTTTTTTTCTTATTGAAACTAAGAACCGATAAAACGCTTCATTCTTTTTATTACCTCTTGGACCCATCTCAGTATTTTTTATCTTTCTATAAACTTCTATTGGAGAATAATTATATTGCTCATACATCTCACATATTTTATGAACTAATTGATCTGGATAAAATTGTAAATTAGATATATTCCATTGACCATTTTCAAATGCCCTTTTAAGATTCTCTTCTACAGATACCCATTCTAGATTAGTATAGTGATTATTCAATTTATTCCCATCTAGATGATCCACAGTTAATTTTATATCTCTATCCTTTTCTACAAAAGCATATGCTACAAGTCTATGAGCTTTAACTGATATTCCTTTAATACGAAATTGCCTATATCCTTTTTTAGTAATTGTACCAGATATGATTTTATCAGTTATAGGATTATATAATTCACCATATTCTGATATGAAATATATATTTCCTGTAAAACCTGGATATTCAACTTTTCTAAATCTAACATTGTTTCTTTCATTAACATTCATTATTCTTTCTTCGAACATAAAAAATCAATCCTTTCATATATTATAATTTTTACAATATATGTAAAGGTGTAAAAAATAATTATTACTTTTATACAAAATTTAATCCTTGTATTGGCGTGCAACTCATTAGTCTTGCGAATGGCAATCCAGCTCTTGCTGCATTCTCAGAAGCTGTTTTAAACAATGGAGCAGAGTTACTTAGTATATCTCCAATGAATGGCGTATGTTCGACCTCGTCGTACAAAATCACGCTCCCAGAACTTCCGCGACCCATACCTTCTGCATGTGATAGCGAAGACGGCTTTGGATGAATTACCAAATCATTATTTCTTAATTTATTTTCTAATATTTCAGTAGAACCTCTTGCTTTCCTTTCTTTACCATCTTCATTAATAAATCTTCTGAATTGAATCCATTCTGGTAATAATTCTATATCTGATCTAAGATGAGCTAAGTTACGTTTTGTATTTTCTGTTTCTTTACCAAAAAAATGCATGTGCATATTTTTTGAAAATTGAAATGCCCATTGTATTGGACCAGATATTGTTCCAGTAGTCTTATATGTTTGACGAGGTTGACAAAGACAATTGTCATAGTGTCTTTCAAAGCACCACATCATTGCAGCTAATCCTCTATGAAGACAAAATTGAACTACCCCAGCATCGGTTCTTAATCTTACTGCAGTTCTTACAAAGTACCACATATTATGCATATACTCTTGCATAAAAGCCATTACTATATTCTTATTAATATTTTTATCAAATGGATCTATATCAGCTAACATAGGATTTTTGATCTCTAACATGAAATAGTAATTCTCAATGGATAACTCCTTTAACTCTCTGGCAGTTATTACAAATGACGGATTATTTGTCATTGAAAAATCATAATACTTTCCATTTATCTTTTTTATATCTGCCATCACATTCTCCTTTCTCTATATAATAAAGTTTAATTAATGGGTGTTATCTTCAAACAGATTGCATATATATTATCTATATAGAATAATATGGAAGGAGGAGTTTATATTGTATATTACTAAATTAGGAGAAAAAGTTAATGGAGGAATTTATAAAGGTGATAAGACTTTTATAAATGATTATCCGGTAACCGATAATACTATATTAATGATGAAAGGAGATGATCTTAATCAAGTTATAGGAATACTATATGGCAGTACTGTTTTGTATAATAGAGGTTCTGAATACAAAGCATGGAATATAGAAGTATTCGATAATAATAATCGAATGATAGAATTTGATATGTCTAAAGATAGTTGTGTATTATTTGATGATTATATTATCGAAAAAGAAAAATTAAAAGATCTGATAAAAACAGTAGTAGAGGGGAATTAACCCCCTCTACATTTTTTTAATTTTCTTGTGCTAACTTTCTTTCAGTCCATATCATACCGTAGTCAATTAATACATATGAGTTATTATTTATAAATATATTTCCATAGTGTAAATCTCCAGGATAGAAATTTTTATAACCCAAATTTGTAAATTGTTCTTTTAATGCTTCCTTTAATAAATCAATAGTATTTCTACTTATCTCCCATGCACTCTTTTTTTGATCTTCGATATTTTCCATTTCTATTATTAAAGAATTTTTACTGTGATATTGAATCTCAGCAAATCTTAATTTTAAACCTTTTGGATCATCTTCAACTTCAAAATTATTACGGTCTTTTACTATGTTCCAAATTTTAATTTCCATTTTATTTCCAGATACACCAAATCCATTGAAAGGAATTTTTAATACATAATTTTTATTTTTTGGGAAAAATACTAATCTTCCCGTTCCACGTTTCATGTTTATAGTTTCTCCCAAATCTCCACTGTATGCAGTAATAATATTAAGTGATATTGCGTTATAAGATATATTTGATTTAATCATATTTTCTACTAATATAGATAGAGTTTCTAAATCATCTATTGTGCTAAGATAATCATAATCTAATAAATACATATCTGTGAATGAATTTTGTATTGTATTTACCAGATGTTGACATGTAAGAAGTTGAGTTTGTATACCATCAAGATGGATTATAAATTCACTATCATCAGTATCATTAGAAATAAATTTTTCTGTATACTTATCTACATATTCATTCATTTCTTTCATATACTTATTTATTTCTTCTAACTTATTCATTGAAATATAAAATATTTCATCACTATCATTAATAAATTTTTCCATTTCTTTATTACCTAATTCCTGACATTTTGTTGCTTCATCTAAATTCTTTTCATAAACAGCTTTCATAGCAAGTAAAGCGTATTTCATTGTATCACCTTTAAGGAATGCTGCTCCATATGGTCCAACAAGATTTTTATTTACTTCTACTTCTTTACCCGTATTTTTTTAAAAAGAATTTAAAAGGTTTATGTTTAAAATGAGAACGTATTTATTGTGTAGTTGTCATACCATTTGTTCCATTATCAACGATATTAACTTTTACTGATATACCCACATTTTGTTTATCTTTTTCAATATCTTTAGCAATATATTCTTTGTTTGATTTTGGCTTTGATACTGGTTTAGCTGTTGTTTGTTTAGATGAAGCTTTATTATCTAAACCCATTTCTTTAGCTATTTCATCCATAGATTGTTTTTCCTTATTAAATAGATTCTTTATAAAATCTATTACTTTTTGAAATGCTTTTACAATCCATCCAATTAATTTTTTAATCATTCTAATTAGTTTACTAATTACACCTTCTTTAGGAGTAACATTAGCATCTGCTTTTCCTTCAGCATCTTCTTGTAAAGCTTCGTATAATTCCAAACTAGTATCTTCAAAATATAATTCTGGATAATCTATTAATGGATCTACATTAAAATTTTCGAAAATATTCATATCATTCAATTCCTTTCTATTATATATTATAATATTATGATAAATAAAAATTTATATTATAGGAGGCGTTAATAATGTTAAAAAGTATTTTGTTTACACACACGGATTTAGATGGAGCAGGGTGTAGAATAATATTCGAATTGGTAAATATGGATAATATCAAGGGAGAAGATTATTTAGTATTAAATTGTGATAATAATACCATAGACGAAGATGTTATGAATTGTCTTGATATTAATAAAGATATTATAAATGAAGATACTCATATATGTTTTGCTGATATAGTAGCACATGATGAAACATTAATCTATTTAAAAGATAGATATAAAAATATATTTATATGGGATCATCATATTACAAATTATCCAGCTCAACTTATAATACCATCAGCAACAATAATTTCAGAAACTCCTTTAGGAGTAAAGGAATCTGGAACTAGTTTAATTTATAAACATTTTATGGAACAATCATTTCTGACTCCAATAAAAATATTTGATAAAAATTATAATCAATCATTGATAAGTGAATTTGTCGATACTATAAGATCATATGATACGTATGAATGGAAAGAGACTAATAATATGAAAGCAAAAGAATTAGTTACACTATTCTTTCTATTAGGAATGGAAGCATTCTGTAAAAGATATGTAGAAAAATTATCTTCTGATAAAATAGGAGAAGAATTAATATCTTCGAATGATATGGATTTTGTTAAAGCTAAATTGGATAACGAACAAAAAATAATAGAGAATATTAGTCCAGATGATGTATTTCAAATTAAATTAGATGGATATAATGTAGCATTCTTATTAGGTGGACGAGGAGCTAATATAAGTGAGCTATCATATCAATTCTTACAAAAATATCCAGAGTTTGATGTATTTGCAGCTTTCTTATTAAATGATAGAAATAAAATATCTTTTAGAAGTGTAAAAGATGATGTTAATGTATCTGAATTAGCAGCAAAACTCTCAGGAGGGGGTCATCAAAAAAGTTCAGGCTTCACTTTACCAAATGATATTATAATTAATATAGCTAATGTAATATTTGATTATATGAAAGAAAAAGTAAATTAATAGAGAGGGGTTCTTCCCCTCTCTATATATTACCATTCATATCCTGGAGGATATTTAGTTTTATCAATTAGATCAGTATTCTTTTTTTCTATTTTCACAGCCATTATGTTTTTATAGCATTCTAATAGTTGTGAATGTATTCTTGTTAATTGTGGTTTTGTATGAGGCACTAAGTATTTTTTAGATCCTACCTCAAGTAATTGAATATACCATTCTACTATTTCGATTTTTCCTAAAGTGTATGAAGCTAACATCATCTTATCATTATTATCTTCAATACAATCAGTTTCAATAGTAATATATGCTATTAGATCATTAGGTATCTTTTTTAATTTTTTAACACCAAATTTTTCCGTTACATATTTTAATTCAGCATTAGTTTCTTTATTCATTGATATTTTATCAACTTGATAATCTTCCCATCTCTCTATAAATGCTTTTATATCATTATCAAAATCGCCATTGTATAACATTTCAATACTTTCTTTTATAGAAGATGCTTTATTATCTTTAACTTCTTTGGAAAGATTTAATAGTATATCTGATAAATCTTTAAGAATTTTTGATTGTTCATTTTCTGGATGTTTATAATCATTAAAAATATTCTTGACGAAATTTGTTATCACTCTTATATCTTTCTCATCATGAGTAAAAGTTTTACTATTACTAATTTGAACTTCATCAAATACAAATATAGCCATCAATACAGTTTTAGGAATCATAGATAATTTATCACATAACAGGAATCTAGTTCTTCTATCCATCTTTTGTACTTCTTGAAAAAATAGATTAAAATATTTTAATGATTTCTTTTCATAATACAATAGCATATTTTTAATAAACTTTACAAACTCTTCAGTATTTTCTAATTTTTGATTAAATATATCTGGAGATATTTTTATATCTATAGACGGCTTACTATGAAGAAAACCGTTTAAAGATTCTCTACCATAAATAAATCTTTTTATAACTTCTTGATTATATTGAGGAAGTTTGAATGTAATAGTTCCTTTTTTCTTATTATCTAAACTAAATCTAACTTCATTGAATGAAATATTCCATGGTCTAATCAAATTCTTAGTAACTATATTAGATAGTAATTTCATACTATTATCATTAACTTTTTTATTAGGAATATCCTTATAAAAAGATTGTAATAGATTCGATCCTCTTTCTTCTAAAGATTTCATTCTACTACTATTAGTAGCTTCAGTAATTATTTCTTTCTCTTTTATATTTTTATCAAAATATTCATATAATTTTTTAGAATATTCTGGAGATAATTTTATTTCAATACTATTATCAGTATCTTCAGATAAAGATAATTCTTTACATGGATTTTCTATATTAAAAGATTCATTAAATGATACTATCTTTTGAAAAGCTTGATTTTTCATATTAATTAATTTATCATCATATGATTCATCGTATGATGTAATATTGATACTACCAGAATATGATTCATTAATCTTTTTTAATACTGCGGATCCAAAAGTTTCATCACTAATATTTGTATTATCAAAGATATCATATCTTTCTTTAAAAGATTTAAAATTTTCATCTATTTTATTATAAATATCAGATATAGTATCTTTTAATCCAGATGGCAATTCATTATATTCTACGAGTAGTACATCATAGCTTTCTTTTATATTTTCTTCTTCTACATCAAGAGAATTCCATATTTTTCTTGATAATGAAGAATTTAGCCATATATCAAATCCTTCATATTTTTTAGATTTTTCATATTCGGAAGTTAGTTCAACCTTATATTTCTTTCTTACAATTTTACGTATCTTTTGATAAACCTCTGTCATTAATTTACGTATATCTTTACTAGTATCAACATGATTTGTTACTTGTATCATACACGAATATTTATTTTTCTTTTTATACACCATTACAGATGATACATTCGTTTTATCAATTGGAAGTTTAATAAATTCATAAATATTCTTTTTATTCAATTCTTTATATTTTTTAAATACTCTTAGTACAGTATTTCCTATTAATGTATTAATTGATTGAATATCTTTATATATCGATGGATCTAAATCTTTCAATGATGCTTGTTTTGTTTTATTAGCCATATATATTTCTCCTTTCTAGTCAATTGATTATACACTTGTGATTTTCTAAGTAATATTCATTAAATATATTTTGAGAAAATAGAAAAAGAAATATAGTATCCGGGAATTCCCGGATACTATAAATATTTTTAACATATAAAAGGAAATATATTTTTTATTAATCTTAAGCCCAAGGAGCTCCTGTAACCGGTGGTCTTTGTGGTGCTGTTCCGTAGATTCTTTCACTGTTAAGCATAACAAGTTGAGCTTGTATACCTTGAATAGATATAGTCTTGAATCTTGAAGTAGCAGTAACGATATTGTATGCTCCACCAGGTGCTGAAGTTGATTGGTAAGCAGTTTGAGATTGTGAAGTAAACAAGTGAGAAGTATATTTCAAATGTCTGAATGAAGCATGTTCTCCATCTGTTGGATATCCATATATATGAAGTATTAGCTCTCTCTTGTTTGTAGGTTGAACAGGGTTAACTGTATAAGCATCATAAAGGTTAGTAGCAACAACTCTTACGTTAGCTCCCATATCAGTAGCAAAACCATAAGAGTTATTTACAGTTATACCACCTATAGTTGAACCTGATTGAGTTTTCCAATTGATAAATTCAGCTATTATTTGAGTAGCCATTGGGTTACCAACTATAATGAATGACAAATCTTCAAGCTTAGTCAATTCAGTTATTTGATGTATTATAGCCTTTATTTGGAATTGGACTGCAGTAGACATATATTTGTATGGATCTCCTGCAAAGTTAGGAACCATAGTTGCTGGACTAAGATCAACTTTGTGAACTTGTGCAACTGATTCAAGTTTCCATGTATCAGTAGTTATACCATTATATTTCTTAAATTCATCATTCAAGAATTTGATAACAGTCATACATTCTTGCATTTCTTGAGTCTTAACTATTTCATCTACCATTCTATTGTAGTAGTTGATATCCAATAGAGCAGCCGCGTCTTCTATCTCTTCTATAGAGAATGGCATATTCCATCTTGGACCATCTTCGATAGTGAATCTCAATAGATCTCTTTTTTCTCTTACAGATACTGATCTAGTATTCTTTTCATTTGATAGATAACCTGAGAATACAACGCCAGTTACTTGACCTTTAGTTGCAGCAAGAGTTACAGTACCATTCTTGAAATCAACTTGTCCAACTATTGTATCTTCTATTGTAGTACCATTGTGAACAAAGTTAAGCTCACCATTAACAAGAGTACCATTAGAAGCAAATTCTACTGTTATACCATTTCCTCTTAGAGGTATTTCATTACCTCCAACTTGTACAGCTACTATCTTGAATTGGAATGAAAGTTGATCTACTCCTGGAACACCATGAGCAAATGATATGATATCATATTTGTACAATCTTCCATGAGCATCCAATGGTACTATTGTATTAGGTATTTCAAGACCTTTAGAAGCTTGGAACACTTTTTCCCAAGTACCATCAAACATACATTTTGGATATTCATATTCTTTATCAGTTTGATTATCAACAAGATAAGTTGTTCTAATATGTTTAGTTATATTAGGAGACTTAACTGTTTCTACTTCTATTATATCTTTCAATATAGAAGAGAAGAATTGTTTAACCAATACTGGGAATTCCAATGTAGCTATAGGAAGGAATCCTATTATTGAAGCAGATTCTGTATATGATCTAACTTTAGTATCCCAGAATGTGTTAACATTTTCAAATATTGATTGTATATGTGGATCATTAGTTGATATATTTTTAAAACCTTCAATAACAGGTTCCAATAGATCTTTCTTATAGTTTTCCATAAATGTTTTATCACCAATCATTTTTTGGAAATCTTTCTTTATATCTACGCCCTCTTCATCTCTATATTTTTCAGCAAGATTTTCAAAATGTTCATTGAAAGTTATTGATCCTTCTTCCATAAATGCTCCAAAAGAAGATTTTGGAGTGGTAACGCCATTTCTTTGACGATCACTTGCTGATTCATAAAACCAGCCGGCTGAATTTTTAGTCATAATCGATTTCTCCTTTACATAAATTATATAATTTTTTAATTCCACGTGTAATCTTGAGTAACAAGTAGAGAATTACAATATAGTTAGTCAGCATCTCTTATACCTTTACTAACTTTCTTGTCAAATGATTCATTTAATAAAGCCATCAAATTTAAGCATTTATTATAGAATAATAAGTTTTTTGAATAATTTTCATTAAGAAATATATTAGTAAGATACATACGTATATTCTCATCGAGTTTTGTATATGATGTGCTAATCTCACCTATATCTTTTGTTACTACACGTAATACATCATTATTATTTTTTAATAATGAAATTTGGTTTCCAAGTGTTGTAAGCATAGATAAGAAACGTTGATAAAGTTGTTCATTTAATATAGCTGATACTTTACCGGAAAGGTTATCTACATTTATTTCTGGTTTCTCATCTTCTTGTGGTTGTTGATTATTTTCATCTTCATCAAATCCACCTTCTTCCTCACCGAAATTCTCATCCAGATCTGGTGGTTCATCCATTGGAGCATCATCTGCTCCTGTATCATTTAAATCTGGTGGAGGATTATCTTCAGGAATATCAGGTGGGGGATTATTTGCATCATCTTCTGGTGCTTCAGTTAAATATTTTAGAAAATAATTTTCCGACAAGTTATATCCCCCCTTTTACTTTAATAAATGAGTTTAGATTATTTTCTTCCATTGTTTACCGCCACCAACTCTGAGAAGTTTTTTATTCATTTCATTCTTAAATCTCATAAGTTGATATTTAGCTTTAAGATCTTGCTTTCTATCAGCATCTTGGATCTTCTCATCTATTATTTCTATTTCAGTTTTTAATTCACCTATCATTTCATTTCTTAATCTAAATTCTCTACTACCAGCAGTAGCTTTTCTATATATTGATATCAGTAAGAAAATCGGATTTAATAATATTCCGGCTTTCAATAATGATCCATTTTTTATCAACCATCCTATTGCATGGAAAAGATTTTTACGTGCATGAGGATCAGCTAATTTTTCTTTAGCTTTAGTCTCATCTTTATCACGCCAATTAGATATCATATTATTAACCCATTGAGACATTCTTTTGAATGGTTTAGGAGCAGCTCTACCAGCATTTTGAACATCTTGAACTTTTTTCTTCATTCCTTGTTGATGTTTACTTATTTCTCTATCGATATCAGTCAAAGTATCTTTTATAGGATGATCTGATTCTGGTCTATCATTATCAGCATCACCTACAGATTCTTTTATTGGTTTAAATCTAGCCAACTCTTGTTCAAGATGATCTATAATTATTTTAGCATATTTTGGATTCTTTAAAACGCTTTTATACATTCTTATAGCTTCTTTTAATCTTAATGGAATTTCGTGATAATATTCTTTTCCAGTAGCAAATTTATTAGTTAAAATTTTCATTATTTCATCAGGAATTTTCCATTCTGCAAAAGTTTTAAAATCAATATCTTTCAATTTACTTTCATCTGGATATCGTCCAGTACAAGCTTTTGTCAATTCTTTTGGATCAAGTTTTATAGCTTCATTGGCTATCTTTTCTGGTTTTAAATTATAATATCCATAACATGTAAATTCAGAAAAATATTTTAATTTTATATTATCATCGTTTAACTCTATTGCAAGTGTAGATAATAAATTTGACATTTCTTGGATTTTAAAAGTATAATCAATCCAGTCTTGTTTTGAAATTTGATCTAATGTTAATACGTGACCATATTCATGAGTTATTACCATTTCAACATCTTTTGGAGTTTTTACATTTTTTGAAAAATATTTGGTATTTATTAATATAACTTTTTTAAATTGTGTTGGATCTTCTCCAGAAAAACTAGAAGGAACAAGTTTTAATGTTTTACCTCTGAGAAATTTATCAATTTGATCTTGATTAACTTCAGCACATATAGCTCCACCATCCACATCCGAAACATTTTCTGAATCAGTAAAATATATTTCAGCATTGAATTTACTTCTCAATTTATTAACGATATTTTTTATATCGTTTTTAGATAATGATTGTATACCAGATTCCAATATTGATTCTACATATTCATTTTTATTTTCAATTTTAGATTTATTATTATTTAAATCTATACCGAATAAAACATTTGGTTGAGGTTTTACAAATCCTGGTTTATCCATCATTTGAAGATTGTATAGATTCTTTTTCCTGAATACAAATGTTTTTATTTTATTCATTACTTTATTAGAAACATTTTTTATTTTATCCATTAAGCCTTCCTGAAAGCAGTAATCGTCATCTGGATCTTCATAAGATTCTTTTATTTGTTTAGAAATAGATCTTGTCAACATATAAATGCATTCTTGTAAAGTATTATAAGGTTTTACATACATGGCAGCATTGATAGTTTTATTTATATTTTCATTTTTATTAGATTCAATCGTAGATTTAATCCTTTTTAATGTTCTATGATATAAGCCATCATAATATTCAACATCTTCATCCTTCATATTTAATTTAGGTTTAATTGCAGAATATTCTTTTTCTATTTTAGCTACAGCTTTTTCGATATTTACATCATTAGATTTAACCCCTTTAGCTTGTTTCCATTGATTATGATATAGCGTAGATATTGAATGAACTGATTTAGTAGCTTTATAACTTGGAATAGGTTCAACTTCTCCAACTTTATAAGTTATTGCATCTTTTGGAGTTTCAGTCATTTTAGCTGCTATTTGTTCTCTTACTTTAACGGGATACATGTAGAAAGTAGTACGTTCTTCTCCAAGTTTTTCATCTTGGAATTCTTTGGGAACTTTGAATCTTGTAGTATTCGAATTACTTCCAATAACACCAATGGTAGTTACAGAATCTAATCTTTCTTTAGTATCCATATCAACGATTGCTTTTACCATAGATTTAGATGAGAAATCATTACTACCTTTTTTATTTATATTTTTTATGGTATCTTCATCTATTTTAAGATTTCTAAATTCCCTATTAGCATGGTCTCCCACTTGTTTAACATCTTCAGGTTTTAAATCAAATATTATTTTTATCAAGTGACCATTTTTAATATTTATAGCCATTCTAAAAGCTGATTTTAAACTCCCATGAGATGCTTCACTAAGATAATCATCAAAAATATTAAGTTGCCAAGCTTCTTTAGCAACAGAGGTACCATTTGATGTATTATGTGAATTAACATGTTTAACAGAGTGATTATCATGTCTACTATTATCCTTATTAAATGAATTTTGATTTTTATTCAAAGAATTATTATAGCTATAATAATAGTAATTATTAACTGCTTGCTGTTTTAATGATTCTTTATCCTTTACTTCACTTTCTTCATCATCCTCTTCTTCATCTGTTGTTGATGTTGTATCATCATATGATGAATTATCTGCAGATGGACGTTTATAATCTTTATAATCATACACATCATTACTATCTAAATTATCTACTGTTGAAGATTTAGGTTTATCTTCTTCACCCCATGAACTCATATCATGATTATTTGAAATATATCCAGGAGCCTTTCCATTCTTTTTATCAGTAGTATTAGAAGCCCACGTAGATTCTTCTTTAGGCATATCATTGGGAAGTAATTGTACTATATCAGCATCTCCTTCTCTATAATATGATTCAGATAATAATCTATACAGATTTAATATTTCATCTTTTATTATTGAAGCTTCTTCCGAATATACATCATTTAGAGAATATAATTTATACTCTTTAAAGAATATTAAATTTTTAATATTTTCATATTCTTCATCAGAACATTCGAATGTGTAATCTTCTCCAAGTATTACTGATTCTCTGAATAATTTATGTTCCCTTTCTTTTATTCCATTAATGATATAAGATAGGGAATTCTCTTGCAATACATCGAGTTTTTCATTATTTTTTATATCATTTAAACTTCTTTCTACTTCGAGTACCCATTCACAGATAAGATGATTTTCTTTATATTCATTTATTATAAAATCTAATAGCTTATCATTAGCTTTTTCAGATAATTTATGAGCAGTTATCAATGTATCAGGTATAGCTAATTCTTTAAAAGATTTAATCATTCCAGAAATAATATTCTTATTTGGAATATCATCTTTATTCTTTCCATAATACGTTTCAATATATGATTCATTATTATCTTCATTATAATAATCAAACATATCAAAACATTTTTCATACTTTTCACGGAAATCGATTAATCCATTATATGCTTCTTTAAATGAATCATAATTAATATCATTTGATTTACATTTCTTTATAGCTGATTCCAATATACTCATTATATTATTAAATGAAGCAATTGGTAATCCATTCTTTTCTATAAAGGAATTTATGGTATTAGCACCGAAAGAAGATGTAATTATATATTCTGCTTTAGATACATATTCGTATGGAGAATTTTCCATAAGATCATTTATTGCTTCTTTATAAGCAGATATATTTTCAGCTGTTGGTTCATATTTAGCTGAATTATATAAAGATTTTATATCTTTCATTGTATCAACCTCATTTCTAAAAAATTAATATATTTTACATTAATATACAGATTATTACTTGGTGTAAAGAAGGGGAGTATTTTGTATGGCAAAAAAGGATAGTAAAAAGAGTCTCACTAAGATAAATGAAATTCATATTGATAAAATATCTGTTTTCTTTAGACGATCAATTCTTAAATCAATATTGAAAATGTTAATAATGGAACACGGAGCTTTCCGTTCATATAAATCAGTAAAAAATATAAATAGATTATTTACTAATATAGATTTAGAAAAATATAAATCTAATAAAGAATTATTATCATTCATATGGTGCATATGTTATTTTTCAAAACAGTGGATAGAAGGTATAGTATCTCCGGATATTATTATAGAGATGGCTAAACGTAATCCAGAGTTTGATAATATAAAAGGAAAGATAATTGATGAATGTAAAGATGATCCAAATATAGTAACTTTACCGGAAGCAAAAATGTTATTCTCATTAATATCAGAAGCATTACAATTTGGATTTATTACATCTATAAAAGATGAATATATAAAATTAATGGATGAAATAGATTTATCAGAACCTGGATCATTTAAAGCTTTAACAGAAAGAATGTTTTTAATATCACAATCCTTAATGGATATTAAACACAATACGAATATGGTTGCTAATAAAGTAACATTTACTACATCCGATATGGATAGTGTAAGAAATGCTTTATCTGCTACTATTGATTCTTTATCATCTTCAAATAATATATTTAAAGTTGGGATTAGAAGATGGAATACATTATTATCTCCAGGATATATGAATGGAAGAATATACACATATGTTGGAGCTGCTGGTTCAGGAAAATCATTGATATTACTTAAATCGGCATTAGATATTAGAAAATATAATCCTGAATATAAATCTAAAACTCCAGGTATGAGACCATGTGTGTTGTATATTACAATGGAAAATTCATTCACAGAAACAATTGAACGTATTTGGAATATGTCATTTGATGAACCTATGACAAATTATACTGTAGATGAAGCTGTAGAAATATTATGTAAAGAACTTGGTATTTCGCAATTCACAAAAGAAGTTGAAAATTTGCATGATTCTCAAGAAAAAGAATTGTATAAACTAATTAATCCAGAAAATAAAAATAAAGAATCTAATATGGAATTGGTAATAAAATATTTTTCATATAGAGAAATCAATACCGATGATCTTTATACAATTATATCAGATTTAAAAGATGAAGGATTGGAAGTATCTGTATTAGTATTTGATTATTTAAAAAGAATTGCACCTTCCGTTCCTATAATAGATAATAAGAAAATGGAATTGGATAGGATAATAAATGAGTTGAAAGCTTTAGCAGTAATTTTAGATATACCTGTAATAACAGCTCACCAAATGAACAGAGCTGGAGCTTCAGTGTTAGATTCTGCCACAAGACAAGGTCGTGGAGATGGATTAAAAGGAGTTGGTAGAGAACATATTGGTGATGCATAAAAAATTCCTGTGCATCTAAAACTTCTTTAACTGCGGGAAACATTCGTAATATTAAACAACTGCATATACATGGCAACATAGTATAGTTAGCACGTATTGTAATGGATACGGGATAGTAAAATCGTTTAATATAGAATCAATCCGCAATGAAATAGATTACCTAAAATAAAAATGGTCATATATAAATAATAAATAAAAGGAGGTGAAATATAATGAAAATAGAATATGATTTAGATAGATTAATGTATATTGATAAATCATTAAAATCAAAAGAATTATTTAATAAAGAATTATATGATTTAAATGATAATGAAATATCAATATTAAATCAATATATCAATGATTGTAATAATCCAATATGGAAAGATTTGGTATATGAAGGAAGTAATACAATGTATCAAGTTTCCAATACAGGTGAAGTTAGAAATGCATTAAAAATGGTAATGAAACAAAAAATAAATCGTGATGGATATAAAATGATAAATCTTATGATAAATAAAAATAAACATACTTCTACTATACACAAATTAGTTGCAACAACATTCATTCAAAATCCTGAAAATAAACCTGTTATAAATCATATAAATGGAAATAAACAATGTAACTGGTATAAAAATTTAGAGTGGGTAACTTATAGAGAAAATTCTAAACATGCTATTGAAACTGGATTAGTTCATGTTAATGGTACAGAAAATCCAAATAACAAATTTAATGAAGATACAATACATGAAATATGTAAACTTCTGGAAAGCGTATTAGATGCTACAGCTATTGATAAAATATTATCAGGTACAAAAGCTGTTACCAGTGGAATTAAACAAGGAAGAATTTGGAAGGATATATCATCCAAATATAAAATACCAAAACCCGTTAGTGTTTTAAGACCAGATGATTATAAAGAGTTTTTAACCGAAATGACCATTGCTGGTTATAATGCTCCAGAAATATTAGATATTTTACAACCAGAAAATAGGGAGTTTGAAAGACGTTATATTAATCTATTTCAAAGACGTCTATTAAGTAAAAATAGGTAATCTAGACATTCAGAGACTATCGAAATCTGTATAGAAAGTAGAGTACAGTGACCCACACTGGAAATGAGAAGTACATGTGAAAAGTGTAAAGATATAGTCCGAGCAATCAGGGAAATTTACGAAACCAGTGATTTTGTGTTTATGTCAAATATTGCATATAAACCAGGAACTGAGAAAAGGTATTTTGAATTAGAAGCTATAAAAAGAAGAAGAATAGATTCAGTAGAATCAGATTTGGCCAAATATACTTATTTGGCTCACCCATTTAGTGAAAAGAATCCATTACGTCTTATAGATGATATGGATTTAGATAAAGTATTATCATTACAATCATTAATATCAGATACTGATATAGTCAATAAAGAAAAAGTAAATGCTGTAAATAGATTACAAATAATGAAACCATCAGAATTTGTTGATTATGAATAAAAAATAAAATGAGGAGCATTTAGCTCCTCTAATATTTTTTATTGCATTGTAACTGAATTAATACGATCAAGATATATTTTATCTCTATCTTTTTGATCAATAAAACGGAAACTGTGAGCATCAAATACTTCAAAATTTCTAACAAAATCAAGTATTTTTATTTCGCTCATATTTTTATCAATTCTTACTACATATATATTTCCATTCAGATCTTTTATTACTGCATCATCATAATTTGGATCTTTGGTATTTATCCATGCAGTGTGTGAATATCCTATACGATATCCTATCCAACCATCATTGTATTTTTTATTAAAGAGGCCTTGCTCTTCAAATCCTTCTACTGATTCAATGATAGTTCCATTGAATCCTTCATCTGTTAATTCTTTTTTTGTTACTGCCATTAGAGCAAGATATACCTTTTTATTTTTTTCTATTCCATATGTTTTAAAATTCCCTTCATTTTTAATATCTATATCTTGATAAGAGTCTTTTGATATTTTGAAACTTATTCCAAAATCTTTATCTATAACTCTTCTATCAGTTTCAACGTTATCTTCAAATTGATCAAGATATTCATATTCAATTTCATATTTATCGTGCACGTATTCATTATTTCTCAATATAATATCTATGGATTCATTACCGATATTAACTTTAGATCCGTCAGCTAAACCTTTTTCTATTTCATCTTGGATAGATGTTTCTTTTACTTCTTCTTTCTTCTCTTCTTTAACTACTTCTTTGACAGGTTGTACTTCTTCTTTTTTAATCTCTTCATGTTTTATTTCAGGAAGATTATCTGTATTAACTTTACTTGCATTAATATATCCAATTAATCCAAGTATTATCAATACTAATAATACTATTATTCCTATCACCATTTTATTATTGATCTTCATTTTATTTTTCCTCCCATATTAATTTATTTATAAATACCTCTAACTGTTACTTCTTTACCATTTAAATCTAATAATTTATCCCCAACTTTTAAATCGTCAAGTGATTTATTTCCAGATGATGTTGGTACATTTACAGATAAATTATAAGATGCTTTATATCATATTATATCTGATTTTAGAGTTCCTATACTTACATATAGATCTCTAGCTTTTGTTAAATATTTTTCAGCTGACTTATCTGATATGATTATCGGATCAATTTCATTATCCATTATATCAAGTAATGAGACATAATTTATCTCACTATCTTTTATTCTTTCTTCAAAGACATTGAGATCATAGCCATCTTCTATTACTTTATCTATAAATTGATGAAAATCAATCATCTTGTTTTTCAAAGTTATGTGAGTATTCCTCACTCCAAAATATAATAATCCACTATTCAACATTTCAATTTCCTCCTAATATTTTTTATAATTTAATTTATTAATCAATTGCATAATGATACACTTTATATTTTAGAAGTTTTATCTTCTCAAATACATCATATGCCATAGATGTAAATTCCACAAATGATGATTCATCAAAATCATCATTTTTAATTACATCATGATTTTCTAATTTTCCCATAAGATCATAGATATCATTCCTTTTTTCATATATGACATCCACATCATATATTTTATAATGATCCATAATCTTTTCTAATTCATCATAATTTTTCTTTATATGATGAATTGAACTAACTGCCATAAATCTCATAACTTTCTTTTCGAACATTATAAGTTCCTCCCTTATTAAAATTATTAAAATTAAATATATTTATTTACTTATTCATACTATTATAATATATACATATACTTCATAAATATACTATAGATGATTTATATATTATCTATATAGAGAAAGGAGATAATTACAATTAGACATTTTAAAAAACATTTTAAAAAGAAAGGAAATTGTATGAATACTATTAGAGTATTGAAAGGCCAAGTGTGGCATTGGCGTGATCCATTATATGGAGACAAATGTGAAAATAAACCAATGAATGGTTATTATGAAAGCGTCACAAGATTTAGTAGATATGTAATAATTATTCAAGATGAAAGTAATGCTGATAGTCATTCTATGTTGGCTATACCTTGTTCTTCAACACGCAGATATGAAACGGATATAGAAATAGAATTATATTCAAATTCCAATGCTGTTAATAGAACATATGCCCAAACAAGAAAAGTATTTCCAGTACATCCAAAATCATTAAACAAATACATTTGTACATTGGATAAAGAAACAGTACAAAAGTTAGATTCAATTATAGTATCTTTGATAGCTCCTAATATTGTAGATCAAATATTAAAGAATACTGAATCAGCTTTAATTAATTCTTTATATTCAGTTAGACAAATCGGATTGAATACTTTGGCATCAAAAGATTTTGTTGAAGTTGAAGAAGACGAATCATTTATAATAAATGAAGATGAAATAACGGATACTACAATAAAGAAAGGGGAGGTGGAGCTTATAGAAGAAACTGAAGTAGAAGTGGAAGAACCTAAAAGAGTTGCAGCCAACTTTAAATGGTCAGATGAAGCAAAAAGGGAATTTATTAAATTTTATGAAGAATATGGAAAAGAAGCAACTGCAGAGAAATACAAAATAAAAATAGAATCTGCTTGTACTTATAATGGAAAATTCATTAAAGAGTTTAAGAAAAGAGAAATCGAATCTGCTGTAAAAGAATCAGAACCTAAACTTTCTATAACTATGAATGAATATAGACATAAAGTAAATACAATGTGCACCAAAATAATCAATGAACTTAAAACGGCTTCATTGTATAAGATATATCATAAAGGATTTAAAGGCAAGAATCAAATTGGTAAAGATAGATTCTATACTATTTTGAAGAATTCAATAAATTCATCATTACTGTCAATCGTTCCTACTCATAATACAGATATACTCAATATACAAGAAACAGATGAAGAATTTGAATTATTGAAAAATGTAATCGAAGATAAAATATATCTATCACCTAAAGTGTTATATAAAATAAGAACTGATTTCAATTCAAAAGTCAGTATAAAGAAAGATACACTTAAGAAGATAGAACATGAATTACGTTTAAGATATTCAAAAAAATAAAAAAATATATGGAGGGCATTTAGCCCTCCTCTTTTCTTTTTTTATATTTCTTCAAATAGGAGATCTATATCATCTTCTTCATCTTGAATATCAAATGATTCCAATAGAAATTCATCGCCTATATTTTTTGATGTCATATTATGAATTTTGGAATTTATATTTCCAATCATTTCTGACATCTCATTCAACTCATCAGCATTTTCAAATATTCCGGATTCTTTCATTTCCTGAATACTTGACATAGCTTTATCAAGATATCCCATTGTGTTCTTTATAGATTTCAAATCAGATTCATCATATTTCATATAAAGTCCCTCCTTGTTTTATGAAAAGTTGTTCTAAACTTTCCATATTTCTTTTCTTTAAATTCTCGTGAAAGAATTTTTTGAAATAATTCATATCACAACCAAAGAGATCATTAATTCCTTTAGCTACATTATAATATGATTGATTATTCATAAATTCTTTAATTATAAATAAATTAATAGAACCTTTTCTACATGCTTTATCTGCATACATATTTAATGTAAATGATTGTGTTATGAAATCATCTACAGTTTTATCTACAAGATCAGCATAATAAATAGCTGGACCTTTCTTATTAAATAGCTTTGAGATCATAGAAAACATCATTCTTCCTCCCCTAAAATTTTTAAACCTAAAATTGTTAATAAAATTATCATTATTATAAACGATTTTACAAAAAATAAATCAATCAATAGGAGGAGTATTAATACTCCTCCTAATATCTTTTTCATTTCTTTTTCCTCCTTTCTCTTTCTTCTTTTCTAACATTATAGTAGAATTCAATAAATCCAAATCCTACTGATGATATCAATATCCATGCAATTGACTTATGAGGATAATGTACCACAAAGTTTGGAAATCCTACCATAAATGAAAATACCAAACCTACTATAAATACAGCCATACAAATCAATACTATTATAGTATTGATTGTAGATATTCTATTATTTCTTCTTTTTCTTTCATCTATTGTCATTTTTTATTTCTCCTTTATAAATTCTTATTTATATTCTTTCCATCCGAATCTAGTTTTTCTGATGAATGATTTCCATTCATCAAACCATTTATTGCTAAATCTCTTTGCGAACAATGCAAAGAACATTACAAAACTACATAATGTATATACTGATGTATATACTACAAACACCAATGATACCAATCTTACTAAAACCTTTAAATTTTTTAACATTTTAAGTTACCTCCAAATAATTTAAATTTTATTTAGATATGATTACATTATCATATCTTTATCTAATATTATAATATATCAATAAAATACGTAAATATACGATAAAAAATATATAGGGGATTATATCCCCTATATATTAACACTCATAATTGTCAATTACAAGATCTTTCAACATTCTTACCCAATCTCGATTTTCTTCGCTATTGGTATAAGTCATTGATCTCAATTGATCAGCTATGAATATATGATAAGTTTCTTTATCGAATTCTAAAGATTTTTCAAGTATCCCGTAGAGACGTTTCAATATTAGAGTAAAATCATCTGGTAAATTTTTAATATAAAATTCTTTATCTGTGAATTTAGATGTTTCATCTTTTATAAAGAATTTATATTTACCATTCTTTGCTGCGACAATCATACCTATCTCTTTCATTTCCATATTTACTTTTGCATAAATTTCTATTTCATGATTTATTGCAGTTAGTATATACTTGCATGAAAGATGTTTATCTCTGATAATCAAATCTTTAGATACTCCTGGAATTTTGCCGATATCAACCAAATCATTGCTATTTTGATTGGTCTTATAGAATTTATCAGCCATTTTACCTAATACATCTTTAATGTCTTGAATTGTCACATCCTTTTTATAAGATACATATGGTTCAAAATATTTTGTTTCTCCACCGAACATTTCTATGAAGTTAATCATGCAAGCTTCATAGAACTTTTTGCCATATATGTCTTTAGTATCGTAAAAGAATCTGTCAACATCAAAATATTTTGATATTATTTCTTCCCCATTGTATAGAGATGTTAGTATATCATATATTTTATCAGTGATTTGTTCTGGACTAGTAATTAGAGCATCTAATCTGTCCATTAGATGATCACCTCTCCAGCTTGTGACATCTCTGAAATTCAATTTATTTGTTCTAATATCTTGTCTTATTGACAATACACGTTTGAATTGATTATGTTGTTTATCTACTTGAATCAACAAAATTAGATCTTTACTATCCATATCAATTTGAATTTGAATACAAAGATCATTTCCATTACCATATGCTATTTTGGGATATATTTTTAATTCCCATTTATCGATAGTGCATCCTTCCTTTTTCAATTTCACCGTATCAGAATTAGGATATTTGATTCCTTGTTCATTTATTCTGACAAGCATATGTTTTAGATGAGTAAAATAATCATCCCTTGCGATTAATGCTTTATTCCTGTCAATCCATTGCCAAGCATCCATCATCCATTTATTAGCTTGCTTAAGATCTTCTTTGATAGGATTATAATAAGCAGGAAGTTCTCTTTTACCCATCTCATCAAAATTATCAATAAGATCAGTAAATTCTTCTCTGATAATTTCTAATCTCATTAAATAATCTGATAATCTTTCTCTACATTTTTCTCTTGTTAAATTTTCAAACATTTTAGTTTCCTCCTATAAAATTATTATTTATTAATTATTCATATTATGATAATATATACATAAGATTCATAATGATACGATATTATTCTATGAGAAGTCAATAATGAAAAAATAATATAATTAAGTGGGGAATATTCCCCACTTAATTATATTTTACTTATCTATTACTTTGAATGATTTTGCTTTTCTTTTATACACATCGGCTCTAACATTTGCCCATGCACGCAATTGTTTTATTTCAGCATCTACTATATCCCACATATATGTGTCTCTTTCATCAGGTCTTTTTCTCAATCTTCCTGAAATTTGGTCACTCAATATCCAACTTTTCCATTGGGCGAATGTTACTAGCCTTGAAAGATCTTTCATATCAAAACCAGTTCCAGCAGATGATATTGTAGATACTAATATATCCGCTTCAGCTTTAGAATTATTATTTGTAATATTATCATTACGAGAATGAAAAGTTCCTATTTTTAAATTCGAATATTTCTTTCTTAAATATTCAGCTACTATTTCACATGATGCTATAGTAGATCCTAATACAAGTGTTCTACCGTAATTGATTTCTTTCAAAGCAATATCTACCACGTCTAATATAGTTTTAAGAAGTTTAGTCATTCTTCCATCTGATGGTATAACTAATTCAGTGTATGCTGGAATACTAATCCCGTATCTCATCCATTTTTCTTCTCTTTCACTATATCTCATACTATTAGTAACTTTCTTTATTTCTTCTTTAGATAAACCTGATTTAGTCCATATCATATTGATATGCATATGAGGTTTCATTCCATATACGTTACCAGGTTTACGATTAAAGATAGTAGGTTTCTTTTGCTCTTCTTTGAAGATTTTTAAATCACCAAACATCTCTTGATATAATTTATTCTCAGTATCTCCTGATCTACCAAATGTTCCAGTTAAATAAAGATTATTTGCTATATTGGAACAAGCATCAACTTTGATTATATTATGAAACCACATTTGGACTTCATCTATTACTTTAAATCCAAATTTGTTATCTTTCATAATTTTTTCCAAATCATAAGTATTATTTAATACAGATAAAGATGCTTGGCTTACTATAACAAAATCTTCTTTTACTCTCATAAAGTCTTTTGGTTTATTTACCAATTTTACCTTAGATGGATCTACTTTAAACATATCGGTCAATGTTTCAGCCCATTGTTTTTTAATTCCTGAAGTAGGAGCAATTATTAGTGTACGCAATCCACTTTTAATTGCTAAATAACATGCCATAAATGTGTTATGAGTTACTATAAAATCATCTGTAAGATAAAGATGATTATCAGCAGATACTCTAATACATCTAACATTTTCTCTATGAGAAAAATGAATATGTTTAATATAAATATCTTCAGGATTATCTATTACATCTACCAAGTTTTCTTTTATAATTGATTCATACCCAAGTGAACGTGCAAGAAATTGTATTTGTTTTAATAAATTTTTATTTTCTGATACAAATGAAGAATTTTCTATTATAGTAAATAATAAACCTGCTCTTACTTCATAGGAATTATATAAATATTCTTCAGGTATATCTTCATGAGTAAAAGATATTTCAACACCTTTGAGATATGTTGATTTTTCGATAAACTGTTCATCAAATGCAACATGTTTTCTTAGTACCGGTATATAGCACTTGTCAAATTTACATATCTTCATTATATCATGTAAAGATAAAACATAATCATTTTTACCAACTCTAATCTGCCAAAGATGATCTAAAGAACATAGTGCAGTTCTTCCATCAGAGAATGTTACTTTATATACATCCATTTCTCCACGTTCAAAAATTTCTTCTACTCTAATAACAGATCCATCAGATCCAAATATTCTATCATTAACTTTTAAATCACCCATTCTAACATATCCAGACGGTGTTGGAATTCTTGAAGAATATGGTTGAGCCTTACCGGTCAAGTCCCAGGTGATAAAATTCCTGCGAACTTTTCTTTGTCGTTTATACAATTTAAACCAAATTTAATGAAATCTATTTGTAATTGATTTCTTGGCTGTGCGTTATGTTCTACTGGAGTAATTCTTGCATAATCCCAATACTCTTTAGAATTATCAATGAATTTAGATTTTTTAAATCTATCTCTTAATGTTTTTTCCATTCCTGTAGGAAGACCAATCAAATGATTGTCTTTATCATAATATAGAAAAACATTATCCATACTCGCAACCAAATTTTCTATCATAGTTTTTTCGTTGTCATCAAATTCAGTAATAAGCAATCGAGTTCGTTCTTTTTTAATTATCATCTGGAAAACCACCCCCTTTATATTGATCTAAATTAAGTATAAGGTTTCATAATAATATAATATATATCTTGTTGATTAGTAAGACTTCATAATAAATTTTATAAAAACGAAAGGAGATCATAGAAAATGGACAATTACAATGAAAAAATAAATGAAAATTTTAAATCCATATATGGATATCTGAATAACGAATACAATATTAATTTAACGGATGATATCGAAGAATGTAAAACAGAAAATGTTGATTATTCTATGAATAATTTACCAGATAAAATGTATTTCGGATCTAAAAATAAATTAAGTCAACTTGAGGGAGAAAAATTATTTCTTTCTCCATATATAGGAATATCTTCTATATTTATAATAGATAGAAATAATATCATAATAGAAATGATGAAAGAACAATTAGGTGAATATCCTAAACATTATACAGGAAATATAGGATATAAAGAATGGGATTCATTGTCGAATGATGAATTAAAAGAACCACTAAAATTTGTTCACATGACGCATAATTATATTGATTTAAAAGGTAAAAAAACTGGGGAATCTAAAGGTTATATTTATGAAATAGATATTTCAAATATCAAAGATAAATTAAAATTATTTGTAACAAAAAATGCAAATAGAGAGGTTATTTATACAGGTAAAGAACCACTGATTCCAAATAGAATAATTCCTCACACAATTAAATGGAGTATTGAGTTTGATGAAGATAATTATAATAAACATGGCAAAGGGATTTTTGAAAAAATAATAGATAAAGAATTGGATTGGATAACAAATTTTGTTGAATCTGATTATTTCAGGGAAAATACTATAAAATCCAATTTACAATTATTATCTAATTATAAAGGAAAACTTTATTTCATTTCCGAAAAAGAAATAGCTGATGTTATTAATCCTCAAATACCTGATAATTTTTTCACACGTAATGGTTATGAAGATAATGAAACTAAAAGAGTTTGTTTTTCCGATGATATTGGGAAATGTTTAACTGGGCTTTCTCAAAATGTAAAAGGAAAAATATTCAATGTCTATATCCCAGATGATATATCTAAATATAAAATTTATAAACCTGATTCAAATACTGTTCCGGATGTAGATATTACAAATGAAATGTGGATACTTGAACCAGTTAAATTGAAAAAAGTTGGATCGATTAAATGTATATCTGATAATGGTAAACCTGGATTAAAATTTAAATATGGAAATGAAGAAGCCGAATTATATGAATGGGATTATGAATGGATATCGGATGATAAAAAAGAGAATACTATATTTAGACTTAAAGGCGAGAAATTAGTAAGAGAATTAAATAGAGAAGATGTCACTAATCCATATTTCGTGAGATGGTTTTTTAAACAGAAAGATTTCCAAGATATGGAACCTGAACAATTTAATTTCGATATACTAATACATGATGGAAATATAAACTTTTCATATGGATGTTTTATTGATAATAAATTAGAAGGAATTATTCGTCTAATAAAACATGATGGATATTTTGAATTGAGTATTCTATATGTGGATAGTGATGTTTTTAATCATGGTATTGGACAATATTTGTTGGAGCATACATTGAATAAATTTAAAAATGAAAAAATACGTTTAAACGTTTTTGAATGGAATAAAAAAGCTCGTTATATATACGAAAAATATGGATTCAAAATTATATCTGAATATATAAATAAATCCAAGGATGATAATCAATATATAGGAGATGAAGTATATGTAATGGAAAGAAAGGTTGATAACATCGTTCCATTTTCAAAAGAATATTATGGAGATTATTTCAAACAATGGTTGTGTGAAACAGATGAATTTAGAGATGATAATCCTGCAACTCTTGATAAGTATATCAATAAATTTTTATATACGAATGATAATCCTAGCTATGTTTATTTAAAAGATAATAAACCCGAAGGATTTATATCTATACATGGTGAGAATCCTATAGCCATTTCAATGTTATTTGTAAATCCTGAAATACAAGGATCTGGTATAGGTGATAAATTATTAACATTTGTAATTGATTCATTCAAAAATAGAAATTTCATATTAAAGGTATTTACAGATAATATTCATGCAATAAAGCTGTATAAGAAACATGGATTCTTTATATCTGATACAGTGACACTTACTAAAGAATTGGCTGGTGGATATGATGAATATATTGGAAAACAAATGTATACAATGAAAAGAATACCGAAGGAATATACTTTCAATGAAGCATCTCATGGTAAACTGAAATATGATTTTAGAATGGGTTGGGATTATGATACAGGTCATATGATCAAAGTAGTATATTCATTAGATAATATAGAAATTACTGATATTGGAGATTTTTATTATACTCATAAAGGTAAAAAAGTTGGAGCTACTCATGACTCTCATTTAGATTACACAAGGAAAAATATTCATAAAAAAGGTAATGTGGATCATCAATCAAAAGGTCAAAAAGTATTAGCCATCATTGATACTGTCACTAATAAAAAATTGGATAAGGTTAAATTAATAAACCCCTTTGCAGAAGGAATATGTATGCGTTCAACTATTCAGAAAAATATTGAAGAAATTAGAAAGAAAGCTGATGAAAATCCAGAGAATTTTATTCATGAAATAAAAGTAGGTGATATAGATAATAAAGCTACATTCAAGTCAACTCATTGGGCTACAAAAGTTATGGATAAATTGAGTGGGGAAAATTTAAGATTTAATAAAATTTCAAAATCTGAATCTCTAAAAGATTGTAGAGGATGGAAAATAAATAATATCAATGCTAAAGATTTCCCTGTGAGAGGAGAACTTGATACAAAATACATGACCTATCATAATCCTAATAAACAACAGGCTTTAGATGAATTATATTTAAGAGGAAGAGATGTTGCCAATTTTTTGAATAATATGCAAAAATATTCTAAAAATGAAGATGAGTTCTATAATGATCCAAAAGTAGTAAAAGAATTAAATAATTTAAGAATAATTCGAAATGATATCGAAACTATTGAAAACGGAAAATATTCTCTAGATATAATGAAGAAGTATAGGGATTATAAAGAAGCTGCCAATTCCGGTTTAACGGGTAGACAAACTTTGAATGGATATACTTATCTAGACTCACGAAGACCTACAGAAATTGAGCGTATTGATATAGATGATTTATTATTAAATATATTCACTGAAGCTGTTATAACTGAAGATCAATCAGAAGAACCTAAACCGAAAGAAAAGAAAGAAGAAAAACCGAAATCAGATAAAAATGGTGTAAATAGAAAGAATCTTTATATAGAATTTATTGAATTTGCCAAAGCGTATAATCAAAAGAATTCATTTGGATCATTATTCGATAAAGATATATTTAGAGTGACTTACCCTTTTATTCCTGAAGAATTAAGATTCTTCTATAGAATATCAAATCCTATACTTTGTGTATTAGAGAATGATTTAACATTTTTCCAAGTATCCGAGTTAAAGAAAATTAATCAAAAGAATCATGAATTAACAAAGATGATTATATTTGCGGCAACTCCGACAGAATTAGTTGTATTTAATAGACAAGATAAGAAAGTGTATAAAGGATTGGAAGAAATGAATAAAATTGTTCTTAAAGAAGTATTAGGAAATACATTTGATTTATATATCCAAAATATGATTAAGAAAGGAGATATTCTTAACGGGAAATAAATATATATTATATTTATATGAATATATCAAGTAATAATATTTTATAATAATATTAAACGAATATAGGGTCAAACCCTCTATTCATTACTTTTTCATTTTTAAGGAGGAAGTTAAAATGAAACATGATGATGCGTATTACAAACTATCTGCAATGAAGTTGAAAGGTTTCCCACATAAGGATTTATACAATTTTGAAATGCAATTGTATAAAGAAAGAAAACAAAAGTATGATAAAATCATAGAAGAAATAAGATCTATCAAAGTTAATAAAGACGATTCAATTGCTATTGAACAAGAAATAAAGTTAGCTAACTACAAATGGCGTTATTTGAAAGAGTCTATTAAAAGCTTGATAGAATATAAAGCGGATTCAATCGGAAGCTTAGCTGAAGATGGAAGTAGACTTACTAAATACTTTACAGAGATCGATGATTTTATAAAATTATTTGAATTGATATTAAAAGAATTGAAAAAAGAATTCGAAATATATAATATCAGATATCCATTTAACATAGTTAAGATTGAATATGAATCAACTCTCAGAGATATCACTAATTGTAGAAAAGATGGTATTCTTGATGACATAACTAATGAAAGATTATATACTGATCAAGGAGATAAAAAGATACTTGATGAAATTGATAAATTTATGATAGTATTTAAATATGAATATGATTTGATGAAAAAAGAAATGAATAAATTAGTTCGAATATATAAGAATAAAACAATGAATATCGTATTATTCTTTAAATCTTTTATGGAATATAAAAAGAAAAAATCTAAATTATATGATTATCTAGATCAATATCAATGCATGATGGAAACAGATGATTAGATTTTATAAAGGAGATATTAATATGTATGATGTCAAATTGTCATTAATGTATCAAACATTAATGATTGTAAAAAGAAGATTCAAAGATATTCAAAAGAATATAAAGAAATTATATGATGATATCGATGATAATAAAAAACAATTCGTAAATGAAATAGCATTAGATATAATTGAACTGGAGTCGATATATAATAAATCTAAAAAAGAATTTGTTGGAAACAAATATGAGATATCTGTTGATCTATCATCGAAAATTGAAAAAGAATTGGATAATGTTGAAAACATGTTTGGTTTCAATAAAGGACAACAAATAATCGATATTAGGGTTAATGATTTAAATATATTGAAAGGAATTTTAAATGTCTAGAAGAGAAAAATTAGAATACGATCCAACTCGTAAAATATTTTATAATTCTGATCTATATCATACAGAGAATAATCTATATCAAAAGAAAAAGGCAGAATATGATAAAATCATAAATGAGATATTATCTTTAAATCCGGATAATATTGATAGTCTTTCTCTGTTGAAAGATGTTATTGATAAACAATTCAGTGAAGTAAAATCATATATAGATATTATTCCAACTATTAATGCTCAAGATATCAATACTGTATGCAAGTATGATAGTATGATTGTTGCACAATTTATAGATATAGATAAAGAGATTTATCATCTGAATAAATTATTGAAAGGAATGAAATCAAATGTACACTAAAGGTGAAACTTTAAAAAGGATTGAAAGTAAAGTTTCTAAAATAACCAAAGGATTGGAAAAACGAAATTGTCTTCAACAGGATAAAGATAGATTGATAGATAATATAAATAACGGATTTAAAAATCTTGATAAATTGGGTTCAGATATTAAGACTTATTCAGATTATCATAATTTTATAAATGAAGCTGAATCATTTGAATTTAATCTAGATAAAATATCTAGACAGTTAAAAATATAAAAATAATGAATGAAATATATGGTAGGCATATGCCTACCATATATTCATTTTTTTGTCGAATAGGAAGAATTGTGGCATATTGAAGAATCGTATTTATTTGCCAAAATAAATAGAACGTCAACAATGTGTTTGAGTATTTAAAAAATTAAGGAAGGAAAGTATAATGTTAATATCAATACGAAGTATTTGAAATATTGATATTACCAGATATGTTATAGACATAAATATAAATATCCGAATAAAAAAGAATAGTTTTTAACTTAATTTGTGTAAAGAAGGAGGTGGACGTAATGATCAACGCACTTACTGGTTTTTTGCTTGCGGTTTTAATTCTAAACATTGCTTCAAACATGGTGCATATGTTCAAATTTAATTCTATTTGTAAAAGGATGTTTTCTATAATTAAAGAAAATGAATTAAGACGCCCATTCTTGGCGAGAGAAATCAACATTAAAACTTCTAATAGCGTAAAAGAAAAATAAGATGTTTATATATTATACTTATATAGATTAATATAATTTAAGAAAGGAGTATAATATATGAGTTTCTTTGATATCTTTTATGGAGAAAGAAAATCGTATGATTCATTTTATAATCATAATGAAATTTTAAACTTTCGTGAAGATGATTCTGATGAAGATGATGAATCAGATTTTTATGACGAAGAAGAATAATATATGTGTTGAAGGGTTCCTAGTTGGACTCTTCTTCACATATATTATTTTGACATTTTTTAAAAAATTATAAGGGAGGCATTTAACATGCGTTATGAATTTGAAAATGATTTTATTAATATTCCTGATTATAGGGAATTGGCTGAATATTTATTTTTAAGATTAGAAAAGCATAAAAAGACTATTAATAAAAAAAATGGAAATATTGCTAAATAAATTTCCAGATATGGATAAATCTATTTTTACTGATGCAATAGCAACAATCAATGGTTTAGAAACTGCACAATCATTAGTTGTAAATAGTCTTGATAAAGATTATATTCATATGAGTGTATATAACACGTTCACAAAAGAATTTCATCGATGTATAAATAAATCGATAATATGTGAAAATACACTCAGATATATAAAATTATATTTGATGGATTTGAAAGAAGATTTAGATGATATCGCATATGCTAGACTAGAAACAGCTGAGAATGAATTGGAAGAATTTGAATTAGCTGTAAAGGAAAGAAAATCTAAATTAAGTAATAAACAGTTGGTAATCTTTCAATCAATGTATACTAATAATAAAATTGATCTGGAAGATAAAACAGATGAAATAGAAAAATTGATAAAGTCTGAAGATAAGAGAAAGGTACTTATCAATTGTAGAAAATTAGCTAAAATTGGTGATGAATTGCTAACAATCTATTTCAGTATGCATAATTATGTAAGACGAATTAGAGACGGTATATATGATGAGGGGAGGGAAGAATAGTTATGGATAAAAAAGAATTATATTTTCAATCTTACTTCGCATTAAAGAAAGCAATTTATGATTTGAATAAATTGAATAATGAAAATATAAAAATCACCCAATTGGGAGAAAGAATAACCTTATCTCTCAAATACAGTTATGAAGAAGATTTCTATTTCGAAATTATTCTAAATGATTTATTCAGAGATGTAATATGCCAAGTCAAATATTCTGATACTATATTTTTCATCAGAATAGATGAAAATGATGTGAAAGATTGTTTGACATCAAATCATCTTACAAATAAATTTGTGAGTAATTTCGAAAATAATCCAAAAGATGTAATATATAAATTTATAGATATAATTAAAGATATTTATAAAGAAAATGATCATTATAAAGTTTTGGATATTTTGAAATATATTCCAGACAAAGATGATATCTTGATATTTAAATTTATTGAAGGGACAATTTTATGTCTATTGAATAAATTTGATATCAAATATTATGGATTGAAATTATTAAAATTTCATAATTTCCACAATGAATATCTATTGAATAGTATTTATGATAATATTCGAGATATCAAAAATAAATTAAGGAATATACAAGAAGGTGAACAAATTATATTTGATACCTTTATTGATAATGAAGATGAGATATATCTCAGATTCAAAGTTCACTATAATTCTGATTACTATTTATATACATTTATATTTTATATGAATAAAATAGTAGTAGAATATAAAGGTTCATATATCGGGCATATCGAATATAGGAAAGATTTGGATAAATATAAATTTATTTATAGTAAGGATATAAATTTATCACTATTCAAAATAATTAAGAATATTATGCCAGATGATTTTAAAGAGATACTATTTAATCTCAATAGTCTCATAATATTAGCAAGCAAAGATCAAGAAAATTTCATTAACATATTAGAAGATACATTGCATGTATATGAGTATAATGAAGAATATTATGTGATGAGTCTTACATGCAATCAATGGATCAATATGTTAAAAGAGAGATTAACGTGTGATGGTTATATTATAAATTAAATTATTTTAGGAGGAAATGTAATGACTAATCAAACAGAATTTACAAGAGAAAAAGGAATGAACGAATTAAATCTTTTATTGGAAAAAGCTACAAATGTTCTTAGAGTGGCTAGAGAAACAGACAAATGGGCTTCCACACCATTCGTAAAATTGGCTGGAAATCTAGCTGATGAAATCACATCATTCAAGAATATGGTGTATGATCAACCGGATGATATTTCCAAATCATTTGTGTATTATTTCAATATGAAATATGATGTATTGAAAAATAATGTAGATGAAATATATGACGAGTTTGAAAGAGCAGTAGGTAATAAATATCCTGTTGATGAAGAAGTAATTTCAAATGAAATTAAAGAATTGAATATTCTTCTATCAAAGACAATAACTACAATTGATCTGTTGAATTGTGCTTTACAGTCTAAGAAAGATCAATTGGATATTATAAAAGGTTCAATAGATTTCTGCAAAAAAGAATTAGAAGAAATAGAAAAAGGTTCTGATCAAGAAATCATTAAAGAAAGAATTAAACATCTATCTCAACAACTAATAGAAGTGAGAAAAGATGCTAATGAATTAATGAAATAATATAGAGGGGAAATTTCCCCTCTATATACTTTTTATTTTTATAAGGAGAATAATAATGGATAAGACTTTAATGAAAGATAGATTAATAAACGATAGATTAGAAATAGAAAAATCATTCAATGATTATAGAGGTATCATTCTTGATAATAAAGATTATTTAAAAACAGAATCAATGAATAATAAATTCAAATCATTTGTAATAAATTTTAATGATTTATTAGATGATATGAACTCATTAGAAGAAGATTTATTTGAGGATATATTTAAAGATATTTTAAACGTATGCACAACTTTAGATTTGTTTCCTAAAGAAAATGTTAAAGTTAAAAGAATATCAAGTGGGTATCAAATTATTCTAAGATATGTTTATCAAATGGATCCTTTCTTTATAGAAATTGATGTCAATTCGATATCAAAAACAATTGCTTTTAATTTAAAATGGGCACTTGTAGAAAAGCCATATCAGTTAATAACAATTACTGAATTTAAAATAAGTGATGAAGCTATTGGAAATCATCTCACTTATAAATTTGAATTAGCATTCAAAGATAAACCAACAGAAGCATTAGAAAAAGTATTAAGTTTATTAAAAGAAATAAATAGTATTGATAATGAATTACATGATATTTTGGACCCATTGAAATTTATCCCTGATGGAATAGATTTTATGAGAACTAAAACTATGGAAGCATCAATAATAGCTTTATTAAATAAATTTAATATTGCTCATTATTCTTTTAAATTGAATGAGAAAATATCAGATAGTAAAAGTTTACTGGATGAAATACACAATAATGTTAGAATAATTGAAATGAAATCAAAAGATGATGTTAAATATAATATGATAGAACTTGAATCAGATATTGATGCAGTCGAGTATTCTTTTATATTTAAAGATCCTAATAATGATGATAACACATTCAAATTTATATTTTGTGAAAATAGAATAGAAGTTGAATATAATGGAGATTTCTTGGGCGATATTAGATATATAGAAGAAATGCAAAAGTATAAATTTGTATATGATAAAATTGGGAATTTTAAATATATAAATATAATGCGTAAAGAAATGCCTGATGATTTCAGAGAAATATTATTCAATTTGAATAGACTTTTATCACAGGCAGCAGAAGTCACTGGTTATTGTTTTAAAGTATTAGGAGATACTTTATGCGTATTTAATTATACTCATATAGATGACTGCTGTCACTGGATTAGAATGTTAAAAGAAAGATTGGTATTCAATAGAAATATTGAAGATTAATATATAGGGGATTATATCCCCTATATATTATTTTATCGTATATTTACGTATTTTATTGATATATTATAATATTAGATAAAGATAAAGATAAAGATAAAGCAATATAGCTTTATCATAATTAAATTTATATTAATCAGGAGGGACTTATAATGTCTACAATATTCGAAAATGCTAACTTTAAAAAATTAGATGAAATATCAAATAATGGTTTGATATTTCACATTTATCTTGGAGAGGAAGCTATTAATTTAAAGAACTTCGTACTCAAGAAATTTCATATAGTAATATCTAACAACGATGACAGCATCGTTGGATTTTATACTCATGGGACTTGCAATCAATCAGGTCCTATCAGTAAGCAATATGTAATGTATGAAGTTATAGATGATCTCAATGTTGAGACTATCTATGTTTCAGAAGGCTTTACCTCTATTACTGGTAATGTTTTCCATACTGACTTATTTGAGTATTGTACACATGTACGTGAGTGTGAGAGAGCAAACATTAAAGAGATACCACAAAATGTCATAGATATTACAAATAATATTTGTCATCTGATGACAGTGGAGGATCAATATAGAATGATGCGTAAGTTGACTCTATATCCTCCAGTGGCTATTTCTGATGATTATTCAGACGTGGATAATCATATTGTATTCACAATTCAAGAACCTGGAGAAAAATGCCATGACGGTGGCGAATACGGGTTCTATGATCATTATTTATCAATTGGAATACCAGGTTGGTACGCCAATTATACAACAACCACATGCGATTTTGATCCTTGTGGTACAGGGTTCGAAGATATCGTCGCTCTTGATAGAGCAGATATCGAAGAACTCTATAATCACTATAATAACGAAGAGTAGAAATACTCTTCTTTATTTTTATAAATAATTTTTATAGGAGGAGCTTATATGCTTAAAATTGATTTTACTGATCAAACAGACAGAGTATTATTTAAAGACGAAGAATTACAACTTGTAAAACTTGATACAAGTAAGAATGTAAGTGCGTATGTATCTTTATTGGGTAATAATAAAAAATTACCTAATTTTGAATTAAGAAATTTAGGTGTTATATTCGTAAATGAAGATATGGAAATTATCGAATATTATGATTATAGAACCGAGGTAAAGAATAAAATTAAACACTATAGAATCTATGTTCCGGTAAATAATCTACAAGTTGAAGGTTATTGGTTTAAAGGAGATAGATTTCAACTAACCAAAGATTCATATGTTTCAGTTTCAGATATTTTGAAACTACATCAATTTAGAAAAGAATTATTATTTCTATAAATTATAAGGAGGAATACTGAAATGTATTATGAAGGAAATGACATATATGAAGTAACATATAATGCGGCATACGCATTATTTACTCAGAAGGATACGATGATTAAATTGAATAATTTTAATAATCGCAATTGGACATTTTATCTAAAAATAGAAGAAAAAGAAAAATTAAATCTATATGATAAAATGTGGGAATTTGAAGATGATAATATTGTTCAATATTATCGTATGTCTGGAGAACCCAGATTAATATCCCAAATTAAAATAATGATTATTATGTATTCAAAAATCTTTAAAGGAATGAGTGATGAAGATTTATGGGATCTTGCTTTAAATACTTTAAAGAAAAATGGAGTAAATTTATCAGACAGGAAAAATAGAAAATCCCTATTTGCTAAAGTTAAATCTTCAATAAGAAGAGAAGAAAACTTTGTATCTATTTTCAATCCCAATAAATATGATAGAGAAAGAATATCAAAGAATATAGAGTTTCTTGAAAAGATGATACCAGATAATCATATATTATCTTTATATAATTAAATTAATATAATGGAGGATTTTAAATATGAAATCATATACGAGTCACGATTTGTGGGATCTTATCATGCGATGTGGATCACGTGTAAGTAGAATAGGTGGGGAAATGCGTATAAATTATAGACACAGCAAAACTGAAAAAGGTGAGACAGGAATAATCATTACTGTGAAAGAACCCCAACGTCATAATCTATTCGATAAGCAATATGATATTAAAGCATTATCCAAAGTATATAAGGTAAATTGGTATAAAACGGATAATGAATGTGAATTATTGTCACAATTAAAAATGTCTAATTTATTTAATATAATATTGAATGAAGAAAATTATTCCAATTCAGAATTATGGAAAATCACATTAGATAGATTTAAAGAACATGATATTGATTTAAGGAATAATAAAGAGTTAAAGAAGACTCTAGTCAATAGAGTAAGAGCAAATATAAGATCAAGAGAGCATCTTTTGAAATATAAATTCAAGATGGAATTTGATCAAAAAAGAATAGATGATAATGTAAATTATCTAATTAAAATATTGGAGGATAAATAAAAATGTTAAATATAAAAGATAGAATATTCAAAGGTGGACTTAAGATAATTAAGCTCCCTAATTCAGATATAAAAGCAGCCATGTATTTAAGATCAAAATGGTTGAAAGTTGGAGGCTTTCTATTAAAACAATATCATTGTATGTTGGCAAATGAGCAAGGTGATGTATTAGGTTTCTATACTCACGGTAGGACATTATATGACAAGATTGATATAGGTCGTTTGATATTTAGCCCAAGATACCAAATATTTGAATGTATTAATGAAAATGAAGTAGAAGAAAAATCATTCATATATAAAGATAACAAAATCAATTTAAAAGGATATAATATATCCACAGATGATCTTGCATATGTAACATTCTTGAAGAATCTATATTCAATAGGTATAAAAAGAATACCGGATGATATATGTAAGATAGTTGATGATACTCCTTTCAAAGATGGTAATGATATTGTTGAAATGTATGATATCAAACTTAAGCTCATTGAATTAGATAAGAATAATAAATTGTATTCTAATACAGAAGATTATTCTATGTTTCCGGAACAATTTGAAAATTTTATTGTTACTGCTAAAGGAGCTACTATTCATGAGTATTTTAAGAAAACATCCATAAATGGTTTATGGTATCTTGGATATGGTCTGGAATTTAATAATATGAAATTGAATGATATTAAATTCATACCTCCGGAAACGATAAGGGAGTTAATGGGTGGATATAGCATAATGAAGGAATATAGACATGAATAATTATAAAAAGAGGAAGAAAAAGTTTAAGAAAAGAAGAAAGATTGTAAATAGATTAAAAGATTATCATCGACCTTTTAATTTATTGGCTAGGTATAGGTATACAAATATACCTATACCAGCTCTTCCAAAGATTCTTATATATAAAGGAGAATATGATGAATAATTATATCAAACGAAAAAGAAAATTTAAAAAGAGAAGAATAATGATGAATAAATTATGGCGTAAACAGATGTATGATTTGATAGGATATCTCTATTCTTATGAGTCTATTAAGGATTCTGATTATTTTCCATTACAACATCTCTATTCTTTAAAACATATTGATTATAGTAAACATTTTAAATACTCAGATGACATTAAGAATGCAAATAAAGAAATAATAGAATCTAGAAATAAACTTGTTCAAAAAGTAAATAGAAATAGACAATTTCATTCAATAGATGAATTTGTTACAGATATAAAATCAGAGTTATGGGGAGAAAAGTAAAATGAGAAGAAATGAAATAATAGATAGCATAAATGAAAAGAAAAGATATCTTAAAATATTTAAAGATGGATTGAATGATCTTGTAAGTAATATATTAGCCCCAGTAGAAGAACATTTATCAGATGACAAAATGCAGTTAGCTGCTGATCAGTTATCAGATATTGGTGATGATATTGATATCATAATAAAAAAGATGGATAACGTTTTAAATGATTTACAAAAGAAAAGTATATGGGATGAAATCAATGAAGCTTTGGTAAAAATAGAAGTCATAAATAAACTCAATGAAAGAGTTATATTATCTCATAATATTAGTAATGAATATTGGAATTTTAAAATATATCCAAAAAATAATAAAAGCGATATAAAGAGTTTTATAATGATAGAGATCAATCCAAAAACCAAACGATTGAATTTAGAAGTTGATCGTGGTAATGGAAAGGATACATCTGTGTTGGGATCATTCTTTGAAGATGATGGAAAAATAAAATACAGTTCAACATACATTGGACATATCGAAACAAGACTTCGAGAATTGTTAAAAGGAGATCCGTATAGTGGATTAGAAAAGTTATCGACAATATTAAATGAATATGCGTGTGGAAATGGTATAATCGATAAATATTTCGATATATCAGATTATTATTACGATACACAAAATATTCATGGTATTAAATTTCGAGAAGCTTGCAGTGTAAATTTCATCAAACTGTTTGGTGGAAAAGTAGATTATTTCAAACCAATAGAATTGATGGATAGATCATCTGAAAATAAAGATCCAATCAAAACAATTTACGAAACCATTGATTTATTATGTATAAGATTTTATGATGTTAATAGAAAACCTGGTGGGGCTTATATTGAATTTGGTGATTGCAATGAATTGAAAATAAAAAATGACGAAATGGAAGAGAAAATAACATTTGTCTTTGATGACGATAAAATAAGTATATTCGAATCCAATAAATGTTTGGGATATATTGAATATATAGAAGAAGTAAATAAGTATAAATTCGTTGCAAGGAAGAGTTCAATGGATGATTATGATAAGATGTATTTATTCAGATCAATGCCAGATGATTTCAAAGATATCATTATAAGATTAAATTCAATATTATTAACATCATTGAATTATGATAAAAATAATTGGTTTAAGTTTATAGAAGATCAAATAAGAGTTTTATCATATACAAGTGATCCAATTGAAATTTCATTCTGGATTCATATGTTGAAAAACTTAATTGTTGAAAATTATGAAATATAATATTAGGAGCAGTGATATGAAAAAAACCGTAATAATTGAAAATATAAATGCTAAGAAGAAACGCATTGAAATTTTTAAATCGGATATAAATGCTTATAATAGATTTTTATCACAATCATTTACAAATGAATTATCGGATCCACAATTAAAATTATTGACTGATAATTTGTCAATGATTGATTCTGATATAGATGGAATCTTAAATAAATTTGATTTAGCTTTATTTAATTTAGACGATAATAATATATTTAATGAATTGGATGAAGCTTTGAATAAGATATCATCTTTTAGAAGAAATGATGAAAATTTTATATTGTATCATACTTCAACTCCAAACGAAAGTTGGAAATTGAAGTTATATCCTAAGAATACCAGGTCTAGTGAAAGATGCTATATAAAAATTGAGTTTGATATAAAACAGAGGAAGTTGTATTTAAATATCCAAGCATGTGATGTCGATAATGATTTTATAGAAATAGGATATTTTATATTTAAAGATGGGAAATTTTATTATATTATTCCTGATAAATATCATAGTCATATGACATATAAACTTCATAAATATTTAATGGAACCGGGAAATGCTTTCCGAGGATTAGAAAAGATTCTATTAATATTAAAAGATTATATAAATGGAGAAAATATAATAGAAAAATATTTTGATATATCAGAATATTATACCATGAAAAATTAACTCCATAGTATTAAATTCTACGAAGCGTGCATGATTAACTTCTTGAATTTATTTGGAGGAGAAACAAAATATTATCAATATACCACCGAATCATCATATAATGAGGAAGGATCAAATATAATTCAAACATTAAGCAAAACAGCCGATTTATTATCAAGACGATTCGAAGATCCGATTGAGTGGAATGAAGGATATGTTGATATAGAAGATGCTTTACATTGTAATTTAATATTAAGGGATTATAAAAAAGATCATATAATTATTATAGAATTTTCTATTAATAAAATATCTATTTTATTAAAAGATAGACTTTTGGGATCTATTGTATATAATGAATTATTTAAAAAATATAAATTCAAATGTATGACGTATCTTTCCGAACATGAAAAGAAAGAAATTATTAAACAACTTCCAGATGATTTTAATGATATTCTCGTGAAATTAAATGATATCTTATTAAATGCATTATCATTTAATAAATCAGATTGGTATAAATATGTAGAGGATAGATTAAGAGTTCTATCTTATACAGAAAATCCAAACATATGCTCATGGTTGGAAATGATAAAAGAACTTGTAAGTGAAAAATTCGAAATGTAATATTAGGAGGGATTGTCCCTCCTAATATTTTTTTGTTTTATTTTGTTACTATTGCATCTTCATAACCGTCGGCTATAAGAATTTCATCAACTTTAGCTTTGAATCTTTTATAAATTCTTGCATTTATAAAAAACTTTCTGTAAAGTTCTTGTCCATCTTCATGAGCGATATCATAATGATATTCTATTCTATGTGCGATGAATTTTTCCATTTAAATCACCTCCTTTAACTATATTTGATATACATTAATCTGGATCCCATCATATTACTTGTATTATCATTTGTATTTATAGTAAAAATATTAGTATAATCTCTTATCATAGAATAATGTCCTTGGTAATTTGAATATGTTGCACAGAAATATGTTGTTTCAGATGCTCCATTTTGACTGCTTGGTATAAATCCTCCGATATTTGAACCTACAACACTTCGTATGAATCCTGTTTCAGATTTATTATAATAATTAGATAAATCAACATTTCCGGTCAATTGATCTTTATTGGCTTTCTTTTCTATCTCTTCATTCAGTTTAGTTATTTTTTCTTCTAAAGATTCTTTAGTAACTATATTCTGTATCTTTGCATCTACAGCTGATTTAGGATAAAACATTTTATCTGCTTGGAATTTAGTATAGAAGAATACGTTATCAATATTAGATATTTCAGATTTAGAAGCTTTATCTTTTAATAGATTATTTACTTCATCTCTATTATAAACATTATTGAGTTTCAACCTTTCAATCTCACTCATATCAAGTTTAGTAAGCAATTTATCATTGATATCATGCTTATTGAAATAATTTGTTTGTATCTCTTCTTTAGTATAAAATTGATCTTTTATTTCTTGACCATATTTACTAACTTTATTATCGACTTTCTCTTTGACCTTTTCCAATTCTTCCATAGTAGCTAATTCAATCTTTTTCATTATTATTCACCTCCTTGTTGCTCTGATATATTCGGAATCATATCTGTCATTATTGATTCTATAGCAGCATTAGTTTCTCTGAGTCCTTTTTTTAAACTACCATTTTCAGCTATCATTTTAACCAAGTATTCATCTTTATCATATTGAATTTCATCATATTCATAAAGATTATCAACCTTATTTCCGAATTCATCTTCTTCTATCTTTCTTACATTCTCATGAATATAGACAGTATCTTTACCTATTACTACAGGTTCGGATGCTTCTTTGCTTCCTCTGACTTTTTCAAATCTTTTCATTTATTACACCACCTCTTCAGCTACAAAGAAAATTTTACCATTTTCAAATACTAATTTAGCTTGATATTTTTTACCATCATTCGGATCTGTAAATTGAAAGAATGATTTATCTACTTTATTATTTATATCAGCTTTATCAGCTTTTAATTCTAACTTATCATCCACATACTTTTTATCTGCTTTTTTATTCAATGCATCAGTATCTATATTGAGATTATTCAATTTTTGTTGTACATAAAGATTCACCCATTCAGTAGAGGGTATTTGATTGTTATTACTATCTAAACCAGGAATAAGTTCTATAGTAGGGGAACCTTTGAGTTGTATATCCTTTACAATATGACGAGTTACTACTGAATTATCCATTATATGATTTTCATGTACAGCTTTATCATGCAATTCATTTTCAGTAACCCATTCCAGATATGCTAGACGTTTTAATCCAGTAACTCTTATTTCATCAGATATAGTAGATTTATCATCATTGAAATAATATTGAATACACCCATTATCTTTTCCTGGCACAATAGATATTTTCTTTATGAAGAATTTATTAGCTTCCTCTTTTTTATAATATTCTTTCATTGCTTCATTTAAAAGAGTTTTAAGATTTTCAGTAATAATAGTACCCATATTAGGAGAATCTAGTATCTCTTGTAAAATGTTATCCATCTTTACAGATAATCCAGTACCAAGTTTATCATAAAGATATTTAGGATCCAATTTAGAATAAGATCCTAGAATTAATTTTTCCCAAGAATACGATCCAGATACTTTTCTACATATTACCAATTCTTGATTAGAAGAAACTCCATTACGTATGAAATATACATTATTCCATAATTCAGCTTTCGGACTTGGTAATGCTGAATCATCTTCTACAACGAAAACATCATTAATCCAATTTTTTATTGGAAGTAATTTATTTTCTAATAAATCTTTTTCTTTAGCATCTGTATATTTAATAACAGCTTCATTAGTAGGATATAGAGTAGTATTTTCAGCTACATCTTTTTCTATTGTATTAGATTTATTAGAAACATTTTCTTTTTTATCAAATAATTCTTTATGAGCATTTATATCTGTATAATGAACATTGGCAGTATTAAGAGTTTCAGCTAATCTTGCTTCAAGCTTCTTATCTAGATCTTCGGTATAATTCCATAGAGTAGATAATTTTAATCTAATATCACCATGAGTAGAAGAATTGATACTATCATTATGGAGAGATATTAATCTATTAACTATTTCTTCTATCTTTCCATTTTGATTTAATTTATCTAATGTAACATTATGCGGATTATCAAAATCATTTAAATGATCATAAAGTGATTTAAGATTCATTTTAAAATCATAATTTTTTAATAATTCATTAATAGTATTTCTTTGAAGTTCTGATAAAGGTTTTTCACTATCTCTAGTATTATCAACTTTACCTAAACCAATTTCTTCTTTAGTAATTAGAACATCTCCAACCTTACCATTTACAGATGTAACTGGGAAATCTATACTTCCTTTTCCACCAGTAAGAATTTCATTTTTAAGATCAGATATAATTTGTCTTAGATTCTTTTTATCTGGACTCATTTGATCAAATACTTGATCTAATACTGTAGAAGCCCATACTTTATTTAGACGACTACGTTCGGGATTATTTTCATTATCTAATATATATAGATCTTTATTTAAAGCATCATTATTCATTTTAATACCTCCTTTATTGAATAATTGTCAACATTATTAAGTCGTTCAAAAGGCAAAAAAATATAGAGTAGAGGGACGAACCCTCTACTCAATTACATTTCAACTATTTCTTGATGAGATTCATTTATTTCAGAATCTAAGAATATGCATTGATTACCATTTATCAATATCTTTATAAGTTCTGAAGCTACAGTTAATACCATTACATCTGTTTCAGCTGAAGTAATTATCTTATCACTATATTCAAGTGTTTCAAGATCAAATACTTTTCCTTCTTCAACAGATCTCTTTATTATACCATATGATTTTTCTATAGCAATCTTTCTTAATCTTTCTACAGATCTTTCTTGAAGTTCAGATATAAATTCTTTAGCTTCTTCAATTAATAATCCATCTTCATTCTCATCAAATTTTTCAATTGATTCAAGTTGATCATTATAGTATTCTAACTTTTTAATTTCCTCTTCTGTATATAGTAATTGAAGATTATTCCAATCCTTTATAGATTTTATAATTCCCATTCCTTGAGGTCCATGAAGTATATTATAATACACATCTAATACAGCAGCTCTGACCATATCTAATATAGATATTTTTAATTTATCTTCTTTATATTTTTCCAATAACTCATTACAAGCTTTAACGATTGTCAATTGGCATCCTGGTACTGATCCATATTTAATAGAAGATCTTAAACATTTTATTACATCTTCTACTGAATCCCAAATAATTTGTTTTTGTAATGAACTATCAGCTCCTATATAATAAATGTAGTTATTCATTTTCAATTGCATAACTCTTGATCTTGCATCATATACTTTAGAAGCAATATTTTGATGTTCAATATCAGTATTAGCTATAGCATCATTAAGTTCAGCTTCAGCTCTCATTAAAGCTTCTTTATAATTATCATCTTCTTCCAATCCTGAAACATTAAATATACAACCATTCTTGCATGATGTCAATACCTTATCAGCAGAACCTATTACTCTATATAATTCATAAGTATCATCATGTAAAATATCATCAACTAATGTATCCGGATTAACAATTAAAAGTTTTTCAATTAATTTATTTGAAATAGTATCTGTAATAGTTTTACATTTTAATACTACTGATAAATCTTCTAATTGGTGTGGAGATAATATTCCCTGTCTATATTGAGTAAGTATAAGATTTATTACTCCATACTTTTGGCATTCATAATTCACATATTGCTTCAATACTGATTCACACATATATTCATCATATGAAGGAGCTATTATTATAAGTTTTTTATCCATTGATCTAAATACATCATTTATAGGAATTAAAACTTTATTTAATAGATCAGTTTCTATTTTTTGATCAAATACCATTACTGCTACATCTTTTTCTTCTGCAGTAAGATCTTGATTTCTTACATAAACAACATCTATTGCATTATTAGGGAATTCAAATCCTTCTACCGATTTAATATAAGATTTATTAGTAGGAGAATCTTTTTGTTTTATATTAGGAGATTTAGCTTCTTTATAAGTGGAAGCTATAGCATCCGATATTTCATGATTACCATTTGAAGTAACATATGCTATATTGTATATAATATCATAATCTTCTGGATCAATCGCTTTAGAATTTGATCTAATATAATCACATATTTCAGTTATACATTCATCCCAAGTATTCATAAATTGTCTTGGTAATCTATAAAGAGTTTCTATATTAGCTTTATCTTTTTTATATCTATTGAATATAGAATTTGTAAGTGCTATTGATGTAGTAGTACCATCACCTACAGTATTATTCATACGAGTACAAGGAGCTTTAATTAAATTATATATCATTTTTTTATAACGATTATGGAATCGATATTTATTCAATATAGAATAACCGTCTTTAGTTGCTTCAGTATACATACCGTCTAGTATAGTTGCTGATGAACCTAGTGGACCTAGTGATTTAGTTATATTTGTAGATATTGTATTAAATACTTCTTGTACTAATTCTTCAAATTCATTTTGTTGAATTATATTAATTTGATTTTCATTTGAATATTTCATAAAATTCATAAAGATCACATTTCCTTTCTTAATTAAAATAATAATTTAATATTATATAGTTTAGCAAATATATGAAAAAATCAAACATCAATCTAATGCAGATATTAGGAGGTAAGTATGAAAAAAATTTTAAAGGAAGATAAATTATACGAAGAAAGGTTTGGAAATATACCTGATAAACAAGAAGATAGATTAGCATTCATTTTGGGTAAAAAATCTAATAATAAAAAGTTTTTGGATGAAATATTAAAAGCTACTAAAATATTCAAAAGAATGAAAAAGAAAGTTATTGAATTTACTATGTGGAAGATAGTGAAACCATCTGCAAGACCACGAGCTACTACACGTAGAGGATATATGGAAATGTATGTTCCGAGAGCAGCTGAGAATGGTGAATGGTTTCAAAGATTTGCTGAAGAAAATAATTTACCATTTATAAATACTCCATGTGAATTGTATTTAGAAGTATATGAAAAAACACCTTCTTCATTCAGTATAATAAATAAAGTATTAGCAGAGTTAGGTTATATAAGACCATGGAAACGTACAGGTGATTTCGATAACTATGCAAAAACAATAGCCGATAGTATACAACATGGAATGTTGGAAGATGACTGTTTAATTATATCATCAAAACAGGATTTATATTATTCGATAAAACCTCATGCAAATGTTAAAATTGTTTATTATGAAAAATTTCCAAAATATTAGGAGGTGATATAGTATGATGGGAAAAGATGTAGAAAGAATGCTTTCGAATGTTAATAATCTTATCAAAGTATGTAATGATGAAATTGATTCTCTTGCAGGAGCTGTAATTCCATATAAAAAAGTATTACCTGTACCTCCTATAAAACCAGGTGGTCAATTTCCTAGTACTAACTATCCAATGGTGGAAATATCTACTGCAATGGATAAAGTTAGAGAAGATTATTTTAAGATGAAAGATTTAAATTCATCTCTATATGTAAATAGTAAAAGCTTCAATAATAATATTGGATCTCCTTGGTCTGAATTAGTAAAACTTAATGATGCATGTGAAAAAGCAGAAAATTATGCTGCTGCCCATGGAACGTTATCAGATCCTGGAGAGAAGATGGGAATGTTAGCTGAAATGAATATAGTATTATCAAATGCTGTAGATTTCAAATATGCTGTAATTATTTATCATGATTATCTTCAAAGAGGATATGATAATAATTATAATGGTAAACGTCCATCAATATCTTTTAAAATGGGAAAAAATAAAATTACCACATCCAATGTGAAACAAAAGTATGAAGATAATGTAAATATACCGGTACCATCCATAGACCCTTTTTAAAAATGGAGGTTGATAATATGGAAATTGATTTATTAACATATTTTGAATACGCTATAATGATTTTATCAATATTTTTAATGGGACTGAGCGTATGTTCCAGATCAATGTATGCCTTAGCTTTATCTATTATAGGATCATTGATTTTCTTACAAAAAATTTCAGTAACAAAAATATTTCAAATGTGGATAATATTATGGTCAGCAACATATACGCTACCAAAGATAGAAGAGTATGTGCAATCTAAAATTAATAAAGATGAATATCCAATAAGAAGAAAACGAAAATAGGTGATTGGTAATAGAGCAATCACCTATAATATTTCTAATAGCTCAAAGGCTCTGTTATATATTTTTTTATTTGATTTATAGATAAATCATAATTGTATTGTTTATTGATATAAGAATGAATTTTCTCATGTATTTGAATATTATTATCTAATAGAAAATCATATTCATCATTTGATGTTTCATCTTCTTCAGTAACAATATCATTACTATCTTCAAATATTACTGAAAATACTCTATCTTCATTAATTATTGAAATTAGATCATCTTTAAATGATGAATATACATTCATAGGAATTTTTAATTTTAATCTTATTTTACCAAAAGTTTGATTTGTAAAAATTTCTTTATTCTCGGATTTAATTTTATTTATTTCTTTTATAATATTATCATTGGAATTATATATAGATGAATTTTCATCAAAAGTATATGTTTTATAAATATAAGCTCTTTTATTTTCTACGAATATTAATTTATCATCTTCTATTATTCCATATCCTTTAGGCTTTTCTTCACCAAAAGAATTTCTAAATAATGATCCAAGATAATATACATTATCCATTTGCGTATAAACATGAAAATGATTGAATATGCACAATTTACATACTCTACCAAGTTCTCCGCTTTTAAAGCGGGGAACAGATTTTTCTTTTCCATTTGACGCTGATGTTGAAACTTGTACTGCTGTAGGAAATGCTTCTATTATAACACCATGTCCAAATATATAATCATATGTCTTATCAGAATATAAATATTTTTTATAAAATTTATGTTTATCAAACATATATTCTTCAGGAATAAATAAAATACTTTTTCCATTTATAACTTCTTCTGATACTGTTTTAAATAATTTTATATCCAAATTTTTCATTTTAAAAAAGTAATTGAATAATCTATATTGATTATTATCGTGGCTAAAAGTGCCTTCTATGATACGTATCTTAACATTTCTACTGATACATACATCCACTAAATAACTCATAATATTTATTGATAATGAAATATATTCTTCATTAGCTTTAAATAATCTATCAAAATAATCTCCTAATATACAAACTAAATCTGTTTTATTAAATATAATTTCTTTATCAATAATATTCGTCATAACGTTATATACATATTGAGTATCTTTTATACTTCCTATATGTATATCCCCCATTAATAAAATTCTCATATATTAATACCTCCTTTTATAAATAATATATTATCAAAATATAACAAAAATAATTTCATATTTTAGAAAGGAATAAGATTATGTTTAATTTTATTAAAAATTTAAATAGGTCTGTATTAAGTGACGAAAGTATCAAAAGATATAATAAAAAAGGATTACTTATTGAAGGACCTATAAGAGAAAATGCTTTACAACCTAATTCAATCGATGTTACATTATCACAATTTGTAAAAAGATTGGACTATGACAATGGAGAAATAATTGATGTTAAAAAAGAAATTAAATATTCAAACTATGTATTTGATGATTCCATTATAATAGATCCTCATGAATTTGTATTAATGTCTACAAATGAAATATTTAATATTCCTAATGGGATATTAGCATTTATCTGTGGACGTAGTTCAATAGCAAGACTTGGTATTCAGTGTGAACAAGCAGGATTAATAGATTCAGGTTTCAGAGGTACAATTACTTTAGAAATACAAAATCAATCAAATAATCCGATAAAGCTTTATAGAAATATGAGAATAGCTCAAGTATATTTCTTTAAAGCTGAATATGCTAATATTATATATGGATTGGAAAAATTCTCTAAATATAATGGACAAGTTGAAGCAACTGGTAGTAGAATTCATTTAGATAAAGAATTACAATAATAGAAGGGGATATCCCCTTCTATATTTTATTTTCGTTTAAGGAGGAAATGAAATGAAAAAGATATTAATTGATAATGAGTATCTGACATATACATTGGAAGCTGAAGGAAGTTATAAAGGTTTTGATTTAAAAGTAACTCATGTTATTTATAAAGAAAAAGGTAAAGGGTTCGCAAGTGATTTTATTATAAATGGCTGGCGTTGTGGATATGTAAAAGTGGAAGATATACTGGATAGAATACCATTTGATGAAAATAAATCACAATTAGATTGGTTCCTTAAAAATATAGAATGTGATAGAGAAATAGATTTTATTAATGTATTACCTCATATAGATCCAGATAATAAATATATCGGTTTTGCATGTGATCATCTATTTGATACAGTAGATAAATGTACTACGATCTATTGTACTAAAGAATGTGAAAAGATTATAGATCAATTAATTGATTTTATAAATAATAAATAACATATTTGATTAACGCTCACTTCTTTTTCAAATTATTATAGGAGGAAATATAATGCTAAGATATCTTAATGATATTCCTAATGAGTTTCATGATGCTTTAAATAAAGATATTATGACAAAAGCATTCGATCGACCATTACATGAATTTATATTCGAATCTTTCAAAGGTTTTGAAATATTACCTAATATAAAGATTCTTGGATATGAATGGGTGGACGATGAATCAAAATATGATCCAAATGATCATATAATTCGTAGGAATAAAAATAAGAATAAAATAATTAAAAGTATAACTGAAACACGTTGTGGAGTTATGTATATAAATATCGAACTATCTGGATTGGATGATAATGGTAAAAAGCAGATTATATATTTGAAGAAACCTATCATCTTGCCAATAGAAGATGATAAAGGATATTATTTAATTAAAGGAAAACGATGTTATCTGATATATCAAATGTGTGATAAAATTTTATATCCTTCATTTGGTGCAGTTACAATTAAATCATTAATGCCCATATGTGTGAAAATTCATAGAGAAGATTTTGAAGATATAAATGGAAATATTCATACAATACCAACATACACAATTCAGATATTTAAAAATTCCATTAATATACTTTTAATCTATACTCATCTCACGATTAATAAAACATTAAACTTTCTTGAAGTAGATCGTTTTATTAAAATAGAAAAACGTAGAGAAGAAAGTACTGATGATAAATATATTAGATTCGAATGTGGTAAAAAGATAGATATAATTGTATCAGTATTAAAAGAAGTATTCGATAAAGAAATATATGTGAAATCTATAGTAGGTTGTCTAATTCAATTATTTAGAGATAATAAAGTAAAATATCAGGATGTAAATAATTGGGAAAATTGGATGATGATAGTAGGTGGAAAGAATACAATAAGAAGAGGTATGTATCAACATATATTCTTCAATCGTTTATTAGATGACGTAACAAGAAATGAAATCAAAATAAATGATTATGATAAGCAGAATATTTATTATCTATTGAAATATGTAGTACAAAATTATCATACCTTATGGGCCAAAGATAATTTATCTATGATAAATAAAAGATTTAGGTGTAAAGAATATGCCGGATCATTAATCACTGCAGAAATATCAAAAAGAATAAATAGAATTGTATCTTTGGGTGATAGAGCAAAGATATCAGATTTTAGTAAATGTTTCAAATTCCCTAAATAAATCTTTGGGGTTTCTTTCATAATTGCGGGAATATCTTGTTAAGTTCAAACTACAGCAGTATTATAGTAATATAATACGTTAGCAGATACTGTAATGAGTATTAGATTGTAAAAACGTTTGAAATAGAGACAATCCGCAGCGAATTTAGCTTTTATATAAAAGAATGAGGAGGTGAAATATGTCAAATAAAGAAAAGAATAATATAATTTGGAAATATGTTTATATAAATAATATTATTACTGATTATAAAGTATCAAATACAGGTTCAGTATTTAATATTAAAACTAGAAATTATCTAAGTGGATCTCATGATAGTAGAGGATATGTTGTTGTAAGTATCTATTCTCAAGAAAAATTATATTCTAAGAAAATCCATAGATTAGTAGCTGAAGCATTTATTCCAAATCCTGAGAATAAGCCGCAAGTAAATCACATAGATGGAAATAAACAGAATAATCATGTTTCTAATCTTGAATGGATTACATGTATTGAAAATATACATCATGCAATAAATACAGGATTAAGAGATTTAAAAGGAATAAATTCATCAAGTAATGTATATTCTGAAAAACAAGTTCATGAGGTTTGTAAATTATTAGAGAAAAATAAAACTCCTAAAGAAATTTCAGAACTACTAAATGTTCCAAGAAATCTTATAAACCGAATAAAATATTTAGGAAAATGGAAACATATTTCTTCCAAATATAAAATTGTATTTGGTCCATCATTTAAAAAGAAACTAATAAAAGCTAAATGTTCAACGAGTATCAAAAGCGAGCCTGAAATAGAAGAGGAATTAATCTATACATGGGAACGTGAGTAGAGTACGTTCTAAGTAGAACGGAAACGAAAGAGCAGTATACGAAAGTATCTGGAAGATATAGTCTCAACATCATACGAAAGTATGAGCAGTTCATAAAAGAACGGTACTGAAGTAACGACTCAGTATGAAGATAAATGGAAGATATATTTCTATCAAGATTATATGGATCAGGAGTATTAAGATATGCTGAAAATAATTCAGATATGGATTTTGAAACTAAGTACAAATTTACACTAAAGGGCGAACTTAATGGGCCCTTTCTTTCATAATTGCCGGAAACTCTCGTTAGGTTCAATCAACCGCAGTATTATAGTAATATAATACGTTAGCATATATCATAACGGATATAGGATGGTAAAATCGATTGAAATAGAGACAATCATAGGCAACAAATATATCATTATAATGATATAATGTTCAACGACTATCCCGTTATTGGGAGTACGGTATAAGTATACCGGAAACGAAAGACTGGATATATTCTATCGAATATATCTGGAAGATATAGTCTAAGCTCATATGAGAATATGGGAATAAACCAGCCAAATGCGTTAGGAAATAGGAATTCAAGAAGGATACCAGTAAGACAAAGAATATTACATCCTTCTATGTTGTTTTACATCGATCTGAGTGCTAATAGTAACAGTGACCCAGGCCAATCTGGTGCTTTAAGTCCTTATTGTGAATTGAATTCAATGTATTTTGATAATTCATTATATGAGAATGAAATGCATTTTAAGATTCATCAATTATTGGATAAATTTCCTTTAGATGATGATTATGAAGAAATTTCATTTAGATGCAAAGATGAGGATGAATACAATACTGTACTAGATGCATTATTTAAAGAAGGTGAAAATAAATTTAAAATATCAGGAGTATCTAATAATCCAATGGAAATTATAGTAGAAAAAGATCCAAGGGATTCGTATAGAACTTTTGATGAAAGTATGTTAATGGAAGAAGAATAGGTGGAATTTTTATGAAGCAAATAATTAGATATAGATATTTGAATATTCCAAATAAATTGAGTGGTGATATAAGAATTACTATAGATAAAGATCCGGAATATTCAACTATCTTCGATGGAGGAAGAAGTACCAATATTACTTTATTTCCAATAATAGCTTTGAGTATGATTAAAAATATCTATGATGAAAACGGTATGAGGATTAAAACTCCATGGAATCCAAATGACTCAATAGGAATGACAAAATTTAATCTTCCAATATTTATAAGAGAATTAAAATCTATAGAAAAGGATTTATTGATACCAGATCTATATAGATATGTAAAAGAAAGATTGGAAGTTGATCCAGAAAAAGCAGAGTCAGTAAGAAAAGTATTTATGATTGGAAATACTACAATAGAATTATCTGCTATCGTAATAGAAGATGATACTACACAATATGAAGGAATTAAAATGAAATTTAATAATGAAAATTCAGTTACATCATTATCAATAAATGAATTAAGATCATTAATATTTAATTTAGAAAATCTTAATGTTGATACATTAGTATTACAATTATATTTCAATTATTGTAAAAATGATAATATGAAACCAGTAACTTCATTATCAACAGATATAATTCCTCCAAAGAAATTGATAGATAATAATTTTAAATAAATACTTTTGTATAGAGAGGGATGATCCCTCTCTATACATTTTTCAATTAAGGGGGTGAAATGTTTGTTAGGAATAATTCCATCTGCACATAAAACATATGAAGTATTAGGAAGTACAGATGATAAGAATCCAATTGAAGGAAAAATATATTATGATAATAATGATAAAAGGTTATATATTTATTCTCTAACTGATAAAAGATCTTGTCCAAAGATAGGATTCTTTCCAATTTGGAACGGAGAAAAATATCTTATTTCTAAATTTAGTAATAAGAAGTATTTATCAGATATGCTTGATATAGATATAAATATACTATCATCCAATATAAATAAAGATATAGCTGATAGTATTATATACAAACATATGAGTAGTGATTCTGGTATAAAAATACTAAAACCTCAAATTAGTAATGAAGATAACATGTTTACTCAATGTATTAAATCAGTAATCAGTAAGAAAAATATTACTATTATAGATTTATTTAATATTGGAAAGCCTGAATTAAATGAAAAGCTAATAGAAAATTATTACAATACATTGAATAAGATAGCTTTCATGAGATATGATAAATGGACAATATGGATTAATAAAATTTTACATCTTAAATACAAAATTAAAGTATATAAAGGAAATAAAATTATATTAGAATATCATTATCCAGAAGATAAGATCGATACAGGAATAGTAAATTATGAAAATACTGTTAATAAATCAGATGATCCTTTAAAGAAAATAGTAAAATTATTAATAGTAATATATAATATAGATAAATCTCAATTGCGTAAAGAATGTAATGATGATTACACTGTAAATAATTTAATGACTACTATCAATAGCAAGAAATCATTATCTTCACAATTATTTTCAAGATTCATGAATATGAGCAAGTTTAAATATGTATTAGAATTATATGAAAATGATAATAAAATATTTGAATTTAAAGAATAATATAGGAGGGAATACCCCTCCTATATTATATATTCAATGTTATTAAATTATCAATATTTTTTGATTTGTTAATTTGAATAGGATTTAGTTCAAAAGATTCTTTTAATATATCTTTATTATCTATAATCTTTTGAACTTCAATTAAGAAGTTGTATTTTTGAGTAGATAATTTTTGATATATAGGAAGAAACTTACTTAATGCTGAAGCAAACTTTGCATGTATTTGTTCCAATATTTCTATTTGTTTTGCTTCCAATTCAAGTTCTCCAGATTGTAATTTCTTCCTTATATCTTGAGCACTTGTTAAATTAGTTTGTATAGATGATATTAGTTTATTTATCATTTCCGAATCTGTATAGAAATAAGTTGGAGATAATAAATTCATATTCTCATATTTTTTTAAACTATCGAATTTGATATCTCCTTTTAGGTATTTAGATAAATCTTCCAAGAATGCTAATATTAATCCTATATTAGGAAGATCTAATTTTTTATCACCATTAGCAATCTCTATAGGCTTATCATTATATATGAATAAGAATACCATCATATTTGCTTCTTTTCCAAGAAACTCTTTTTTATATTCTTTAGGTATTTCTATTTTATCATATATATCAGGAAATCCAGTATTATAATATTTTTCACCGATTTCATTTAAAAATTTAATATGCTCAATAGAAAGTTTCTTTTTTAAACTCTTTGAAACTTGATCTGAATTAATATTTTTATATTTTTCATCAGCTTTTGTTATAGTATCAATAATCTTTTTGAACCATTCTGATATTTTTTGTATTATCTTTTGAAGAAAATTTAATTTCTTTTCTTCTAACTTCTTTTCAAGTTCATTTATATCTTTTTTTGTTTCTGTATCATTAGATGTTTTATTATTATATTTCTTATCATTTGTAAACTTTGATAGAAGATTCAATTCATATGCTTCTTTCATAAGTTCATAATGTTCTCTAGAATGAGAGTAGTTCTCACATTCCAGAATCAATTGATCCAAGGTCATTTAATATCACCTCGTATTTTATTATATTTCAATATTCAAATCAAATATATCATCAGTATCTGTTGATTCAGTAAAATCTATTTCAGTACTTAATATATCATCAGAGACAGAAGATTCTGAAAAACTTCCGTTTCTTCTTTTTTCTTCATAATCTTTTAGCATTGAAATTATTTCAGCTGATTCCAACATAGTCTTTTCAGCAGCTTCTAATAGTTTAGTATATTCTATAGAAGGTTTAAGTTTTGATTCTTTAACCATTGACAATGGATCGTTTAGTGTATATTCATTTTTCATTTTCTTTTCTCCTTTATTAAAAAATAAATTTAACTACGTAATTTACTCAAGATTATATAATTCTTTAATCAAATTGTTGATATATTCATGTGAAACAGATACAAGTAGTCTATAAGTTCTCCTGTAATTAGGATTCATTATATGCAATACTCTTAATTTCCAATCAATATAATAATTCTCTTCTGTCAAAATATTACCATTCTCTCTGAATTGTATCCTGATAAATCTTTCCATAGGTATACCAAATTTAAGATGATGATCTATTACTGCACGTAATGAATCGTTTAAAATGGAATCTATACTCATTGTAGATTCATGTTCTTTTAATTTAAATATAGGCCAACATAGTATAGTCCATCCTACAGGAAGATCAAAATCATTAATATTAATTACATCAGAGAATATAGTTGATATTGCAAGATTCTCTACTTCAGATATATTAACTCTCTTTTTGATATCAGGGGAATTAAGCATAAAATATCCCACTGTATTAAATTCACATCTCATAGTAAATGTTATATCAAATGCTCTTCGTATTTGTCCATCTTTTACACCATTACCTGCTTGGACATCCATAATAGTTGTATCAATATCAGTATTATAATACATAAAGAATTCATCAGTATTTGATCCAGATTTTAGTTTATAGGTAATAGGATAATAAAAAATACTATTCATATATGTCATAAAATCATATACTGAATTATTTTTATTTATTTCCACTTTAGATAAGTTTGAAATCAAATATGTGAAATCATATGGTATATATAATTCTAATGGAGCATGAATGTATTGATTATGTCCAACAGGAATCATATTGTGTATATAAGACATCCATGATACTTGTTCAGCATAAGTATTAAATGATAATACTATATCGATGAACATTAATGCTCTATTATAATGTCCATGAATATATATTTTATTTTTTATATCTTTTCCCAATTCTAACAAATTGCCAGCACCCCAAAATGATTGTGTGTTAGTACGCCTTTCATTAATCAATGTATGTGCAAGAAATCTATTATCTTCTTGACCAAAAGATATTCTTGGAACAAGTACCATTATAGGCATTTCTTTTTTAATTAACTGATGTGGAAGATGATTTAATTGTTTACTCGTTAATGTCGTAGAAGCTGTTACTGTTTTAAATAAATTTTCAGGAAATAAATCAGTAATATATTTTTCCATAATACCCAATACGTTTCCGTATGTGTGTGAAGCTGAAGTATTACAAAAAGCTCCAGTATTACGTATATGATCTCCATAGGTAGCATTTGGATTTAAAGAATATTGAGTATTAATTGATTTCAATTCTGAATCAGTTATAGATGGTTTATTATTATACAATAATATCACCTCCTTTTAGTTTTTTCCTTCACGTTTAAACCATATCGATATTAAATCAAAAATAGTATTAGGATTATAAACTTTGATTATTGGCTTGTGGAATTCTGCTACACTAATCATTTCATTTACGTGAAGAATTGGTAACCACATTTCTGTAGTACCATAAATATCATAGGATAATGTTTTAGGTCTATAAAACATATGCTGAGGTAAAGAATAAAATTGTATTTCTTTTTCAAACTCTTTATAATGTTCCAAGAAGAAGTCATAAAAAGGAATTCTAAAATAATGATCTCTATTACCATTAGTAATTAATTTTGTTTCATAAAAATTTTTCAATGAAAAAGTTTCTGTTTGTCCATTCTTAATAAAATCATCAATAAACGTATGATACATTATCATTCACCTCCACCAGGCAAGCTAACATTATCACCTGCAGATTTATTAAATCCTCTTATAGCTGCTTCTGTACCAAATACTCTATATTCCGGATCTGGATTTCCATTTTTACATATCATAATGAATTGTCTACCCATTCTTGTATAATCTCCTTGATTATACCATTCCAATGGTGCACGTCCAATAAATAATGCTGTTAAATAATTTTGGCATTGAATAGATGATTGGATAGATAATTTAGTTTCATCATCATTGATAAAAATTGTTTTATCTATACTATTATTGATTTCTCTTGCAGTTTCAAATCTTATATTGGGCATTAATGCATTAGCATGAATTTTATATATCCCGGTATCAGTAAATCTATAATCCTTTGCAGATCTACATATAAATTCTTCAGAAACTCTTCCAACTGTATATGTTCCATTTAGCATATTTTTAACCTCCATAACAGTTAAAAAGAAAAGTAGAGGGATTATCCCTCTACTTTGTAAGAAGTATTATTTCATAATTATTCTTTCATGAATGGTTTTTCAACTTTACCAGATTCATCATTCATTTTTCTTTCTTTCTTTTCTTCTTTTTGAAGATCTGCAGCTGTTTTATTTGGATTTGGTTTATCAGAAGGCACTGGTAATTTATCCATAGCCATTGCAAGATCAACAGCCTTAGTCTTCAATGAAGCAACTCTTAATATATAAGCTGATGATGAAGTAAATGTTGTTTGTATCTTTTCAGCACCAGTATAATCGGATTCATTTTTAGATGCATTTACAAACATATTACCGAAATCTGCAGATTTTATGAATTCCAAATTCTTTTTAAGAGTTTCTATTTTTTTATCCATCGCTTCTTGGCTGAAGTTAAATTTTATACCATCTTCTTTAGCTTCTGCAACACCCTTTTCGATTGAATCGACAGCAAGTTTTACTAAACTTGTATCACCATTGCCTGCTCTAAAATCCAAATATTCAACTGATATTACTTGAGCTTCTCCCTTTTTAGCCTTATGGTATATAGCAAATTGTTCATTCATTGCAATTTCAACAAATTTAATTTCTTCTTTAGAAAGTTTTGAAACTCCCTTAGCATATTTAAATTTCATTTCATGAGGGAAATCTATTTTTTCTTTCAAGATTTCTTTTTCTTCTTCAGTAAGTCTCTTGTAAGCATTTTGAACTTTTTCAACATATTCTGCATCTACTTCATATACAGATCTTGGTTTAGGTGTTACGAATTTATCAAATTTTTTCTTAGCTTTTGTAAAGAATGTTACGATAGCATTCCATACTTGTTTAAGAATCTTTCCAATTTGTTTACCCAAATCTTTGATTTTTTCTGTGAATTTTTCATTAAGATTTTCATAAGTATCAGCATCTACTGATTCACCAAAGTAAGATTCAGCAAACATACCATCTTCAACTAGGTCTTCATAGTTTTCAGATAGATAATTTTGGTTAGATATATATTTTGCAAGCATTTGTGCTTCAAAACATTCTTTCATAAAGTTGTAGTTTTCTTGTGAATATTGATAGTTTTCACATTCCAATATAAATTCATTAAAAGTCATGGTAAATTTCTCCTTTACTATAATTAAAAATTTTTAATTAGGGTACAAAATTAATCTAATGTTGTGTATACGGCAATAGAGTATTAGCAGCATCACGGGCAACAGAAGAATTATTTGATGTTGATACTCTTATAAGATATTTTTCAGCAAGTATTTTTGCATTATCATATTCTTCCTTTTGTATAGCCATATTAGATTTCTTCTTCATTTCAATTGCCTTTTTAAATATTTGCCATTGTTCACTATTCTTTTGTTTAGCAATCAATTTTGAAGCTATAGCAATAAGTTGAGCCATTCTAGCTTGATTATCAAAAGTAATTATATTTCTTTCTGTCAATACACTAGCTTCAGATATCTCATTATTAATATTATCAGAAATATCTTTCTCCATACTTTGAGTTACAAGTACAGGAGTAAAAATTTTATCTAATTCAGCGACTAGTGAGTCGTAGTCGATTTCTTTAGCATTAGTAGCCATATCTGAAATATCATCTGACATAGTATCAATATCTTCAGATAATTCATCGAAAGCTTCTAATATCGCTTTAAGTTTACTCATTATATCCTCCTTCTATATTGTTATTCAAGATATTAATATCTATGTTTACTTCTTGAGTTCTGCAATATCTTCATCCTCAATCTTAATATTCTTTACAGTATCTTTCAATTTATCTTTATTTGCTGAAAGTTTAACTCTTTCAACTATTTCATCCAATATATCAAAATCTAATTGAGGAATATATTCTTTAGCTAATTCTTTTTTAAGTTGCATAGCTATTTCAGTTGGGTTACCTTGTTCATCTTCTAATTCAGATTTTTTAAATAATATTTGCGATGTCAATTCAAATACCTGATTAAAGTTTTGAATCATATCTGTGGTAATAACTAATTGAGGTTGTGTTATAGTATTAAAAGCAAAACGGAATGTTTGTATATCACTATCCGAGATATCAGTCTCATATTTCATACATCTTTGATATACCGTCGTAATACCCTTATTAAAATCTAACTTATAAGAAGATACTGTAGAAATGAAACGTGTGTTTGCCAGCTCCATAGATTTTGCAAATTCTATTTCATCAAGAGAATTAATTGCCATAAGATTTGGTACAGATGATCCTCCAATGGCTCCTTTTCTTTGCTGTTCCATGAAATCAACATTAATAGGAATTTCTACAGCCGGTATAGTATCAGTCTCTAATGCTTTATAATCATTTCTTCCAGTAGGTAATACCATTTCACCGATACCACCGACCTTATTCAATACACCAGAATATGAATAAAAATCATCTACTGATATTCTTCTTGATTGAAATTTCCTCATTGCTCTTTGAACAGTGTCAGCATAGTTTTTATCTAAACCTGAAGATTTCAAATAATGTATACGTGTTGTATTATTATTTAAAATATAAAGCATATTATAAAGATTAAGTAGAACATAATTACGTGCATTAAATAATGAAGGTTCCAAAATTGAATGACCTTTACCATTTTCATCTTCATTAATAACCAATCTTACTATTTCAGATTCAGGAATATAAACAAAGTTCAATTTTCCTTCATTAAATTTATGAGCCATTACTATTTCAACTATTTCAGATTTAAGATTTATATTCTTTGCAAGAATTTTTTTATCAAAAGATTTTATTATCAACTCAGCTAATCTATCAACATTATGTTTATTTCTTGTAAAGTTTTGATATGTTGTATCTAATACCCCAGCTGGCTGTGCAGGATGTCTATTTCTTGTAGTAGTACTTGTAGTAATATAATAGTATCCAATAACCTTTCTATCCATTCTAATAGTAATTATTTTTAATGGATCAAGGTATTTAATATAAACACCTTTGATATCATTATATGAATCAAATTCAATAGTATCTTCATCCACATCTGTATCATAAGGATTATTTAATGAATTATAATTATTAATAGCTTCATTAAAATGATTTAATTTATCTTTATTATTAAAAGAATATTTTTCTTTATATTCTCTAATCATAAATTCTCTTGTAGCATCTAATCCCATTTCTGCTACCAGTATAGAAGAATTATTATATATATTTATATTTTCTAATATATCTTCAATTACTTCTTTATCCTCTTTTTTTATTTCAACTGATTCAGATATATATTTCATATTATTAGAAGATTTTAAATTAAACCCATTGGAATATTTTGATTTAATATTATTCGATAAACTTTCTTTGAAAAATGAATTCTGTTTACTATCTGATAGAGCTTCTAATTCGGCAAATATTTTTGCATATGGTTTAATCAATATAGGAAGTTCACCATTTGTAAGTGTATTAGTGACCATAAAATTTTTAATACCATATAGAAGATCTAATCTTCTTTCCATTTCATAAACTTGATCTTCTTTATTTTGATCATCTTCTTCATTATTATCAAAATGAATTGATCTACTAACTTCACCTGTTGATACATTACATTCTACTACAGCATCTCTTACAATATTCACAACATCATTCATTTCAGACATTTGTGTTTTAATATTATTTAATTCATATTTCAATAATATTTCACTATTGTTTACTGCTCTAGAAACTGAATATTCTTGTTTAATCCCAGATAATATATTTTTAACAGTATCTTTATCTTCGGGAATTCCCGTATCATAATCTTGCATTCTTTTAATAAAACCATCATTATCAAATATGGAAGAATTATATTTCGTTAATACATTGGAAAGTGTTTTATTAAATCCAGATGCAATATCTTTTATTTCATTTTCAATATCTAATCCAGTATCCATAGATATATCTTTAGATAATTTATCTATAATATCTTGAGTAGCTTTATTTGGCATATATCATTCTCCTTTCATAAAATTTTTAAATACACATGTTGCAGAATGAGGCGGGACTTATAGTCCCAACCTCATTATTTATTTAATAAATCTACTACATCTTTTTTGATATCTTCAGTTTGTTTTGAAAGTGTTGATAATTTATTGAATATATTCTTTTTAGCTTCTTCATCTTCATTATCAATTATTTCAGTATCATCACTCATCATATCATCTTCTCCATCTGGTGCAGCTTCAGCAACTTTATCTTTCACAGCAGTTGTTACTGGAGATTCTTCTTCATCTATGGGAGGATCAGTTTCTTCTGCTTCAGCAGGTTGATCATCAGTAACTATAGCTTCTGTAAGTAAATCTGTATCATCTTCCTCCTCTGAAAGATCAAGATTAAATAAAGATGACTCTTCATAATCATCTTCTACAGATTCTTCTTTATCTTCCTTTTCATCATCTTTTTCTTTTTCATCTTCAATTTCATCGTTAAGGAAGTTATCATCATCTTTATCATTATCTTCCTTAGTATCATCTTTTTCATCAGATTTATTATCTATTTCCATATTAGATATATCATCTTCATCAGAATCATCTTCTATAGGTTCTTCGGGAGAGCCCATTGGATTATCCAATGATGGTTCATCATCTCCACCAAAACCAGAATCAATTCTTTGACTTGTAATATCATCATCCGCAACAGCATCAGCTGCTCCTGATGGTGGAACTGGTAGTACGTCTATAGGTGTATTTGATGTTAAATCTATTTCTATTGAAAGTAGATCATTATCTGATACTTCTTCCACATTATCATCAAATTCTTTTTCTGTACTAATATCATTTAAATCTTCATTTCCATCTTCTTCGAGTGTAGTATCCAACTCAGCTGTATCTTCAGCGTCTTCCATAAATTCATCAATTATTAATGATTCATCAAAGTTATCTGTAACGGATTCTACTATAATTGATTCATCTCTTTCACTGTTCTTTTTAGATTCAATTAAAGCTCTTATCATTTTTAACATAATCAATTTCTCCTTTATCTTATAAATTATTTTTCAATCCGAGTTAACAACGTTGAAATATTAACATTAAGTTACTTAGGACCATGTGTTTAAATGGGTATTTGCCTAAACGAGAATATAAAATTTTATATAAGGAAGTGATATAAATGAATGAATTAGATTTATTGGTATCCATTATAAAAGATATTAAAAAACAAATTGCAAGTAGAAAGCAAGGGTATAAAATTGGTGGAAATAAACAAGAGTTATCTTCTAATGGATATAAAATAAACATACGAACGGATTGTTCAGGATTTGTATCTGCAGTTATTTCATGTTTAAGAAAAAAGAATATTTCATTTTCAACATATGATGAAGTTAGTGCACTTACACAAAATGGATTTATTGCATTATCATTCCCAGGATGGGATAATCTTAAACAAGGAGATATTTTATTAAAAGATACTCATACGGAATTTTTTGCATATAATGAAAATGGAAAACATTATGTATGGAATTGTGGATCAGATAATTCTTGTAATACTCCAGGAGTAACACAATCGTATAGTGGTCCATATCATACGATATTAAGATTAAATAAGGGGGAAATTAAAATGAGTAATAGCCCATTAGTAGCTTATACAAGATTAAGTCCTAATCATAGTGGATCAAGAAAAAATAAAATAAGTAGAATAACTCCTCACTGTATAGTAGGACAAATGGGAATAGAATCTCTAGGAGAATGGTTCAGTAAATCATCTACTAGAGCATCATCAAATTACGGTATAGGATTTGATGGTAGAGTTGGAATGTATGTAGAAGAAAAGAATAGAGCATGGACTTCATCATCTTCTGATAATGATAATAAAGCAGTGACTATAGAATGTGCATCTGAATTAAAATCTCCATTTGCATTCAAAGATGTAGTATTCGATTCATTAGTAAAATTATGTATTGATATATGTAAAAGAAATGGAAAAAATAAATTAATATGGCCTGGATCAAAAGCTGCTACATTATCATATAATCCTAAAGATAATGAAATGTTATTAACTGTCCATAGATATTTTTCTAACACAGCTTGCTTTCCTATTGAAACAGAATTGTTTACTAAAGATGGATGGAAACAAATAAAGGATATCAATATAGGAGATGAAGTAGCTGCTATAACAAATCTATTCAATTTTAAATATGAATTCCAATCTGTATATGATAAGATTGATGAAAAGGAAGAAGAAGTTTATAGATTAATGAATGGAATAACTAGTACTTTCGACCATAGAATGGTTTATAAAGTAGAAAATGGTAAATATATTATTGACACATTTGAAAATATGGTAAAGAATGATATTATATACATGCCTAAGGTTGATAGTGTTAATGACATAAATGTTATTGTAGAAAAAGAATTAGTCCAATCAGGCATTCAAGGATCATACAAAACAAAGGTAAGTTGTGTTAGTGTTCCATCAGGTATAATATTAATAAGACAAAATGGAAAAATGTTTATTACTGGAAATTGTCCAGGTGATTGGTTAATGAGTAAACTTACTAAACTTTGTAATCTTGTTAATGAAGGACTAGGATCTAGTAATAGTATTCAAAAATTTAATAAGAATGAAATAGTAATGTATAATGGAGATGTACATTATTTATCTACTACATCTGTATCAGGTAATAAATGTAAACCTGGATTAGCAAAAGTAAATTCATATGATCCTAAAGGAAGTCATAATTATCATCTTATAGGTATCAAAGGTGGATCTGGTGTGTATGGATGGGTAGATGAAAAAAATATATCTAAAGTAACACAAGATAAATCTAAAGAAGAAAATACTTTCAAAGAATATATTGTAAAAGTGAAAACTCCATATCTTAATATAAGAAAAGGTCCTGGTACAAATTTTGCTACTATAGGTAAATTTACCGGATTAGGAGATTTTACCATAATAAAAGAATCTGCAGGTCAAGGTGCTGATAAATGGGGTTTACTAAAATCTGGAGAAGGATGGATTGCTTTAAATCCAACATATGTAGAAAAAATATAAAAAAATATAGTAAGGGGATTTTTCCCCTTACTATTAATTATTTTATCAATCTTACGATTTACTACATTTATATTCTATATCACTTTTCCTTACTAAATATAAGAAAGACTTTATCATATTTTCATAATTATATTCTTCCTCAGGTAAAGAATTAGTTTTAATAGAATTAAGATCTACTCGATTTCCCAATGTATTAATAATAAACATATCGTCTATTTCATTTATATTCATTGGTATAGTTATATAAATTTCTATAAGTTTAGAAATATTTTGGATGAATGTTATACAGAAATAGGAACTCATGAAATTTTTAATATCTTCTAATGAGCTATCAAATGATAATGCACTTCCTTCACCATTGATTCGAATACTTATAATTCTCTTCCTTGTTTTTGAATAAATAACATCAACTTCCAATGAATTATCATCATTTAGATGAATTGTAATATAAGGTTTATATATAGATCCATATGGAATTAATGATATGACTGGTTTAGGGTTTGTACGAATGTTGAAATAATCACTTTTCACTCTAGATTTTAATCCTTCATATATTAAAATATTTGAACGTAAATTATTGAAAAGATCTCCAAAATTCATTATCTTATTTGATTTACGTATTAACATATCCAACTCATTTAATTTATTTTCTATAAGATTATGATTATCCATTAATTGATCAATTGTCTCATTATTTGTTTCTTTTGAAGCAATATCATATAATCTATCTTTTATATCCGAATTAATATTACCCAATGATTCGATATTTGTTTTAAGTCCAGATATAATTGAATTTAATTTACTTATCATTTTATACCTCTCTTATCATTTTCTTTTAAATTTTTCATAAAATTTATTAATAAATATTTCATAGTTTTGATATAATCATCAATCATATATGAACGAGTATTAGGTTGAGCAACATAAACTTCATATGTTTGGATATCTGATGGGAAAGCCGTTTTAATAATATCATTGACTTCTTTTCCATCTTTAGCCAATAACATATACATCAGTAATATTATATTATTCATGAATGATATAATTTCTTCTTCCTTTTGGAATATGAAATCATTCATAATTTTATAACCCTTGAAATATAAATCATGATTTAAACATTTTAATTCTGAATCAACTATTGAAATTGTATCAGTATTGTATATTTGGTCAGAGAGAAATTTTCTATTAATATTTATATCAATATCCATTTTATAAATATTTCTATCAATTTTTATTCTGAAACTATAATTTCTTTTGGGAATTATTTCAATAGCATAAAATTTATTAGTTTTTATAAATTTTATATAATCTGATTCAATATTAGGTTTCATAACGATATTTATTATTTCTCTCAATTCATGAAAATAAGATCCATATTTATTATATGAAGATATTGATGAAATATTATCTTCCAATGATTTAATATATAATAAATTTTTCAATGATAAATCATGCATGGATTTGAATTTGTTAAATTCCACTTCTGCATTAAATCCATCATTTATGAATTTATTCAGAGATAACAATACTTGATCTTTCAGATGAGTATTCAATTCTTCTTGTTTACTTCTCAATTCATTTAGTAATTTTTGTAAATCTTCTAATTTATTAGAAATATCCATCACTCATCATATCCTTTCTTGGCAAAATTATTTAAAATTCTTTTAGTGATTGTCGGATGATCATAAGTATAATTACTATCAATGCATATAAATTCTTCTGATACTATTTTACATATTTCATCTTCATCTCTAGCTATGAAACTTTCTAAAAGTTCTACTAAATTACATATGAAATTAGAAGTATATTTTTCTTCAAATATATTTTCACCTTTATATTCTTCTTTATTAGGTATAACTTCATAATTTCCAGAATTTAATCTAATTTCGCATACAGCTACAGAAAGTTGATACTTTACATCATATCTGAATATTTTCATATATGGAATTTTATCAGAAATTCTCATTTCTAGATAGAATGATTTGAATGGTTCAGATAATACTATATCAATTCGTATATATATCCAATCATCATCTTCACTATATTTATATAGATCAACTTTTGAACATTTGAAATTGTTCTTTAATAAGAAATCAAATATTTCTCTTAATCTTATAAATGAATGAGAATAATTTAAATCATCATCTGTCTTTTTAACAGCTCCTGCAAGAGAATCTAAATACTGTGATAAATATTTAGCATCATCTACAATTGTTTTACTCAATATATGTTGGACTTTTGAATCAATCCCGTTATTATAAGATAATCTGGAATATTCTTTTTCTTTTTCATTTGCAAGGAATGTGAATTCATCACATTCCTTTTTCAACTCTTCTTTCAATAATGAAATCTTTTTAAGTTTTTCTCTTAAATCTTTCATCTATCTATTCTCCTTTATTATAGTCTAATATCATAATCGAAAATTTCTAAATTCTTTTTCTTATTTTCAGCCATTTTATCTATAACCGGATTCTCTATTTTATTGCAAGTGAATTCTAAATTCAATTCTTTTGGTTGGTTATCATTTTTATAAATAATGCTAATATCTCTATTACCTAATTCTTTCGCAGCAGTTTTAAAATATTCTTCATTCACTGTTTCAGATGGAAGTAATATTTGTCCATCTATTACTTTATTTATATCATCTTCTGATAATCCTGGAAGAATTTCGATTAATTTTAATATATTGATAAGAAATCTTGATCCGCTTTCTTTATCAAATATATTATCTTTAAACATTTTATATCCATCAGTATAATTTTTAGGATCCATAAAAATCTTTCCAATAATGTTCATTTCTGGTAAACTCTTTCTAAATCCAATTGCATATGATACTTCAATTTCATATCCAGAATCATCAACTACAATTGCCAATGATTCATTATCCTTAAGGAAAAATCTTATACAATATTTGTCTTTCTTATCATATTCAAAAGAACCGATTTTTATTCTCGGTGAATAGAATATTTTGTCTAATAATATGATATCATGTTTCAATCTAAAGAACGGTTGTGAATTATTCATCAATGATTCAATCAATCCGATATTCTTTTTTATATCTTTTATTCTATAATCATTTCCTTCTACTATATATCCCAAAAATTTCATGACATCATAATTTATTCTATTTTCAATCCCACCCAAGAAAGATTTCTTTTGATAATCTTTTTGATGTTCTTGTGTTAACTTATAAATTTCTTTATTATCATTTTCTATTTCATTTAATTTTCCTAATAATGTGTTTATTCTTTCTTTTATATCTTTCATTTTACTTTCCTCCTAATATTTTTTATTCTGGATGATTAGTTTCACATTCAAAGTTATTCATTTCATTATTATATTTTTCTAATGCATCTTTCATTACTTTTCTACTATAATATCTATTATTTCTATTGATTTTTATTTTAAAAATCTTTGCAAGAATAGATATTAATTTGAATTTAATTATTAAAGATAGCGGATGATTAATACATTTAATATAGTATAAATTATTCTCTTCTACTATTTCATTTTTACTAATTAAACTATATAAATCAATATACGTTTCTTGAATATATTCCTTTAATCTTTTCAATATTATTCCTCCTTATCAAAATATAATTTATTTAAATTCCTATGATATTATAATATATAATCATATAAAAATATAGAAAAAAATATAGAAAAAAATATAGAAAAAAATATGAGTAGGGGGACGAACCCCTACTCATACAATATTGTTTTATTTTCTTTTAAGGATTTTTTTAAATCAATCAATCGTTGATTAGATGAACCTCTGAACTTTAATAAGAGAGATTTCTTCTCTTCCATAAAAGGTCCATCTACTAATACATCCATCATTGATAATAATTCTTTTGTAATAGACGTATTATATTCATATTCTTTATCTAATAAAGATTCATAAATGGCTCCAGTAAAAGCCCATATTGTTTTGCTATTACTATATACTTCCCTTAATTTTTTAATAAAAGGATATAATTCAATTTGATTGGATTTTTCAAATGGATCTCCACCTAAAATAGTTAATCCTGAAACATAATTAGGTTTTAATAAATCAATTATACTATTTTCTATATTAGATGTAAATTTTTCTCCATAATCAAAATTCCATGTTTCTGGTTGAAAACATCCTTTACAATGATGAGTGCACCCTGATACAAACAGGGTGACTCTTATACCTGGACCATTGGTAGAATCTCTTTCGATAATTCTTCCATAATTCATTTTATATCAATCCTTTTTTATTGAACATGAAGTACTCTATCATGAATTTCTTCTGTTCTTCCTTGATTCCAATATTGTGTTCCTATATAACCGCACGTACGTCTTGCTACATTCATTGTACGTTGATCTCTATTTCCACAATTAGGACATTCCCAAACCAGTTTACCACCTTCATTTACTATTTTAATTTCGCCATCGTAGTCACATTTTTGACAATAATCTGATTTAGTATTTATTTCAGCATACAGAATGTGATCATACATATATTTTATTATACTCATTACAGCTTCTATATTATTATTCATATTAGGAACTTCAACATATGAAATTGCACCACCTGGAGATAGTTCTTGAAACTCAGCTTCAAATTCAAGTTTCTTAAATGCATCTATCTCTTCACGGACGTTCACCATTTATACCGTCGATTACTCGATATTTATTTACGGATTAGACTATATCATATTCTCCAATATAATTAAAGAACCCTCACACATCGGAAAATATTTTTTCATTTTCCTACTCTACTAATTTCCATTTGTGTAAACAAATGTATTTTCGATAGTCGTTACACTTTTTATTTATTTTCTTTAGATGGCATTCTTTTCAGAACCCAACCTTTATGATGTTTTGTCCTACCATTCAATACATCAAGGCATGTCTGATAATCAAGATTAAATATTTGACAAAATCGTGTTAAATTTCCACACACACATACGTTATAGGATGATCTGGATGATTTGCAAAGAATTTTATTGTTTTACAAGTATTCTTTGGCTGATCATTCTTATGGATCCATTTACAATTATCACTTGTATAAGATTTATTTACATCTATTCTCTCTAATGATACATTATGCGGATCTCCAATCAATTTACAAGCTTCAAGCCAACTTGAATACATTTTGTCATAAAAATCTATAAAATATTCAAACTCATCACTATTAATTCCTCTACCACCGTATCTGTCATACGCATGATAATTTGGATTAGTAGTTCTTGTACGCATAGCTTGCCATCGCTCATAAAATATAGGATCCAATAAATGTATTCCCTTTCCACAAGCTGAGTGACAAGTTCCAGATTTTCTAAATACTGTATGATCTCTCATAACCTTTGTTCTGCCACATTTAGTACATTGCATCAAGTAATAGTTAGAATAATCACGTTTTAATATTTCCAACATATATACTTTTCTCACACATTTTAAATCATCGTAAATTTTTCCAATTTCTAACATATTAAACTCCTTTTTATAAAATAAAATTATTATAGTTTACTATGTTAAGAATATATAATAAAAAGCACGGTATTGTCCTGTATCTAAACAGGAGGTTCACCGTTAGCAATACATAATAGTATCACACCCATTGAATAGGTTAACGAGGTTTTTCAAAACATGTTTCCATGTTAAGCCACATTTTCTCTATGGTAAGAATTCGTAATATATTCGTGATCAGATACATCTTTCACTATTCCGAAATCATTTTGTAATGCTTTAGCAAATTTGTATGTTGTACTTTCAATAGGAGTTCCATATAATGAATAATCTATATTTTCTGCTTCTTTCCATTCTTTTGTTTTATTATTCAAGAATTCCATTATCTTTAATCCCATTTCTTTACCTTTGTTCGGATTAGTGTGAGACTCTCCTGTTAGATAATAAACAGCTTCATATACACCAGCATAACCCAATGAGATTGTTGCATATCCATTGTACAATAATTTGTCTATAGTTTCGCCATGTTTTAATCTTGCTATTGCACCATACATCCATGATATAGGTGCAACATCGGCAACAGTACCTTTCAGGTTATCAATTCTTACTTGAAGTCCTCTATGACAAAGTTCACAAACTTCATCTAATTTTTCCCAGAATAATTTTTCATCTCCATTAGACATCATTGCCACATATGGAAGATTTACAGTAACCACGCCCAAATTTTCTCTTCCGTAATATTTATGCTTTCCTGGAACATAGTTTAATGCATCTGCAATATTACCAATTCCATTATCTGTAAATCTATCTGGTGTTAGGAAAGACCTGCATCCCATGCAAGGGTAAACGTCTCCCTTAACTCTTTTCATTACTTTTTCAGATATATAATCAGGTACTAAACGTTTAGCTGTGCATTTAGCAGCTAATTCTGTAAGATAATAATATTTGCCATCTTCATGAATATTATCTTCTTCAGTAACATAAATCAACTTAGGAAAAGCTGGAGTTATCCAATTTCCTGATTCATTCTTTACACCTTGTATACGTTGTCTTAGAACTTCTTCTATACACATTGCAAGGTCATGTTTCAATTGTTCATCATGTTCTGCTTCTCCTAAATACATGAATAATGTTACAAAAGGTGCTTGCATTATTTTTGGACTATCTCTTCATTATTATAAATAATAATGTTGCACGCTTCAGACCGGTATTCATCTCCGACTTACTCAGTTACATTCATCACTGATACTCTCTACACTTTTATTTCTTAATAGAAATATTTAGCACGGTATTGTCCCGTTTAGGATGTTCACCGTTAGCATATAGATATTATCTATATACACCCATCGAATAAAATGGTTCATGTAATTTTATAACGGCCATGCACCTGTTTATCAACCGTTAGTTGTCATCAGAGTTAATATTTGATATTGAATAGTTTGTATCCCCGATGCTATTTCTTTTTTCAATCTCTCTTCAGTTAATTTATCTAATTGCTCTTCTGTCAATGGATTTATTCCTAAAGAATTATAACTTTCTACAATTTCTTTCTTTATTGCTTTTCTACTTATATCTACAAATTTAGCTAGATGAGTAAGACTGAGAGACTGACCCCCAAATTGGTTGCTAGCAACTTGTGAGACTATCTGTGTAGCAATATTGCAGGCTGTAAGGAACCTATGAGGCTTGTCTATTTTAGTATCACTGATCACTGTTCCATTTTGCAACATATCATCTAGATTCACTAGACAACAATTGAATGATTTATTTATCGCATAATCTGTATCATGGAAATGAATCATTCCTTTATCATGTGCATCCATTATATCTTTTGGAAGTAAATATCTTCTTGTAAGATCTTTACTAACTTCTCCTGCTATATAATCTCTTTGTGTAGAAATTATATTTACATTCTTATTACTATTCTCTTCATGTGCTTCTTGATTAGTTCCTTTTACAATTGAGAATATTTTATTATCAATAGTATTTTCTTTTCTTCTCAATGCATGTTCATATCTATAAATTGAATAGTTATGTGCCAATGAATAGAATCCATTTCTCATAAGAGAGAATATCACCTTGTCTTGAACTTCTTCAACATCAGCTCTCTTATTTCTTTTTACATAACACTCTTCAATTTCTTTAGCTAATTCAATAGCTTTTTCATTTGTAATTTTTTCTGTTTCTTTAACAGAATTATTTGCTTTCATTATAGCATTTACTATCTTGCTATAATCAAAATTAACGTCTTCACCGTTACGTTTTCTTATTTGTAACATAAAACAAATACACTCCTTTTTTGAAAATTATATTTTTAAAATTGGTGATTATAGATATGATTTTAATAATTAAAAATATTTTAATTTCATAACTATGAATGGAAAAAATAATTTGTAGAGGGGAATTCCCCTCTACAAAATATATCCAAAAACTTCTAACATTATTTCTTCTATATCTTCTACAGATAATGGAACTAATCCATAGTCTTCAAAAGTCTTATCACCTATTATCGTAACTCCTTGAATGCTAGGTAGCAGTGTTAAATTTTCGTAAGTCAATGTTTTCACCACCTTTTTAGAAATTTCTCCTATTACGTGAATTAGTAGATGCTTCATAAATATCATCTACCAATTTATTAGATCCATTTGCAGCTTGTTTTGCTAATGCATCACATCTATTATTCAATTCATTATCTGCATGTCCTTTAACATGGGTAACTGTTAAAATTATTCCTTTATTTTGGAATTGAGATCTAACTTCTATTATCTTTTCCCATAAATCTTGATTCTTTACTGGTGTAGGTTGACTTCCTTTAAAACCAGAAGTCATCCAGTTATTTTGTACCCATTTATCAATCCATTTTTGATTAATGGCTCTACAAACATAATCAGAATCTGAAAATAATGAAACTTGTTTTACTCCAGAAAATGTTCCATCGTTAACAAGATCTATTGCTTTTTGTAATCCGAATAAAGCTGACATTATTTCCATTCTATTATTAGTAGATAATCTATAACCTTGATTAAATTCAATTTCTTTAGTTATAGTATTTTGATCATCTATCATTTCTTCATATCTTATTATAAAAGCTAAACCAGCAGGCCCTGGATTATTCAGAGCACTGCCATCAGAATATATTTCTACAGGCAAAGTTACCATTTTTAATTTCTCCTTTTTTAATCATCGTCATCTTCCAAATATTCATTCAAATCTTTTTCAGCTTCTGCTGTTAATTTCATGAATTTTGGATTAGCGTTTAAATTTGTTAATCTAAGTAAAACTGAACGTTCTAATTTCTTATTCTTTTTCTTTTCAATTTTATGTGTTACAGTTTTCTCATAATCTTCGGTATTATCAGATCTTCTGATAATTAATGTATTAATTCCACCTTCTTCCATCTCTTTATACATTTCTCTTTCAATTTCTCCTCCTATAGTCCTATAGGATGAACCTGGTAGTCTCATATCTCTTTGAGCCATATTTACTCTTATCTCATATAATTCCATTCCAGCATCATCTAATAATGATCCATTATATCTGAAATCATTCCAATCGATCTTATTATCTTCTTCTATATCAAACATAGTTCCAGTTAATGAAACCTGATTATGATTATTATTTGCCGGATTAGATTGTATTTTATTTAATATTCGATGTATGGATTCCGTCTTATAATTTTTCTTCTTTTTCTTTTTACCGAAACGTCGAGCATTTATATTTTTCAAATATTTTTTCTTTATAGGTTTTACTTCTATTAACGGTAAATTATTTTCATCCATATCTACAATAAATTGTGCCTCTTCAGGAGATAAAAGTCTATACATTTTTTCTTCTTCTGATTCATCGTCTTCTAAATCATCTAACCATGGATCATATACTTTTGGCTTTTGTATTATTAAATTCTTCGGATCTAATTCTTTATTTGATACATATGATATTATGATATCATCATCATACTTATCTTTTCCTTTATATTGAGGCTGAATAATTCTATTTGAATATATTCTACCGTCATGTACTAATTTAAAGAATTCTTCTTTCGAATGGAGTATATTTTCTTTTTCTTCTAATAGACACCAAGCATCAAATACAATTCTTTGTGCTTCTATATATTGATCTATTTTTCTATATACTCTTTTTAATGATCCTAATTTAACTGACAACTCTTGAAGTGAATCTTCATTGGCTCTTTCTTCATCAGACATATGATAAATATCTTTTTCTGAATAGTCATTCACTATGGTTGTTCTACAAGATTCTCTTATAACTTCCAATTCTTTTTCAGAATATTTATGTTGCTTTCTATTTTTATTATATCTTTTAAAATGTATTAACTCTTCTTCTATTTCTGGGTTTACTACAGGGACTCCATTTAAATCTTTTGGAGCCATCATTTGTTTATACTCTTTACCACTTATTAGTTCTTCGACATCATCTGAATCATCAATATTATTACGTGAAATTAATTCATCATACATATCAAAAATATCAATACCCATAAAAATTCCTCCTATATATTATTAAATTCTTATATTATAATAATATATAAATATTGAGATGGAGGAAGAACCCCCATCCCTGTATAAGAATTTTTATTGTTGTTGACGTGATAAAGTATAAGCATCCTGAATATAACTATATTGATCTTTCAATGCTTTTGTTATTGGACTATATAATACAGCTATTAAAAATCTATTTGCATTCATTATAGATATTAAGAATTCATCAAGATTTACAGATTTATTTTCTTCATTATTATCCTGATTCTTATTTTGATCATTTTGTTTATTTTGATCATTACTGTTTTGAGTATTAGTAGAATTATTTTCTCCTGATATCGAAACTATCTTAGTTTTAAGATTTTTAATAGCATTGATAACTTTATCCATAGATTCATTTAATGCTTTTAAAGTCTCTTCTGATCCAGAAACATTTTCAATCCAGAAATTTAAATACTCTTTAATTTGATTATCTTTTATATCTATCTCTTTAGGTTTTTGATCAGAAAATGGATCTATATTAAATAGTATAAAGTTTACATATCTTCCAACTTTTCTATCTTCTTGTATTTTTTCATCGGTGAATAATTTATATAGATCTTTTCCTTTTATAGTATATAGCTTAGTATAAAACTCTTTAGCTTTTGTTTGATCTTTTATAGTAGATACATCTAAACTAGATATACTATTTGCAAAATTATTCATAAATGATATATCTATATCTTTTGTATATGGAAGTAATCTTATAGTGCCTTTGAAATTTCCAGATGTTAAATTATTTTGATGAGTTTTAACCCATTCTACAGCAACTTTGAATTGTTTATCATTAAAGAAATTTAGGAATCTTCTTTTCAATACTTGAAGTAATGAAAGTACTTTGTTTATTAATTCTGATAATGAAACGGCTTCATTGAAGTTAGTATAATATGGATCATCTTCTAATCCGTATTTCCACATAATATCATATGATTCTAATTGAAGATATTCGAATTCATCTCTAATAAAATCATCTCTGAATTCTATTGGATTTCTCAACATTTCTGGAGTGGCTAATCTCATACTGTCCGTACTACTATAGTCATCTATTTCTAATTTAGAAGCTAAAGCATTCATTGATTTATTTTTCAATTTATTATATCTTATTTCAATATCTTTCATTTTATAAAGAATTACTGTTGCTATATCTCTGTATAATTCTCCAAGTATTTTAAATGTTTCACTATTTTTAATATCTTGACTAAGAGTCATGAATGGTTTCTCTGTATTATTTGATTCCATATTCAATAGATCTCTTATTCTTGAATTTATCAAATATAGGATTTTTATACTACATAAAGCAAAATCTTCTAGAGTATATTTTAATGATCCCAAACTCTTATCTCCAGATGCAATATTTTTTATTGTATACATTAATTTATCTTTTGGCGTTATATTAGATTGAAGAGATTGTTTATTTGAATAATATAATGCTCTTAATTCTGTATTGAATTCTAATATCCTTCTTTCATCTACCCAGTTGAATATATCTGATAAAAATTTTATTAATTCATTATCCGATATTTCATTATATAATTTATTTGATTTTAATTTAGTATCCGGATATTTTGCTGTAGCTAATTCGTTATCTTCAAATTCTATTCCAAGCTCCCCACAAAATCTTCTTATTCTTTTGCAAAAATGCTCTACTTCTGTATAGTCACGAGCTATGATTTCATCTGTCTTTTTCATTACCCATACATAGTTTTTCATTTCTTCTGAATATGATTCAGTAATAGGTGATGGTTTATATGATTGAACATATTCATTTATTACAAATACTTTAGCTCCATATACAGACAATGAATAATTAATATATTCAAATATTGCATTAATGAATAAAGGATATTTATTATCATCATCTATTATATCGTTATCAGAATTAATTGAATCACATATAAAAGAAATTGTATTAGATATAGATGTAATTAATTCATAAGAATCATCAATATTAAATATATCATAATCCTTTACTATATTATATTTTGAAATTTCTTCCGTAGATCCAAGATCCTTATTTTGTACTAATCCAGAAACTGAATCAATTAGTTCTTCACATGATGTATCTAATTTTTTAAAACATTTAGAAATCATATACGTTGTAAATGCATTGATATATGATGTATTTTTAAAATTATCATCATTAATACCTTTGATAATAGCATCAGTATAAGGAAGTATACTACTATAATCATTATTACTGTATATATACTTTTTGGCAGATTGATATGTTATAACTGATTCATTTTCCACTGGATCAATTTCCATCATTTCCTTTTTAACTAAATTGGAATAATCTCTATATAGATTAACAAATCCTTTTATGGCATTGATATAATCATAAAGCTTACTTTTATTGATACCATCATCACTTCTCACAGCCTTTAATATCGCTACTTTCATATCAAAAGTCTGTTGATAAATATCATTAAGATCTTTTCTTAAATTAATATTCATATTTTATCGCTCCTTCTGTATCATATTTTTTACTTTTTACTGCAATGTAAAATAAACATTGAGAATTACTATATTAAATTAAAGAGGTGGTTTGAAACATGAGGTTTTATAGATGCAAATACTGTGATTTTAAAATTCCAGTAAATAAACACAAAGGTATCAAGAGTTCAAAATATATAATGGGCTTACATTATGATGATAAACATAAAGATTTGATACCAGATAATATGACAGGATTTCAATATTTTTATTATTTATTAACAAAAAAAGAAAGAGGAGCTTGTGTAATATGTAAAAATCCTACAGACTTTAATGAAGTATCAATGAAGTATAGTAGATTTTGTAATAATCCAAAATGTAAAGAAACTTATAAAAAAGAACGTGATGAAAGAATGATACGTAAGTATGGAAAAGTTCATAGATTAGATGAGCCTGAAGTACAAAAAGAGATGCAACAAAATAGATCTATAGCTGGAACATATCAATGGTCAGATGGAAATACTAAAATATCTTATCTATCATCATATGAATTACATTTTTTAAAATATTTAGATCTAGATCTGAAATGGCCAGCTGGTGATATATTAGGTCCATCACCTAATATTTATAATTATGAATATAATGGGAAATCCCATTATTATATGCCTGATTTCTTTATTCCATCTTTAAAAATGGAAATTGAAATAAAAAGTTCTGTAAGAATGGAAAGACAAAATCCTGAAAGTAGAGCTAAAGAAAAAATAAAAGATGAATTATTAAAATCATGCTCCGATAGAGTTAAATATATTATGATAGTGGATAAGAATTATGAAGAGTTTAATAAATTGATTGGAGCTGAAGTAAGTGAAGGAGGTGAAGAAAGTGACTAGTGTTATGCAAGATTATTTTGTAGATTTTTCTGATTCTAAACTTCTTACAGAAGAAGAAAAAATAAATATAAAAGATATACAAGATAAATATCGTCCAATGGAAAGAGTTGATTTTCTAATGGATTATAGAACTCAAGGAAAGATAACTGAAGATGAATTTGAAACTATGACAGGAGTGCCTTACGTTGGATAAAAAGAAAATTATAGGAGGCATGTAGCCTCCTATAATCCATTTTTATTGATTCATCCAATCTTTTAACATTGATTGAGTTTTCTTTCTTATACTTCTATCTGATATAGGTTGTACATAAACATTTTTATTTTCTTGAATTACTATATCAGCATTTGAAGTAAATCCAGTTATATCTTCGATAGATAAACCAAATGATTCACATATGAATTCAGTTTCTTTAGAAGAATTAGCAACCATTTGAGCTAATTGTGGTAAGAATATAATTCTTTGATTCATATATTTTGAAAAATCATTTGCTGATTCTTGTAATTGTTGATTAATTCTAGCTGAAGCTTCTCTATGAGATTGAAATAATACCCAATCATACGTTATCAATTTTTTAACCATTACAATTGGTTTACCATTTCTATTTTCCAATCGTCCAAATACTCTTGCACTGAAACATGGAACAATTTTACCATCTACTATTTTTATTGCCATATTCATTCCATATTGATTAGAAGAATCGGTTTGTATATTTGCAACCAGTAGATTTCCTTCAGCTCTAGGAGATCTAATGTAATGTGATGATCTTTCAAGACTAGGAGTTGATATTCTATTAGTAGTTAATTCTTGTCCATTTAGTTCAACAGTCGGGTGATCTATTTCTCCTATCCAACTATTTTTAGCTAGTAGCTGTTGTATCATCTCATCAGTTTGTATACAATGTAAAATATTAGCCATATCATATTCTCTACCATTTCTATTTTTAACTCCGAATGATTGCAATACGGCAGGAAATTTTACAAAAAAACGATTCCCCTTGTCTTCTATTTCATATCCAAAATTACCTTTGTAATCTTCTTCAAATGAAGTTTGTTCATGTATATAGCAAAGAGTTTCTAAATTATTCATCAATTCACCTCCTTTATCTTATTGACAAATTATTCATTTTTAAATATATCTGAAATGTATGAGCCTTCGAGTACAAAGTCATCATCCTTTGCATTTTTAATATCTACATTATTAGATACTTTAAGTTCTTCACTGGCTTCTTTTTCTCCTACAAGAAGTTCTGTTTTAATTTTTTCAGCTCTCTTCTTATATTGATAAATAATAACTTTTTGTTTCTTAATTATTTCTTCTTTCTTTTCTTTATCCATATCTTTTATATTTTTCAGCTGTTCTATATTCTTTTCTATATCATCGATTTGTTGTTCAAGATTTAGAACTATATCAGCTTTTCTTTTATATCTTAGATATAGAATAGATCTTATTAATGGAATTATACCAAATATTGAATTCTTCACAGTTGATATTAATCTTACACCAGATTTAGTAATACTTCCAATATTATCTCTTATAGCAAATATGAGATCAACAGTATCTGATACTACTGACTCTATATAAGTTGATTCAGATATATCTGTATCTACACCCTTAATGTCAACTGCTTTAATCATTGCATCCAAATAATCTTTATGCTTATGATGTGATAATTGAGTTGCAAGATCTTCTATTATTTTTACAGAAACTTTATTTGTTATAGCATTTTTCTTTCTGTTTATTTTTAGAGAATATCTTTCCATTTCAAAATCTATACTATTGGCAAGTATTAAAGATAAACCTGATACTAGCATATATACAGAATTTTCATATTCATATATAACTAACTTTATTTGTTTATCATATGCTTTTTCATAGAAAGATTGATATTCTACTAATTTATCATAGATTATTTTGAGATCCTTCATCAATTCAACACCAGGAATATTTTTGTTTATCCATTCCATAGCGTTCATCATTTTTTCATATGCAGCAAATTTTTTTATATTACCTCTAGATTCAGCTATTCTTCTATCAGTAGCTTTCTTTCCTCTAGCTATTTTTTCTATATTTTTTAGAAATCTTTGAATAAATATAGCTACACCATTATCATCTTTATTAAGAGTCTTAGAGGCTTCCATATATTCAAAGCCGGCTTTATTATCAGTACCAGCGATTATTTCAGTAAAATTATTTGTAATAAAATAATCCATTATAACTCCTCCTATATATTTATCATTCTATTTAATTCTTTCATTATTCTTGAATCATCAGCTTTAGATACTTCAGCATCTATACTTGCAAGTGATTGAAAATCCCAATCAGTATCTCTATCTGGGAATAATATCTTCATTGATCCTGAAGTTGAATCTACTATTGCAATAGCAATTAAGAATAAATTAGCTGCTAATCTTTTAGCTGCCGATACTTTATTAAGATCAATACCAGTTTGATTTAATATTAGACTAACATCTGAAGATGTGAGTATAAGAGTTCCATTTGGCACTGGTACATCACCTTTTGCGATTGCAGACATAGGAGCTTTTAAAAAACTGCCATTAGTTTTTCTAAATTCTGACAATCTCTTTAGAGTATTTATCCATCTTTTTCCACCTTTGATTTGTTTAGCAGCATCAGACTTGATTTGTTTGATATTAAATATATAATCAAGAAGACCTATTTCTCCAGTTTTATATTTAACCTTTCTAAGATTCTTATTAGTACCATTTACGATATCATCTATATCTTCAGATAGATCTTTAACTTGAATAAGATGCATTACTGATTTAACTCCTATTAAGAATCTAACTTCATCAGATTGGCCATTCTTAGTTTTAACTTTAAAAGATGCCTGTATTATATATGGAAGCATTCCATTTATCTTTTTAATATCAGCTTCTTTTAATATGGCTGGAGTTTGAACAGGTAAACTCTTTTCTGCTTTCTTAGGCATTGTAGAAGTTTTAGTAGTTTCAGATACACTAGTTGATTTTCTAAAATATCTACCATTCTTATACTCTACATTTTTAACTTTCTTTTCTTTAATATCTTTTTTGAGTTTATCTACTCTATCATTCAATGCTTCTTTAAGCTTATCACGTTCACCTATAGTTTCAGCTAATACATTTTGTTTTTCTACTTCAGTCATTTTCAGATATTCATTATCATCTTCTAAATCTTTTTTAATTTCGGCATTATTCATATCAAGTATTCTTCTAAGTTCCGGTTCAATATCTTGTTCATCCTCTAACATATTCAATGCCATATTTCTAAGATCTTTATCTGATAAATCAACAGCTTGAACATTCTTTTTAGTATCTTTTGTAGTCGTGGTATCTGATTCACTTGCTTCTATCAGATAATCAAATCCTGTTAAAGGTTCATTTAACAATCTTGCATTTTCCATCAATAGATCTCTATTTTCATCTTTTACAAGTTTAAATTCAACAGATACATTTTCAGATATTTGAGCAGTATAGAATACAGAATCAGCTATTATTTGATCTAGGTCATCTATGGCTTCAAAATATTTATTATAGTATTCTTCCCTAAGTATATCTGCTGCAGTTAAATTAGTATGGAATCTTTTTAAAAACTTCATTCCATTTACTTCATCTTCATTGAGATATGGATTTTGTGCAAGAGCTGTTTGTACAAATGAAGTATAAACCCTTTCAAACAATTTACTGATTATTTGAGCTTCAGTAACTCTTAAAGATGATGATACATAAATAGGAAATTGGATTACAGAATTTTTTGATCTAGTAACTATAGATGGTCTATTCAAATAATGATTTTTAGTATACTTATCAACCGTGCCTATTTTATCTTTGACATCATAAGTTTTAGATTTTAAATCTTTTAGCGTATCTTGCAACTCATCAGTCTCACTTGATCCATCATCTTCAGTTGCTCTGCTATTGAGTAAATCTTTTAAATTATCTTCAAAAAAATAATTGTTATTCATATTAAATTACTCCCTTTCTATTTTATAAGTTAAAGTCGTGATAATTAAGCTTTTGTTTCTTATACAGTACGTAGATAATACAAAAAAGAGAGATCTTATTAATCTCTCAATTCTTCATCAGCTACTTCATCCCAAACTTCTAAAAGAATACTATTTATATTCTTTTTGTCAGATTCATTAATACGCACACCGAGATGTTTAAGCTTTTTAAGTTTTTCTTTAGTAGATAACGTTTCTATTATTTGTTTTCTACCATCATGCGTTTGTGCTCTATCGTAATACATTTCTTTTCCACATCTTTTTATTATATCATTATTATATTTTTTAATTTCATCTCGATCTAAATATATTTTACCCATTTCACCCTTCTCAAATAATTCATTGAGATTGGCTACTTCAACCTTAAATTTTTTCTTTAAGAATTTACATAATACATCAAGAATGAAATTTTCTGATTTATCACATAATATTAGAATATCAAAATGATTTTGCAAAGGAATTAAAAATGTTTTACAAATAGAATTCTGTATTGCATATGATCTTCCTTCATACAATCTTTCTTTTTCTTCTTCATCTGGGTTAAGAAAATCCAAATACTCTTTTTCAAATAATTTCAAATCTTTGTGTTCATAGTATGATACTACAATTTCTAATGGAGGATATAATCCAGCTATAGTAGCAACATTTCCAAGACTACCATTATTTTGTATCTTTGAAGAAAGTATAACATACTGGAAATTTGTCAATTCTTTTAATGGAAAATAATCAATCATATGAACAAGATAATTTTTTAAATTAATTCTATATATCATTATATCACCTCTCCTATATAAAGATAATATATAATTTGGAAAAAATAAATAGTAGAGAGGGATAATCCCTCTCTACAAAATGGTTTATTTTTCTTCTTTCTTTTTTCTTTTTATCGGTTTAAATGAAATTTCTTCATCCATATATTTTGAATATTTAGGATCATTTTCGACCAATTCTTCATATTTGTCTTTTTCTTCATCATCAACTTTCATCATATCTTCTATATCTGAAAGCTCATCTTCTGTTAATTGATTTAATTTTGTTTCCATATCGTCTCCTTCCTTATCTACAACAAGTTCCTCTATCACTTCTTCATTATTTGATTCTTCTATAGTATCTATTACTACTGGATTTTCATATTCCTTTTTATGTCTTGCAAGAATATTTTCAAAAGCTTTTTCCATATCACTTTCTGGAGTATATTCAATGTCTGTATTATTCAAAATAGCTTGACGTGTTGATATTGGAGATTGGAACATAGCCTGAGATATCACATCATTTATTTTATATAATAAATTTCTATCTGTTACAATCTTTCCATCTTCAAATACTCCATCCATATAATAGAAGCCTATTGTGAAGTCTTCTCCATCTTGTTTTAATACTACCATGTAGACTAGATCTTCTTCAATCAGACCATCATTAACAGCTGTCCATTTTTCATAATTTTTAGATCTAAATATTCCATCTGGAACAAAATGGCCTAGGAAATTCCATGGACTTTTTCCACCATAAACCAAAGGTTTTTCTGTATCAAGATTTGTATAGAATGGAATTATTACTTCACCATACTCATCGGATGTAGATACTCTAATCATATCTTTTGTTTCAGTTGAATTATTAGGTATATTTCTAAGTATGTCTATTCTCATACCATTTAATTCTTCATCTTCTTCTATTATTTCATGAGAATGATTGCAGCCACAATTGCAATGATGAGCATGATGTTCATGTTCTATATGCTCTTCTTCTATATCATCTTTAAAGAATATCTGATTATCTATAATACTATTTATCTTTTCTATTATTTTATATATTCCATCTGCTGTGTATGGAAGTTTTTCATATAGTCTATCAGATAGTATTTTATAATATAATTCATCTATTCTTTCATTTGGATAATCTTCATAATATTTATCCATCAATTCATTAATATCAATACAATCTTCCATATTATAATCATCCATCAATCTATCAAGAATTAGAATTATTGGACGATATGCTTCGTCTTCTATTTCTGCAGGAGCTGTAAATCTTCTTGTTTCTACTCCATCCTTATTTTTGACATATGATTCTTCGAAATCAAAGAACTTCATGAAAGATCTGAATATTGCATTTTGTACTATAGAATAGAAATTATCAATTTTATTAATTTCATATTCTTTTACATTATTTTCAAATCTTATATTTTGAAGATAATCTGATATTTTGTTTGAAAATATTGAAATAACTTTAAACAAGCGATTATATTTTATTTCTCTTCTTTCGCTTCTTTTATCGCTTGTTTCACTGACACTTTGATTATTTTCATAATTACCCATATTATGAACATCAACGGGATTCCAAACTTGATTAGTGGGAGCATCATCACAAATCCTGCCGGTGAAGATGTTGCTATTATTAGTATTAAGAGTGTTGCTGCTATGAACATTTGTAGTTCCTCCTTCTTTCATGTCTACTTTGACAGATAATACTTTTCCGTCAAATTTGTAATTTTGATTATTATTAAAATTTTCTTTTACCGGTACGGCAACAGCCTTTATTTCTAAAGGCTTTGAGTTTTTACTTACATAATTTAATGCCGCTTGTTTGTTATCCATTTTTATTTTCCTCCATTTGTATAATAAGATGGAGGATGTTTCATTTCAAAATTATCTAATGGAATTTCAACTTCCTCCACCGGTTTAACAGTATTTTTCTTCTTACTCTTTTTAGGAATAAGATATGTGCTTTTTGTCAATACTAATTCTGTATCAACATTAGATTCATATAATTCATATCCATCATCCTTTAGATTACCAATCTCATGATTATGAATATCATTTCCCAATTTTGATCTAATCTCTTCAAAACGATATGTTTTACCACAAGATGGATTTGGACAAATTAATTCAGTATAATCACTATTCGGAATTAATATAGATCCTGAATTACATTTACTACACAAGAATAGATCTGATCTAACATCATATACATATGCAAAATCCAAACATACTGGGATATCGTTTCCTATTCGTAATCCCCAATTAGAATAATTCTTAGATGTTATTCCGACATCTCCTATCAGATAAGATGATGATAAATCTGATAGTATTTTTCTGATTTCTTCTTTATAATGTAACATTTCACCATATGAAGAAAATGGCTGAATATATTCAGCTACTAATAATGTACCATTACTTGATACCTCATATGTCTTTGTCACATATGGATACAATAATTTAGCCATCTTAAACTCTTTAAAATTATCAATCTTGCCATCATTATCTGTGGCAACTTTTACTACAAATCCATCAAGTTTAAACGCATACCTATTTGTACCTGAACCAAGCTGGACAATATTTTCAATTTTAAATTCTCTTAATATTGAAAATAATTCATCCTGCTTTTCTTTATTAGAAATATCTCGTCGTCTTGAGAGTAATTCTATTTTTACTCTTAAATCAAATGGAAATTTTTCTAATAAAAGAGAGCGAAGTTTTTTGTGCATTTAGCTCCTCCTTTCTATATATTTATATAATATATAAGACAATACTACTTTAATACTACAATCCGAATTTTTCTGGGAATCCTTTTGTCAGTATAGATAATTCATCAAATTGTACCATGGATGAAATTTTACTATGTTTTCTATATATTACATAATTTATTATATCTTTTAAATAAATATCTTCAAATGCTTCTCTGTATTTATTCTTTAAAGAATAATAAGCTTCTTCCAATAATTGATAATCTATTCTTGTTGCATAGAATGAAGATGATTCATCTTTTACAAAAGTAAAATCAATATCCGTTCCAGGCATTACAACATATTTTACTTTATTAGGATTTTTAACATCTCTAATAGCAATATTTGTCAATTTAATTTCATCATTAATATTTTCATCCGTTAATTTATACATCTCTTCAATTGTGCTTGTGTGTTCTATTAGATAAAAATATTTACATTTATGAAATTCCATATATGCTTTTGCTATCTTTTTATTATCTGACCATGCAACGATACTTTTTTTCCCATCTTTCTTCATTATTATAAAATAAAATGTTACGACATCTCCAGGTTCATATCTCATTACATATCCTCCTTAGCAACTTTTACAAAATTTTCTACTGAATATAATATAACTTTCGATAAATCTGTAATTGAATTTAATCCAGGTATTACATGTTTTTTATTTAATTCATATACGGAATAAGCATTAAACAATTCTTCAGCTACACCATCATAGTTCATCTCATCATCATATCCAGGAAATAATGAATCTAATTCAGATGGTCTAAATCCAATTACTTCCAATGCTTCATCATAAATATTTTCCAAATGTCCAAATAATTTTACAAGTCTATCAATTGTTTCGACATCATATTCTGAAAATGAACATAGATTGGAAAAGTAAGTATGGATTTTCATTTCTATAGTTGCTAATTCATCTTTATTAGTATAAAATTTTAAAACCTTTCCATTAGATGCAAATTTTAAATTTACATAATCTAATTCTAAATCTTCAGATATATAATTTTCAGAATAAATTTCACCTATTTCATCATCAGATATTTTTACTACATCATATTTACTTTTATCCCTTTGCATAAAAAATGCTTTTAACATATTCTTTGAATATGTCCACCCATATAGATAATTCTTCTTATTCTCTTCCTTCTTTTGTTTATTTGTGTATATCCTAAAGATTAGAAATCTTTTCCTATCCATTAATTCACCTCTTTCTGAATCATTTGGACTAAAGGTATTATCAAATTTTTATAATTGAATAATTTATCTAAATCATTACTTCTATTATTAAATTCAAGATAAAATTCTTCATCTAATAAATTATATTTATAATCAGATATAAATTTAATCATTTTTCTTTTTAAAGAAGAAGAATTATTTTCTATCATTTTAATAGTATCTAATATAAAAGTATATAAATATAAACGATGTTTATTTATTGCATTATCTCCTATGCCCTTGAAAGAAGGATCATGATTATTATAATATATTTCCAGATTTTGTATAGACGGAAATCTTAAATACGATGAATAACTATTCTTAGATCTAAATTCAAGATTTCCAAATTTTGAATTATTAACATTTCCTATTATGAAGAAAGCATCTTTCTTTACTGAAATAATATTATTATCATTCAATTTATTACTTCCAATAAATAATCCTCTAACATGTGTAAATTTATCTAATAATCTTTGACTAAATTCTTTATCATTTCTCTGTAATAAACCAATCTCTTTATGTCTATTAAATCCTTTACCTAAAGATTCCAATCTATTAATTTCTGATACTGGTAATAATTTATATTCTTTAATAATATTAAAACCGGCATCTTTTAAATCATATTCAATTATTTCATTATTAAATAAATATTCAATATTTGGATTATACCAAATTGATTTATCTGGACTATATAACAAATCTAACACCTTCTTTCATATATATCTGAATTAAATGCTAACCAATACTTTGATCCATTTAAATAAGAATCAACATAACCCATTATTTTATCTTTAATATTGAAATCATTAATCTTTATCATAGTTTCTATTCTTTTATTTATTTTTCTTTCTAATAAATCTAAAGATCCTAAATATATTATAGGAAAGAATCTACCGAATATAAATATTCTAGAATGTTCTAATTTATCCCATACATAAGAACGGAGTTCTACATTAGGATGTTTTGGAATCCATTTACATGCTCCTCTTACAACAAGTTTTATTACACATCCTTTTTTAGCTGCTTTATTTAGTGCATTTATGATTCCTTTATCATCAATAGAATTACATTTAATAAATATAAATCCATCTGAATGTGATTCCGATTTTATTAAATCCATTATTTCATCTCTAGCATTATATTGAGTAACTAATAAATCTTCAGTAACAAAATTTAATTTACCCCCATTAATCATATTGAATAATCCATCAATAGTTTTTCCAACAGTCCAACTTCTTGTAACTAATGAAAAATCTGTATATTGATTAGATGTATTAATATTGTAATTACCAGTAGCTATATTTGACAAATATGATCCATCTTTATATTTTATTAGAAACATTTTTGCATGTATTTTAAATGTATTATATGCATATACATTCACGAATACATTATTTTTATCTAACTTATGTTTCCATGCTTCATTAATAATTTCGCCAGATGCCATTACTTCTATATTCACAGATACTTTTATTCCATTATTTTTTGCATTTATTAAAATATCTGCTAATGCATCATTATTCCCTATTCTATAAATTGTGATATCTATAGATTTAACATTCCTATCTATGCTAGCATTGTATATAATTTTCAAGAAATCTCCGAAATCATTTTCCGGATATTCAAATAAAATATCTTTATTCAATACATTAGAAACATCCATGTGAGTTTTTTCTATCGGAATTGAATATGAACATATATCTTTCAAATCTTTTATGTGAATATTATCGTTATATACAATAATTGGATTTGAATCTATTTTATTTTTAATAACTTTGATAAGATTCTTATTACCATTGAAATCTATTTTACATATTTTATCTTTATGATATAATACTTTGAAACATATCGTATTTGAAAATACTTCATTCAAATATAATTTAATACATTTTTCATAGTTAAATAATACATTTCCAATACGTATTGTTTCAAATCCAATTTTTGGATTAATTATTACATATCTTCCTTTATGTTCGGATATGAAATATAATCTATTTTCTTCGAATGTTTTAATATTATTTAAATTTCTAATTTCTAAATTATTCATCAAACTGGGTGTTAGTTCGATTAAATCTTCTTCTGATATATATTTCTTGTAATTTAAATTATTTGCAATACATATTTCTTCTCTAAGTAAATTGATATTATTATTATAAATAATCAAGAGTTTTTTATATTCAGAAACTATTTTATCATTTATATTATATTTTGAAAATAATTCATTCATATTACTTATAAAGATACTATTAAACATCAATAATTTATCTAATTCAATATTAGAATATAATTTATCTTTTGATAATATCCCTTGGTATAATACTCGTTTATTAAATTCAAAAGATTTTATTATCATCTTTTTCTTCATACATTTCATACCTCCCATCTTATAATATAATATATAATCACAAAAAAATATAGGGTAGAGGGATCATCCCTCTACCTTTAAGATTGTATTTATAAAGATTTATTGATTTCATCTATTTTCAATTTATTTTCCAAATCAGTAATTCTTTTACCAAATACTTCTAATACTGAATCATGACTTCTTACAATTGCTGATGTATTATTAAGATGATTACCGTAATGATCGAATTGATTTGTTAATTCACCCTTGAGTAGTCCATCGTAGAATACTATTGCATTAAAAGCTGAATGTGTCATAGTTAATGTCATTAATTCTATAAGAGATTTTGTAATATCATCACCAAGTTTATCAGATATTTTTTCAAATAATTTTATAACTGATTCTTGTTGTAATATAGAAATACTTGTTTCAGATATTGCATTATATAGAAGATAATCAGGTTCTTCTTTCTTCTCTTCTTCTGTCAATTCATTATCTTCATTATTTATAGCTTCTTCTACATTTTTAGAAAAATCTTTTATCTCATTAATAGAATCATTTAAATTATTTTGCATTTTTCATCTTCCTTTCTTTAACCTTTTTAGCTAATTCTTTCAAACGTTTGGTATCTACTCTATTTGCATACAGAGGATCATAGTAAGATGATCCTTTCTTAACATCATAAATTTCATCACTAAGTAATTGACGTTTTATTTCTTGATATGATATTCCTATAGTAGGAGCTTTAGTTTTCAATAAGGCTTGATTAAGAGTTAATATCTTATATTCAGGATTATTAAAATCTTTGAAATTAGGCCTACTAAATAAATCATTTGCATCTCTTATCAATCTATTCAAAATAATCTCTGCTTGGACGTGCCTACAATTAATATTAGCAGCTATGAATATATCAAAGAAGTCTTGTGCCATTTGAGAATAAGAATCATATTTAGAAACATCTTTATTTAGTAGATTCATTATCATATAAAGATTATCTGTCAATCCATTATTTTTAATATCTATAGATTGTAATCTTCCTTCAAGTTCTCCTGTTAATTCATTGAAAGTTATTTCATAATATTTCTTATTAGTAATTTTATCTTCTACTATATTAAATAGAGATATAGATTCTGAATCTATGAACATATTTTCATAGTTACTTATTTCTATTATTTCATAATCTTTAGATTTAGAATTATAAACATATAATGGTGATTCAATATTATTTCCAAATGTATTATACTCTACCATATCTTGTTCATTTACAGGAATTACATTTTCTTCAGGTATTCTAATAGATAACAATTCCAATGGAACATCTTCTTCAAATTCATCTTTTTCTTTAATATAAATATCTCCTGCGTTATATTTAAAATATTTATGGAAATTATCATTGAATGAAATTTTATTTGCTTTAGTAAATAGGAGATGTTTTGTAGATAGTATATTTTGACCAACTGGTTCAGAGAATACTTCTGTATTGAATATAGCCATACCTGGCATATTCATAACTAGATGTGAATCATTTCCATAACAAACGTGACAAACTTCATCTCCACATCCACAAGTTAATATAGATCTAACCAATATAGTTTTTCCTATAAGATGTTTACAATCATTATAGTGAATTAATTTTAATTCATCCGATTCTTTTTCTTTATACCATTTATTTTCCAATCTTCTTAAGAAGGTAGCATTTTCTACCTTTAATGGTAATAGATGTTTAGTTCCACAATCATAGACAGTCTTTGATAGAGTTAAAGTTCTACTAAGTATTATTAAATTTCTTGCAAGATATCCAGCTTCACCCATATGCATTTTATTCATTATAGCTGATAATCTACTACCAGTGGCAGCAATATAAAATGTTGATGGATCAGCATATCCTGTACTGAATCCATTTCCCTGCATAGTATATGGAATAACATTTCCTGTTACATCTGGTATTTGTCCATATGATATAAATAATTCTTGAACTTGTTTTTCTTTAATATGATTACCAGCTTTAGTAACATACCAAATTGGATTTTTAGTATTTTCTAATTCCGAAATCAATTCTTTTGTTTTATGTTTTAATAATTCTTCCACTTCAGATGTCTGTAAAGATTGATCAATCTTCATATTATTTAATTCTTTAATCTTTTCAGATTTTCTATAATCATTAAGAAATATAGATTCATATGTCATTATAGATGCTTTATCGGTTAAAGCAAATTCTACTGATGCTTCCTGATATCTTTCTATTACAGTTTTCAATAATTCTGAAATACGTTCAAATTCTATTCCGTATTCATTTAATATATTAATTACTTTACTTTCCAATCCTATTCTTAATGTATTAGACATCATTATACCTATAATAAAAGATTCGTCTAGTACTCTAATTCTTCTTTGATAATATTTTTCCAAAGAATATAATTCTATTAATGGTCTCCATGCATTAAGATTAAGCAAAAATTTAGACATTGATAATTCATATATTGTATCTTCATCTGAATAAAATTTAAATTTAATTCTATAAGATATACATTCTGGAACTTCTATACATGCACATATAGCATAGTATACTTTATAATACAACTCATCAAAACGTTCAAATGTATTATACATTGAAATATTAATTATATCAGGAAATTCTCTTTCACAATCTTTCACAGTACGAATGAATGGTAAATTATAAACTTCTCCCATATTACTATCCTCCCTAATAATTTTTGGTAAACGTTAAATAATATTTGTTAATTTATAAAAAGAAAATATATAAATGAAAAAGAAAATATAGTAGAGGGGAATTAACCCCTCTACTACACAAATTATCTTTTTGGAGTTCCATCAGTATAATATTGACTTAATTTTGTCCATCCTTCTTTAGTATCTTGATTTAGTGATCCTGCAGTTGGATTATTATCGTTTGATTTGTATACGTCCCAAGTTCCTTCTGTTTTGTTGAACCATACAACTTCATCATCCTTTTGATAATCGGCTTTTGTTCCATCATATTCAGCTTGAGATATAGAAGAAGGTTTTGTACCTTTTATCCAATCAAGTTTAGCTTCTTCTGCAGAGTTTGGTACTCTCCATTTATTTGTTTCAAATTTCACGCCACTTTTGTGACCTTCAGTACAAATGTAAACTTGAACAAGATTATTTCTAGGATAAACAGTTTTCATTCCAGCTTCCCATTTAGCTGTTCCAGTTGTTATATACTTATAATGCTCTCTTGTTCTTTCATCATACATTTGTTCCCACTCTGTTTTAGTATATCTGCCATAATGATCAGGTTCTACTGATGGAGGCGGTGGTGGATTTCCTGGACCTCCGCCTTCCTGAGGACCGGTTGGACCCTCTGATTCATCAGAGGGTGTTTCTTCATTTGCTTCTTGGACACTTTGATCCCATTCTTTATCATAATACTTATCAGAAACAGCTTTGATATTTTCAGGTGTCAATTTAGCAAATTTATTTGTATCCGGATTAAAATATTCTACCGTCAAACCACGAGCTCTCATTATATCAGCACAAGCTCTGTAATCAGCGTAGAAAGGTTCTTTAATTGGTGCTAGGGCACCTATTCTTGGAACTAGACCTTTTCCAAGTACTCTTATTTTCAACATAATCAATTTCTCCTTTACTATTAAAAAATTTAAAGTAGTCCATCACTTACTTTAGGTAAAATATAAGTAGATGAAATTAAATCACTTTTAATTCCAGCACCCATTAAAAATACATTAACTGTATTCAGGGTTACTTTATTGGTAGGAAGGTTATCTAATTCATCTAATAGCACATATCCCTTAGTAGCAATACTCTTATTCATTTGTGTTTTCATTACGGTATCATCAGCCCTTGGTCCATGGAGTTCTTCTAATATTTTATCAGCCCCTAATGCAACAAGCATAGATGATTCTATATTTGTATCTCTTGCATTTTTATCTTTATCTATAACTTGACCAGTGAATGATGATTTTCTTTCATTGGAAATAGACATAGAGTTCTTCTTATGGACCATCTGCTGTGTTCTTTTAACATTGATATATCCGACCAATGCTGGTTCTTTTGTAACTACAACGTGATTTTTATCCATTGTAACATGTGGCATGAACACGTACTCCATTAATGGAATATTTAATACTTTAGCTGCAGCTTCACAGTGTTCCATTTTTAAATCTCTTTCAAAATCTACGATGTCTAACATAAAGTTTTCACTATCATCGTTAAGAAATTTTTTCATAAATTGCGCAAACTTTTCATTACTCATTGTAGAAAAAAATTCTTTCCATTTCTTACTATTAACTCCAGTTGGATCCAATGCTTTAAATGTGTCGTATATTAATTTCTCTATCTCTAATCTATTTGAAACAATCATAATTCTAAACCCTCCTTTGATATGTTGTATATCATTCGACCAATTTCATTCATGGTAACACCAATCAAATATTGTGTCGGATTTCCATTTTTATTAGTCATATATCCAGAAGGATATTGTTCTATACCACTAAGATTAATTAGAAGAGAAGGTTGATCTTGATATATCATCTTTTTAATTTGAATAGTGGTATTGGAAAAATATAAACCCAATAAAGAACACTGTTCTATTATTTTTGATTTTATCTCTTCTTCATCTATTTCATCATAAAAAGAATATAGAATATTTTCAAAATCTAATCCAATGAAAGGTATTGATGGATACTGACCAGGTTTTGAATAAAGTATGAATAATAATGCATTCTTAAGAGTTTCAATCTCACTAGATATTTTCGGAGATCCAAACTCATTCAATTCAAATGTACAATCGTATCCAATCGAGTTTTCTGAATAAGCCATTAATCATTCCTCCTTTCTGTAAACATTAATCCCATGGTTCCAAAAAATAAAGCAAAAAAATAAACGGGATCATAGAAAATCCCGTTTATTTAATAATTATTCTACATCAGCATCGATATCATCTATATCATCTTCTTCCATAAAGACATCTTCGATTTCAGCTGGTGCCTCTTTTTCAGCCTTGTAGGCTTGATACTTTTTGTATCCTATATAAGCTCCTGCTCCTAAAGCTACTACTCCAACACCTATTATTATTTTATTTCTTAATTCCTTTTTCATTATTACAGCCTCCATCATTTTTATCAATTTACTTATATCTCCACTTTTTATCATACCATTCAATATTGAAACCTTGCCATTGTTTCCGAATACTATATCGGATACAGCTGTTTCTGATATCTTTTCAAGTTCCGGAATACTCATTTCTGGATATATTGATTTTGGAATTTCCATATCATTGTTTCCTGAAGTTATTTCATTGATTATATTCATCATTATAGATTCACTCTTTTCAAGTTCATCCAATACATAATAAAGATCTGCAGCTTCTCTAGCAGTTATAACTTTTGATTTATCACACACTAGTCTGAAACCATCTTTACCAGACTTCTTTATTTCAGCACCAAAGATCAATGAAATGATGTCAAGATTTAACGCTCTTCTATCATTCATATAATCATCGAAACTTTTGTAGCCATGATTACTTATCTTATCTCTGATTTTAACAACCTCTATATGTAGAGGTTCAACTCTGCTTTCTTTCAATTCAAATAATCCTTTTAATGGATTCAGTCCTTGGATTTTTTTCAACATTTTAAATTCCTCCTATTATTTAATAATTATTTTTGTTATTTCATTTATTATATCTTTTTTGGTTTTCCCGAAGAAAGATATATTTTTATCTCCAACCTTTCCATTGATTTCATACATCATTTTGATTATATGAAATTTTATTTCAAGATCGAAAATGTTATCAGTTACCATTTCTTTACCTACCATCTTTATCGAATGATTGGTAAATGAAGGCAATCTCAAATGTATCATTACGATATCAATTGGGAATTCCTTCTCTTTTCTTACAAGTGAAGCTTTTACCCTCCACCTACTTAATGATTCAAAATTCATCCTAAAGTCTTTCAACTTAGGATTTGAATCAATTGTTAATTGAGAATCTTTCATTTCAATTAACATGAAATAACACCTCCTTTTTACATAATTTTTATTATTCTCATAATTTGATAATATATAGATAAAAAAGGAGAAGATACGATAAGGATTATTTGATTATTATTTTAATGATATCATTAATCTCATCTTTAAGTATTATATATTCATTTAAATCCAAATCATATTTTTTATCCGTAAAGAATTTGTACTTTTCGAATATATTATATATTGAAACAAAATATCCATATAATTTATTATTTTCTTTTTCTGCATCTAATGATGCAATCATTATTTTTAATTTCAGTATTGAATTTCTTGTAATAGTTTCTATTAACATTTGATACTCAGGAGTTTCTTTATATCCAAATATTGCTATTATACTTAATATAGATTGAATTAGAGTATTATCTTTTTTAATATAGCCTAATAGAGATTCATAAATAGATTTAGTAATAGACAATTGATTTCCTAATCTATTACATTCAACAAGTTTATTTATTGCTACTTGTGGATCTTTATATCTGGCTATTTCGGTTAATCCGTTCATATATGAAATATAATGTAAATTTGGTCTATCTACTGCGAGTATATACTCGTGGGTATCTTCATTGTATTTTAAATAATATTCTGGTTTATTAGTGAACATTTCCATTACGCCTTTACTTAGTAATGCATCACCATAATATATTTCATGTGGATAATCTGATATCACATAAACTAAATTGTCATGAACTTTCAATGCATGATAATGTTCTCTAGTAACGGATTTTACCTCCGGATGATAGAAAATAGAACGCAAATGGCGTATCTCTAATTGAAAAATAGATGTAGGATTATTGAGATTATAATCAGTTGAATACATATGGTACTCCTCCTTTATTATGTTTTTAATTTTTACATTATAATACAAATTATATATTATAATATTAAGATATATAAAATTTTATTACGAAAGGAATGAATATTTTATGAAAGAATTTACAGAAAAGTTTATTGAACGCAATATAGCTCAATTAGCACAAACATATGATTTGATAAGAGGTTCCAATGTAAATATAGCTCGTATTGCTCCAGATTTTATTGATGGTTTAAAACCTGTTCAACGTAGGGCTATCTATATAATGTATTTAAAAAATGGGGGCAAGGATTTTAGAAAACTTGGTACAATAGCCGGAGATACTTTTGGTAGAGTACATCCTCATTCGCCAACATCGGTTGAAGCGGCATTAGTAAACATCGCTCAAGATTGGCATAATATAATTCCATTAATAGAAGGAAAAGGTAATTTTGGTTCGATAGCTGGGGATCCACCAGGTGCAGGTAGATATATTCAAGCAAAATTGAGTGATTATACAATTGCTTGTTTCTTTGAAGATTGGAAAGATTCCGTTGTAGATATGACATTAGCATATGATGAAGAAACAATGATGCCAGAATATCTTCCTGCCAAATATCCAAATATATTATTAAACGGATGCTTAGGTATAGGATACGGCATGTCGACCAATTTGCCCGCCTTTAATTTCAGAGAAGTAATAGAAGTAACTATAGGGCTCATGAAAAATCCAAAAATGAATGTAGTATTAATTCCTGATTCACCTACTGGAGCAGATATTATAGAAACAGATTTTGGAAGATTATGTAATAGAGGAAAAGGATCTTATATGCAAAGATGCACATATGAAATAGATCCTGAAGCTAATATAATAACTATAACATCATTACCAGATACTATATTTGCCGATGGTATCAGAAGTAAGGTAGTTGATATTAAAGAGCGAAATGGACTACCTGAAATAGTATCAATGAATGATCTATCTGGTAAAAAGATTAATATGGAATTCATATTACGTGATGACGTAAATCCATATAAATTTATAAAGAAATTAATAAAAGAAATAGCTGGACTGGAGAAAGTCTATCCAGTAAATGTTACAGTTACTAATGATTATCAGTCTATTGATTATTCAATAAAAGATCTTTTATTAGAATGGATAAGATATAGACGTGAACAAAAGAGGACTGTATTAACGAATAAAAGACAACGTTTATTCTCAGAGCAAAGGATTAATGATATTAAAATATTTATTCTTAATAAAGATAATCTTGAAGAGACTATTAAAATATTTAGAACTAGTCGTAATCTTGAAGAAATACAAAAGAATTTATTACAAAGATATCATAATACTCCTGTACAAATGGATTCAGTTCAAGCTAAGACATTATCAAATATGAGATTCCATGAATTATCAATAGAATCATATGAGAAATGTTTATCTGGAAGAGATGAAATTTTAGAAGAATTAAATGAAGTAGAAGAAACTTTAAATTCCAAAGATGGTGTGGATAAAGTAATTATCGCAGAATTAAGAGATGGAATAAAAAGATTCGGTACAGATAGAAGAAGTAATGTTGTTCCATATAATATTGATATTACATCAGATCATGAAGGCTATTGTGTTTTACAATTATCTGGAGATGGAAATATTACAAGACGTATTGCAACAAATGCTGATGAAGAACCTATACCTTTAGATACTAATGGATTTGCAGTATTAATAGATAATGAATCAGCTTTTATATTAATAGATGATCTTGGATATCATTCATTTATTATAAGTAAAGATATTCCTTTCGATACGGAAGTTCCTGTTAATAGGTATTTAAAGAAGCCATTACATGGAAAGATTGTGGCAATGCTTCCAGCTGGTTCTGATAAATGTTGTACTTTAGTATCCAAGAAAGGAATAATGAAACGTATAATAATTTCTGATTTAGTCCCATCTAAGAAACCTTGTATAAGTCTAGATGATAATGATAGACTTGTAAAAGGTTTAGTATTTAATCAAAATTCAATAAAAGAATTATTAATATATACTAAATTGGGATTTGGACAAAGAGTGGATAATAATTCAATAAGAATAACATCTCCTAGTGCAAAAGGTATGCCTGGATTTAAATTCAGAAAGGATGATGAAATCATCGGTATATTCTCTATAAGTCCAGAAGAAAATGAATATCTATTATATACTACAATCAAAGGTAAATCAAGATTAAATAATATTAAATACTTGCCTATTAGAGAATCTAAGCATGATAATATGGTAAGTTTAATTAGTTTACCAGATAGAGATAAATTATTCTCAGTGATAGGTTGTAATAAATATGATAAGATAACTTTATTCTTTGCTGATGGAACAAGTGAAGATATTAATATTAATAAGATAAAAGAATCAACGATGAGTGAGCCACCAAAGAAATATGTAAAGAAAGATATGGTACCAAGCTCATCTAATGTTGTAAAGGTAAAATTATCTTAAAGGAGAGATAAATATGACATTTGAAAAATTATTATCAGATTTAACATTTAATCTGATATCTCCTGAAGAAGCATATGAAGAAATGAAATCTAAAGAAAAGATGAAAATTATTAACTTCTATGCTCATGTAAATGATTTTTCTAAAGAACCTCTAAAAGGAAATCAATTACAGGAATTGAATTCTATAGTAAAGATATTACAAATATTATACAATTCTAAAATTGATTCACCAGTATCTGATGAAACTTATGATTCATTACAAGAAACACTAATTGATTTAGGTATACCAAGATTAACAGGTTCAATAGAGATTAACGATAATAAGAAAGTATCTCACAAGTTTACAAACTTAAGAGGTACATTAGATAAAGTTTATTATTTATTTCCAGATGAAAATAGGACAAATAAAAGTAGAAAATATTTGGACGAGTGGATTAATTCCACTCAGTCCTTATATAAACGCAAAACTGGAAAAGATATAAACTTAAATGATCAGAAAGTAATTATCCAAAACAAATATGATGGAGTGTCAGTAATCGAAGAATTCCATGGGGATAAACCATTATGGTTATCAAGAGGAGATACAGCTAATAACAGAGCTTCTGATGTCAGTCATATAATGAATATATTTAATGATGTATTTGGAACTGATAAACACATTGGACAGAAGTATGAAATTCTCGTATCGGAAGAGAGCAAGGATAAAATAAATAGACTTGTATCTGAACAATATAAGAATTCAAGGCAAATAGTAACATCAATAATGAATTCATTAGAGCCAGATTTCAAAGTTGATTTTCTTCACCCAGTTCCATTAAGAATAATGGAAGATGGAAAAGATATAGAAGATATTCATCCATTATTGATAGAAAAATATCCTACTTTAATATGCAAATTATCTGAAAGAGATAAGATAAAAGAATTTGCTAATAATCATAAGTATGTGAACATCAATGGAGAAAGATTACGTACAGATGGAATAGTAATCACTTTATTAGATGATAATATCAAACGTGTATTAGGCAGAGATAATAATATTAATAATTTTGAAGTAGCTTATAAATTTACAGAAGAATATGCATATTCAAAAGTTATTGATTGTGAATTTTATGTATCTGATTTTAGTTATGTAACTCCAGTATTAGTAGTAAACGATGTAATATTAAAAGGAAATACTATTAATCATATTTCATTATCCAATAAAGAAAGATTTGATGAATTAAATTTACATTACGGAGATGAAGTAAAAGTATTATATGATATAATCCCGTATGTTGTAATAGACAATAAATGTAGAAGAATGGACAATGGAAGAAAGATAGAATTTGTGAAATATTGTCCAGCTTGTAAACATGAGCTAGATTTATCTAAAGTACAAGTGCAATGTAATAATCCAGAATGTCCATCACGTATTATTGGAACCATATTGAATTATTGTAATAATCTACGTATACAAAATATTGGATATTCTACTATAGAAACTTTATATAGATTAGGATTTCTTAAACATGGAATACGTTCATTATATAAATTAAGAAAGAAATCTTTAGATATTCAAAACATAGATGGCTTTGGTCAGATTAAAACTAAAAAGATTATTAATGAGATAGAATCTAAAAGAAATTTATTTGATTATGAATTATTTGGATCTATAGGAATTAATGGATTATCTATCAAGACATTTAAAATCATATTCCAGCATATTAAAATGGATGATATAATTAATATGATTAATATGAAAAATTTCTCTTTATTAAATGAAAAATTGATAAAGATAAATGGAATAGGTGAAAGTAAATCAGAGTTATTAATTAACTATTTTAAGGATAGTAAAAAGAGAAGTGAGTTCTTTAAACTATTAGAAGAAATCAAACTAGAATCTTCATTCAATAAAGTTAATAATAAGAAGATTGTATTCACCGGATGTAGACCTGATCAAGAATTGATAAATTATATACAATCAAAAGGATATGATTATTCTGATAATTGGGTTAATTCTGCAAGCTATTTAGTAGTACCTAATAAAGAATTCCATTCATCAAAAATAGATAAGGCTGATAAGCATAACGTTAAAATTATTAGCATAAGTGAATTAAAGGAGGTATTAGATTGATATCTGGAAATAATGGTATAGATGTATTGGATATTTATAAAGAGGAAAAAATAAATATCATTGTATCAGATATAATTAATAAATGTGGATTATCAAATAAATCCATCTATGTAGAAGAAAACATAGATGGATTAAAACGTGTAATCGATTGTCCTATAGATAAAGATAGGAAATTATATCTTAGAGATCTTAATGGATGGACATTATTAACTAGAATCGAAAAATTTGAAATGAATAATCAACTATTTATTTTGAATAATGAGATTAGAGTATTTGATAATGAAAATATTCCATTATATAGTAGAGAAAGATATAATGTCGGATTCCATGGAACGCTATTATACAAATATGATGTAATAAATATATCTGATATTAATTATGAAGCATATGTTAGAAATGGATTAAATGATTTTATTCCATTATTAGTAAAAAAGACAAAAGATAATGAATTGTATGGATATAGACTAACTACAAATGTTGGAATGTATTCAATTGGTCTATCCAACATACAGTTGTTTGGGGGGATTAATAAAAAGAATAGGTATTATTAAATTATATATTTTATTAATAGATAAATTATAACAAA